TGTACCAAAAAGTCAGACAAAATAAAAGTAGGACTTGAGGCTACCGGACATTACAGCTACAACATTCTTGGATTTCTTCTTGACAATGACCTGGCCGTCTATGTCATGAATCCTTTGCATACCAACCTGTATCGAAAGAGCCTCAGTCTTCGCAAAACTAAAACCGATCGTGTGGATGCAAAAACGATTGCAACTATGCTGTTGTCCGATGTAGACCTCAAGTCCTACACAGATACAGCATATCACAACGAAGAACTAAAGTCACTCACGAGATACCGATTTGATAAAGTTCAGGAACGCGCTAAACTAAAGCAGTCGGTGTCCAGATTGGTTACAATCCTGTTTCCGGAATTGGAACAGCTTGTTTCGTCTATCCACGGCACTTCAATCTACGCACTTCTCAGTGAGTATCCCGGTGCAAAGCAGATTTCAGAAGCTCATCTGACCAGATTAGCTAATATTCTCGTGAAAACATCCAGAGGCCATTACCGAAAAGATAAAGCTACTCATATCCGAGATGCAGCCAGAACATCCATTGGTTCTGTTATGCCTGCTAAGTCTTTGGAATTAAAGCACACTATTAAGCTCATTCAAGAACTTACCTCCGAAATCAATGAAATTGAAGATGCCATTCGGAAAATCATGGATGAATTGAAACCGCCGATCCTTTCGATTCCCGGAATGGGATTTCATTCTGCTGCGATGATTCTTGCAGAGGTAGGGGATTTTTCGAATTTTAACTCTCCTGACAAAGTTTTGGCTTATGCTGGATGTTCTCCCTCCACATACCAGTCAGGAAAACTCACAAACTGCTATGCACACATGGAAAAGCGTGGCTCTCGTTATCTTCGATACGCTCTTTACACTGCAACCAAATACGTCTGTTACTGGAATCCTGTTTTTACTGAATACCTTACCAAAAAGCAAGCTGAAGGCAAGCACTACAATGTTGCCCTATCTCATGCCACAAAGAAACTCGTACGACTGATTTACGCTTTGCAGAAGTCCGGTAAAGCATATCTTGCCGTCACTTGATTTTCTCCAGAGCCTGAGTTAAACCTAAGAACAACTTAGCTGGCGCAGCGAACCCTTGACAAACCGAAGCATTCAAATGCTATTCTGTTTTTGCGAGGGTTGGCTGGGCTTGCTTTGCTGTTCTCTCCGTCACCCTCGCTACTCCAAGGCCAGCATTTGAATGATGTTTGTCATGGGCAGCGGATGGTTGGCGGATTTTTTCATTTTAGGGCTTGACTTTTAATAGTTAGTCTTCCTGATGATATACAGATACTCGTCCTTTGAGATTTTGTGCCCGGCAAACAGATTGTCCAGGAGCTTGTCCTGAATCATTCCGTCATTGTACAGTCGATGCATACTCTCAACAAACTCGCTATACTTCCTCTCGTCATTCATAGCAGCCCTCCTTGAATCAAACTCAAAGTGTAAGCATCAATAATAGCCTCGGGCGTTTTACCACCCAAGGCTTTCAGCTGCTCATATTCATACAGGTCAATTTCCTGCAGTTCCACGGTGTCATACTCGGGACATGGGATGAGATAATACCCGTCCACATGCCAGATATGATTACCATCACTGCTGATAATTCCCTGTGCATCATCCTCCACGCAGTTCACCATAATGTCGTGCTTGGGCTGATACTTTACAAAGCGCAGGTGGTCAAGAGCATCGATCACCCGGCCATTTTTCAATACCTTGTAGTACACTCTCAACACCTCCTTAAACGCTGAACATCAAGCGGATACCCTGTTCGTTATTTGCAGGGGTAAATCCGTAATATTCGCCAGTCACAGTCACAGACCAGAAATAGCTGCCATACTGAGCATTCGGGCTTCGCGTCCAATATGCAGCGGGATTGCCATTCTCGTCATTGCAGATGCGGCTGGTATTATCAGTCATAAAGCTGATTGCCGTACCTTCGTAAATATAAGGCTCAACATTCTGAGAGGGGAACAATTCGGCCACAGATGGCAGATAGAAATAACTGTCCGCAGTCACAACTTCGCTGCTCTTATCGCCAATGGTACTGCCAACCTTGACCTGCTTGATGATCTGTTGCCAACCAATCGGGAGAGCATTCAGAATACGACCGTCAAGGAATGTACGGATATTCGCATCTGCCCAGCCGCCAGTGTTAGTGGAACCAGTATTCAGAGCCATCTTCTGACCAAGCAGTCCGGCCTGAATAAAGCTGATAGAACAACGCTTGTTGGAATTATCGCTCAGGTAATACTGTTTGAAGCCACAAGCCTCGAAAGTGAAGTCCTCATGTGTCCATGCGGCCAACTTCCGGCAGGCAGCGTCACCCAGATCGGTATACCAGAGCTTGCCCCAGTAGATTGTGCCTTTTGCGTAACGCTCGTAAGCGCCGTCGTCTGCCTTAGCACAACCAAACACCAAAGTGGCATTTGTCTGTGTGGTGCGAGTACGATTCAACTGAATATAGCCGATTTCAGCAGCAGTGGTATTCGCCGCATAAACGTGAATACCATTTTCGCCCTTGGTATGGCGCAGAACGATCATATCACGAGAACCAAGATGTGCGCCGGTGGTGGATTCAGTACCCCATGCAACCTTGGAGCCGTTGTTGACCCAGAAGCGGAAACCATTCATGCCATTGGTCTGGAAGCACTGAGCAATCACAGAGTTTGCGGCAGAATCTTCGTCGATTCGATAGTCCAGCGCCATAACCCAGCTGCGGTCTTCAGCCAACAGAGATACGCCGGTATCGACATAATTCTTGCCAGTAAAGATCTTCGGCTCGTTGAACAAAACTTTCTCTTCCACGTCGCTAAAGGTGAAGTCGTTGCCCATCTTGATGGTGATAGCGTCTTTGTCAGAAACAACACTCTGCTCCAGATTCACCTTGGTCATGGCATAAATCTCAACAGGGCGTAGGTCACTCAGCTGCTTGTCTCTGAAGTAGCCGCTGACGTATTCGCATATGTCGTAAACAGCATTGATATCCTTGTCGCCATTGACATAGCCGCCTTTGTCCCAGCCACTGAATAGATAATACTTATAAGCAGTCTCTTCGCTGGTATAGGTCGGAGTGTCGCCATCATACAGAACCATAGAGCCATACGGAGCAGTTGTCTGCTGTAGAACAGCGCCGCGATTCATATAGCGTACACGATACTGACGCACAGATTCATCGTATACAGCAGTAACAGTCTGATTTTCAAAAACAGGAGTGAACTCGGTGTCCCAGCCACTGAATGTAAATACCGTACTGATGGTACTCGGGAAGGTAGGTGTCGGGATAGGATTGTCAGAGCGGGTCACAGGGTCAACTGCACGCTCGCCCTTGTCAATATACTGGATATCCAGAACAGCGCCATCCTTATTCACGAACTTCCAAGCATACTGGTTGATCATGGTGTTGTAGGTGATCTCCAAATCAGGCCAGCGCTCTGTGTACAACAGCTTCTCACGCTCACGGATGATGGGTACATGAACTTTGCCTTCCACGACAGAATTGTCAGTGTTGTAGCCATTTTCATCCAGACCGCTCATTGCGTACAGGCGATTCAGCAGGGAAGTATCAGCCAGTTCCCAATCAATACCGGTAATACGCACACGGTTCAGGTTGGTGCACTTGCCCAGCATATCTTTCAGATCGATGGTTGCACACTTCTCAACGGTCAACGTAGTGATATTGGTGTAATCCTCAATCGTCAGGTCAGTCAGATAGTTCAGGTTCTTTGCGGTCAAGCTGGCAATTGCAGGCAGGTGGGCGATTTTGATCTTGCCGCCGCTTGCAAAAGAGACACCGGTAATACCAGAGCCGTCAGCATAGAACTCGGTCAGGCTGGTGCATCCGGTCAGACCAATAGACTTCTTCAGGTTCGGCACGTTCTGCAGGTTCAAATGTTCCAGCAGAGTGTTATTACCAACAGCGAAGTCAGTCATGTTCGTATTCTTATAGCCGCTCACACCGGAACCAACTTTCAACTCGGTCAGCTTAACACCGTGGCTGAAGTCAACATAGCCTGGATAGAAGCCAGAGATATCACCAATGCTCTGAATGATAGATGCGTTATAGATATAAACTTCAGTATCGTTCATTGCGGTGATGGGGCATTCAATCGTGTAGGTCTGTCCGCGCTTGCCACGCACCTTCACAGGGTTGGAACCGTACAGAACAGAGACGTAGGTATCAGCGTAGGGTGTGATATGGAATGTGCCATCCGGTTTCACGCCAGTCCAGTTGGTGGGAGTATAACCACGAATGGTCATATCATCACTGGTTGCAACAGAACCGGAATACTTAGATGCCATGTATTTTTCCTGATAACGCTGGAACTGCCGACGCTGATGACGCTTGTTGCCATGCATCATGGGCAGATAGCTAGTGGTATTGATGGTGGGATCTTCGTAGGTGCGGAAGTATTTGCGCCACATATCCATGATCCAAAGCTTTTCGGGCTTCACATCCTGATATTCCTCGAACTTTTTCAAAATACGGGTCGCACTCCATGCCAGCGCATTCTCACGGTTGCGGAACATCGCTGCTATCTCATCTGGGAATAGGTCGCGCAGTTTGCACCACAGTTTGGAGTCAGCAGCATTAAACACATTCTTTGTACCGACGGTATCAGTGTCCTCGTAGCCATAAGTCAGAGTCAGACCACCCTCGTTATCATTGCCCATGGCGGTATCGTTATCGTAGTCAAAGCAAAAGTCCCAGTGAACCAGATCGCTAGTATGCGGGAACACGTTCTTTGCACGGTTATCAACCATGGTGTGACGCTCAGTAAACAGATAATGGAAAATAGCAGAATCCAGATCGAAGTGATCCTTAAAATGCGCCTTAAATTCCTCATCATCCGCATTCACCACCCAGTTCTGAGCTGTGATCCACGCCTGTTTACCGGCCTCGATCTCTTCCTCAGTACAGGCAGGGTTGCTGTAACGGAACTCAAAGGAGTGTTCGCCGTCCCAAGTTTCCTGTGAGAAATCGCCGCTCAGGAAGCGGGTTTGCTCATCGGCGTTGTTGTCGATCTCAACGATAAATTCCTTGTGGTTCTCTGGGTCCATACCCATCGTATCTTTGTTCTTTTTGGAGTTGCCAATGTCGCCGCAGGCATAGAAGTGCCACTGACCATCGTTAAATACGGTCGCATTGGTGGTATCGGTCTCCTGAATAAACACGACACAGGGATAGAACGCCATGGTATCACGCACTTTTGGATTATCCTTCTTAGCCTGACGCACATAGGGGTTGAACTCATTAAAATCGTCTGCCAGCAGGGCGTTATTTGCATTCTCAGAGGAAGCAACATTGACTTTGATGTTAAAATACTTCTCAGGAACGCTGTTTTCGGTCAGTGCATAGGTGTCGCCGGTAGTGTCGTCACCAAACGTAAAGCCGCCCTTGCAGTTGATGTCAATGTTTCGGGCAGATGCACCATAGTGGTCGGAGCTGGTGCCTTGACCCTTGTGGGAGCCGGTAGCAGTCCAGTTATCCTCCTTAGCACGACCATTCTTATAGATTTGCTGGATCGTAGTGTTGGCGACCTCGTTCTTCTTGCCGGTAGTGAAAGTAGGTGCAGAGATCTTGATGATACGCAGATCGGGGCACTTCTCTGCCAGCAAGTCGGGGGTCAGTTCGCCGCTCGCATCCGTAATGTCGTTGCGCATATAGCGAGAGACCATCTCTTCGGCGTTCTTCGCATCGGCAATAAAGTTATCCAGAATCTCATCATCCGTCAGGTTCATACCGTAGCTCTTCATGCGGTACACGATAACGTCACAATCGTCAGAGCCAATAGTAATGCCAACGGGAGCAGCCTGAGTAAAGCTGTCGCTGGTATCATACAGTGCAACACGGCAAGGGATACCGTCACACCACAGAACCATCTCGCGGAACTGTTTGTCCGGCAGAATATTGAACTCGAACTCGAGAAAATCGTCCTCACAGATGGGCAGATCAATACTGTTCTGGTGGCTGGTTAGCGTAACCTTCTGAGCCTGAATGTTCAGACCAACACCGCCATTCAAGCAAGTCACGGCAGTAGCATCATAGTTGCGGACGTTCGTGGTCTTAAACACCAGCTTGAAATTCTTGCCGCTCTTCTTTGCATCGTCTGCGAAAAGCTTATAGCTGATGGTAGCAGTTGTGCCAGCTTTGACGCAGAAATAGGTGTCGCCATCTTCATCGATCTGATAGCCGCCGTTCACCCAGTCAAAGTTGTCGCTGACAGTCATCTTATTGCTGCCAGAACTCCACAGGCGGTTCACATCTGCGTTGCTGCGGCCAGTGGGGTTAAAGTCCAGCATCAGGCCGGTCTTAACGGGCTCAATGGTAATACCAAGGTCTTCAATCTTTGCGGTGATGCTCTTGATGGTAGCGCCGCAAGTAATGGTCAGAGTGTGGGTGCCAATATCAGAAGATTTAAAGCTCCAAGTCTGAGCAGTACGACCAACAGTCAGTGTAGAAGTCTTAATGCCGTCAACTTCAAGCGTAATGCTTGCAGTAGAAGAGGCCGGGTTATAGACAGTGTAAACAATGCCAGTGGTACTGTACTGTTTTGCAGTGAACTCCTTTGTGGCACAGCTGATGATCGGTGTGCTATTGCCTTCCTCTGCCCACATGATATCTTTATAAATGGTGTTGCTAGTCACAGCTTTGCCATTGATATTTGCTGTCATGGTCACTTCCAGCAGGTGAGCGCCGTGTCTCTGTGCCGGGATCGCATAGGTCATCTGTCTGCCGGTAACCGCAGTTGTAACACTACCAAGCTTTTTGCCATCCAGAGTAAAGGAAACGTCCTTATTGATATTTCCGTATGGAGTAAAGCGGAAAGTGACTTCACCACTATAAACCAGAGAATCATCGAAGATACTCTCCAGATAAAACTCGACAATATTGATATTCCAAGTCTTTGAACCCATACTGCCAACAGAGTCAGTGACCTGCAATTTGATCTTGTTGTCACCATTGTGCAGATACTGAGTGATGTCGAAGCTGTTCTTGCCCTGATAAACAGTCGAAGTTGCAACTTTTGTGTTGCCAACATACCATACGCCGGTAGCATCGCCCGTGTCTTCGCCAGAGTTATCCACAGAGGTAAAGTTGAACTCGACAGTTGCGGTGTCGCCCTTAACAACAGCGATAGAAGACTCGCCAATACGCTCAATGGTGATTGTAGAGGTACTACCACCGCCACCGCCGCCACCTTCAATAATAACAGTGGTCTTGACCGTGCCGTTCTCCAACAGGTTCAGCTTGGAATCTTCGTAAGTGATATCATACTCGCGACCAGAATTCTCATCTGGCTTAAAGTCTTTCAAGGTTTCCTGAATCTTAGCGATATCCGCATTGGCCAGGTCAACAGAGGTCTGAATACCACCAACCGTATTCTTCAGGCCGCTCACATCACTGGATAGCACGTCAACGGTCGTCTTGTCTGCTTTCTTATCGAGCAGTGCGTCGGTGGCTTCCTTATTATAATAGGAGGACTTCAAAGTCTCCGGCAGGTCGCCAACACTGTCCTTCAGCTCCTGCACAGCGGCATCATTTGCAGTCTTATACTCAGTCAGCTCAGTCTGAACAGGGGTCACAGCAGTGCTGATCTTATTGTCCACAATGCCGTTATACATGCTTACCCACTCAGCAGAAGGATCAGTGTTCAACTTGATCTTTGTGATCTCTTCAGCACCATTCAGGAACGTCAGGGTGCGAGTATCGTTGTCATACTGCACATTGAAATTTGCCAGGCCATCAACGGCAGCAATCTCGCCACGCAGCATCGTAACAAAGCCATCAACCTCGTCCTTCTTATAGAACTGCGCCAGCTTTTCATCCACACTTGCAACTGCATTCTTTGCGTCCTGTGCGCTCTTCTCAGCAGCGGATGCGGCAACCTGTGCTTCGCCAACCTTCTGACTCATTGTTGCCAGGAACTGGGTATACCAGTCATTACCACTCGGATCGACCATTTGCTTGCCGGTCAGCGATTTCAGCACATTCAATCGGCCATTCGGGCGGGTGCGCCACAGATAGCTCTTGGTGGTGCTTGTATTCGGGACATTCACAGCACCGGATGCCATGATCTCAAACTGCAACTCGCCCTCTTTTGCAGTAGCATCATTTGCCACCAGCCAGTAGAAGCGGATCTTGGTATTGCTGTAGCTCACGTTGATAGGGGAAGCGTAATTCTCCTCTCTGTCTGCATTCAGGTAGTGGATCTGAATCGTCATCTGAAGCAGGTCAATACCATCGTAGTAACGCGGCATTTCAAACGGAATAACCTGCGAGTTGGATTCCTGTGTGATATTGATCTGATTTGCATCCAGCTGAATGTCTTTGTTTTTGTCGATGTAAGACCACTGGTCATCAGAGTAATCAGCAAACCAGGTGTAATTGCCACTACGCTCAAATGTCTCTTCTCCGTTATCATCATACACGGCAATTTGGTCTTCGTCATTTAATTCCAGAGTTGCGACATCTATATCATCAACAGAAACATTTGCGGGGCTTGCGGCTTTTTTCGCAGCCAACCGCTTAGATTCTCCAAAAGATAGTGCCATTTGCTCACTCCTCTCTTATTGTTCATCTGCCGTAGTGGCAGTTAATTCGGGGAAATATTTATCAAACAAATTGTCCTGATAGAACGTATATTTGTTGTTTACGATATAAGTGTAATAAGGGTAATAGCGGCTCATAGAAAGCGACATCGTGCCTTCACCCAGATTCATAGAGATGCTTTTGATGATCCAATCCACGGGAGTCTTACCGCCCAGATATTTGGCGGCATACTGGATCTTTTCATTCACGTCGAGCCACGGAACCAGTCGCGTGGTCACACTCAGGCCGTCAGTCAGGCGGGCACGCTTCCACAGTTCGTATTGACAAACTTCCATGGCTGCGTCATCCGTAGTGTAATTCTCGTAGTCTCCACCCGATAGAATCTCAGTTCTACGACCGATCTTTTCAATGGATAACCGTGCATTGTACAGGTCATCAATATTGTTCGGGTCATTCACACAGATAAAAGCCATATTGTCGCAGTTATCTTCTGCCTTTTGAGCTTCGATCTCTTTGGTGGCCGGGATTTCGTCCACCAGTTTTGCCATAGCGTGGCTCTGCTGTTGACCCAAGAAGTAAATGCGGCCAGTATTCGGATTCCACTGGAGAACATAATACTTTGTAGCCTTAATACATCCTGGGTCTTGAATGATATCTGAACCATTGGCATCAGTCAAAGAACGATACAGTGTACTTGTCTTTGTCTCAGAGCCAACTTGCTCATTGCCGTCTTTATCCTTGTACTTCCATGTAAATGTCAACACAACCGTCATAGCGCCACTTGTTACGTTGCCATTTTTGTCCGTCTTGGCAGCTTCAACATTTGCAGGAGCCACAAAAGATACTTTCGTTTCACTTTTCCATGTTGATTCGGTTGCGTTCAATACAAGGTTGATTGTCTTATTTGTGCCAGACCATCCTTTTACAGTGGCTGCTCCATCCGCTTCAATCGTCGCACCAAACACTTCAACGCAATTTCGGACAGCGGCATAATCCACCGTGGCCGATTCACCATCGTTGGTCACAAGCTTCTCGAATGTTTCCGGGTCAAGTACAGGCGGGTCGTCAAATCCACTGGGAATCTCACGACACACAAACACATCATCGTCAAAATACATCTCAAACGGATAATACAGGTCACGCAATTCTGAGAGAATATCCCAAACAGTCGAGCCGGTATCATAATCCAAGTCATGTGGAACAGTGCGGCTCCAATAGTCGATGGAATATTTCTTGAACTCCGTCTCATCTCTCAGCACCGCCCAGATGGCATCACCGATACGAGTGCCTTTCTCGATGCGATGTGTGCCACCAACCAGCTGTCCACCCAGATCTCCATTGATACGAGAAACCAAGTCAACACAGCTGGCCTGCACAGTGTTTTCTGTTGCGCTGTATGTAAAGCCATTGGATGTAAATGTATAGCACCCCTCGTTGTACCAATAGATTTTTACACCATTAACATAAGAACTGTCAGCTGAATTGGAATAGCTAAGGAACAGGTCGTTATACAGCTCATTCAGTGCGGTCTTTGTGTCAATCACTTCTGCCTGAATGTCGTGCATGGAATGTCCTGCAAATACACTGGTTTTTCCGTAGGTCTCCCTTAGTTCGTCCTCGCTCTAACCGGCAATAGCAGAAACATCCACCTTACCAAGCGTGACTCCGTTCAGAACCATACCTTCAACAGCAGCAATCATCCCATGGACATGCATTTTGTTACCATACACGAAACTATCGATGCCTGACTTATCTACCTCAAGGATATTAGCAGGGGAGAGACCGCCGCTCATTGACTTCGCTTTTATTGCCACAGCATCCAGATAAGCATAGATATCATCCTCCACAAGCGGCACAAGTCCATCTTTGGTCTGCAGCATCGGTGTAAATGCGATATAAGGGCCATCTTGACAAATTGGATCATCACTTCCCAAAACTGTAGAATAATCACCAAGTTTGGTGTACCATTCTTCTGCTTCAGCTGGGTCATCCGGTGGCGTGCCGTCATTGATCTGGTCAAAGAACGTATGATACTTTGAGATATTGGCTCGTGTCCACACCAGCACATCTCGATTCAGATTGTCGATATTGCCGTATTTTGCATAGCCTCTATTTGTGATGTCCTGAATCAAATCATCATAATTCGTCGCAGCGAGCTGATAATCCGCATTTTCCCTGATCATCTCGTCAATACTCTTTGAAGCACTGATTTTCGACATTCCTCTTCCTGACAGACCAATGAATACACGCACATTTTTACTGATCCAATCCTCTTCCGTCAGGCTAGAAATGCCGCTCTTCTTACCCAGATACAGGGTCACATTAAAGGTTCGCCGCACGTCAGATTCTGAGTCGATAGAAATAGAACCATCGATCACAAGACCTTCCAAACTATCAATTGTAATAAAATCTTTGTTCAGCATATCAATGCGGCAGTAAATATTAGATGAATGATTGTTCAATAGCGCCAGGTCTGCGTCAGTCGGAAGATATGTCATACGCTGCCTCCTGGCTGATAATCACTCAGCCCATTGTTATACATGTCGCTCTCACTCTCTGCGTCACCGAGCTCCACAAAGTCGAACTCCAATACGCCCTTGTCGTAGTGATCAGAGCAGGAGATAGACACATTGCCATTGACACCCATTAGCCATCTGCGGCCATCAAACATCTTCAACAGCTTTGCACTGCCGTTGGTCAGCCACTCGCTCAGTTCATCACGGAATGCATTGCCGCCATTGATATCAAAGTCTTTCATTGTGTTATCAAAACGGATGCCAACACCAGAGAAGTGACCGCTATAATAATTGGCTTCACTGCCAGCAAATAGATACGGGTACTTGCTTCCCATTGTCTCGACAACTGTAGCAGAACGTACCTTCTCAACACTGTCCACTTTCGGTTCAAGGAAGATATGGTAGGTCTTATTGCCGTCAGTGATCACTGCACCGTCAAAGTCGCTCACAACGCTGGCCTTCGCATAGCCAAGCTCAATGCCATTTGCAACGGGAGCTACGGCGTACTCATAGTCGGTCTTGCGGCCAATGGCGTACAGGTCGGTGTAATCAATCATCACATAACCATCGTCAGCGCTGTACATATAAAAATCATTGAAGTCTTTTGGCTCCAAATCCTGATTCTTTGTTGCCGATACCTCAACACGATAGTATTTCATGTTGTTCAAGAAGGTCTCAGAGAACCACTCCTTGTATTCGCTGGAACTTCTGAATTCGTCGGTCGATGTAAAATCACTTGATGCCTTGATGAACTTGCGGTCAGCGGTATATGCAATCAAACAGAACGCTTTGTCCTCAGATTTGAACTGGAAAGAAAGAACTCGATTCTTGTCGATATAATCCGAGGTCACTGCCTTATAGTTGCCCATCGGTTGACCAGTCGTTTTATTGATGTGGAGGTTTGACCAGCCCATCTTCATAATGACATGGTTCAGATCAATCTCTTCCTGATAAAGCGAAGTCCAGATTGCTGCGCCTTTCTTGCGCCGCTTGATTCGCAGGGCATTTGCACCACTGCTTCTTGTTAGGAAATACTGTGCGTGCATACTGATATTAGCCATACGATAATTATTCTGCACGGTGAATTCTACGTCATCCACATACTCTGGATAGTCAGTTCGGAACGCCTGTAAGCCAGTGTCCAGCTGATAGCCGCCAACAGATTCTGCCGTCGCTCTCAGATAGTACAGGGTATGGTTATCCAGTCCATCGATCTGAAACCCCTTCAATGAGTCGCGATAATAGTAGCTCACTGACTTTTTCAGCAGCTCGCGGTTCGCATCATAGAGCCAAAATTCATAACGATTGACTGATTCACCCTCCGATACCTTATACTTGTAAGAGAACTCAAAGGAATAAGAAGGGTAGGGGATAGTAGTCACGCCAGAGGAACTCAGGTCGTTCAGTTTGATTGTTGGTTCCTCGTGACAATAAAACAACAGTTTGTCAGAGTATTCTGAAAACAGATTCGTGCCTTTCAGTCGGCAGCGAATGATCATATAATACGGATCTTTGCGGTTCTCAAACGTGCCTGCCGGAATTGTAAAATATCGTGCCAGACCAGTGCCACCGGCAGGGAATGTACCAAACTTATACACGCCTTTTGAAAGCGTATCACCCTGCAAAATACTGCCCGTCGGAGTATCGAAGACGATAAGAGCAATGATATCAATGTCTGCGTATGCGGCAAACTGAAATGTATGATCCTTTGTGGCATCAAATGCGCCGATTTTAGATAGAATTGGTTTCAAGTTATCACCTCCGAATTATCCTTCGATATATAGCAAAGCTCACCATTGGTATTCACAGCCAGATTCAGTGCGGCCAGAAAATTGTCAACAGTGATTTCTGAAATCGTTTTATTGATATCTGATACGTTCGTTTTCAGGGTCGAGATGTTGGTATTTGCAGCCGAAATCTTGCGTGTCATATCTTGATAGTGATTGGATTCAGCCGTTTTTGCGTCATCAAGGTCTGTCCTCAACGAAGTAATATCAGAAGCATTTTTCTCAATGTTGCTTTTATTGTCGTATACTTGTTTCTTTGTGGCGGTATAATCTTTGTTTGTGAAACCACCAATATTATCATTGAAACCATTCATCGAGCGCCACAGACTAGCTACATCGTCGGCTTCTTTTGTTTCAAGAGCACTTACACGCTCAACCGCTGCGTTTGCAGTTGTGTCATCCGTATACTTTGTTGCAACAGCCCAGTCGCTAAATGTCTATTTTTCGGTTTCACCTCTTGCAGTAATACAGATATACAATGCACCACCGACACCGCCATAAATCCATAGATCATTCACATCGTATGGAGCAGTTGGTGTATCAGTAAAAACACGGACTTTTTCTGTCGCAAGATCTCGTGCGGATGTTGCCATCGACAGTGCATTGATAACACCGGCATCAACAATTTCCATCCAGAAATACTGCTGCTTATCCTGATCATATACCCAGCGATAGCAAATGCCAGTCCTTTTATCATAGTAGATGTCGTTGACGTGTGCTTGTTTCTCTTCATCTGTCTTCCAATCTGAGGCAGGATAGTTGTATGTATGCGGATGACCATTTCTGTACCAAGTATTGATCGTATTCTTTAGCTGATCTTGAACGGTGTCTTCTGTCTGCTGGGATTTGTCTTTCATCGACTCAAACTCGGCGTTCAAGCTATCGACACCGGTCACCAGAGATTTCACTGTCAGAATTTCAACGCTGGTATTACTCTCCGATACAATCAGGTTACGGAAGTTGCCCTGCAATGCAGTCACAACAACCTTCTGGCCCACAATATAGTCATGGTTTGTTACAATGCCGTACTCGCCACCGAATACAGCGATTTTATAGTGCTGGTCTTCTTTTTCTGTAATCACTCCATAGGCGGACACGTCAAATTTTGCATTCTTTACAGCGCGTTCAGTGGCAGAAGTCACCACCTCGGCCAGCACATCAATAGCTGATTTATCTGCCATTTCTTTTCCTCCTAATCAAAAATAAAAGCCGACCCGCTAGGCTATCCTAGTGGTATCGGCTGTAAAAGCTATTACTTATCGCTTGCTTTGCATTTGAGCAACCTTAGTCGGTAACTTCTGTTTGATTTCATTCGCCAGAGCGTCAGAGCTGCCAACAGGATTCGTGATAATAATATCGCCAATCGAAGTTGTAACATCTCCACCGCCACCCTGAACAATCGGCTGAGAACCGTACTTTGCCATCTGCTTCTGGAACCATGCATCCGGGTTGCCACCCATCTCGAACAGGCGAGAGGTGATATCAGCAGGGACAACACCGTCGCCGGTTTCAAGATAGGTATAGCGCCCAGATTGCGGCTGACGAACCAGCATCTCAGGACCCTGCTCGTCAACGTTAGCAAAATTAGACTTCTTTATTTCCTTTGTGCCACTTGCAAAACCAAGTAATGATCCAAGGAACTTAAACGGTGCTGTAACAACATCGGCTATGCCTTGGCCAACGCCTCTAATGAACTGCCCGGCTCCTTCCGCAATATTCTCAAGAGCCCCTTTCTGTTTAGCAGGCTGTTGAGCAGTTTGTTGTTGCTGTTGTGTCTCTTGCTTTGCCTTCTCCGCCTTTGTAGCGACAGCTTCAAATGCATCACCTGTGGTCGCCAAATCGTTTTTGATCGATGTAACGGCAGCTGTACATCCGGCCTTGATGGCGTTGTAAGACTGATCCATCACCCACTGCATATTGTTTGCTAAATTCGTAGCGCCAGGTTCTACATTCTTCCACGAATTGTCTGCATCCGTTTTCAACTGACCATTCTCACCAAATGTATTAGAGCTCGAAGAATCAATCTCGGCATAACCATCTTTCACCGTTCCCTGAGTCATTTCTGCCAGATTAGTTACGCCAGCTTCGTTCATGCTCCAACTATTATCAAAGCACGCACGCATATCGTACATCAGCTTCTGGGTGTCTTGGCTGGTGTCAGCCCATGCCTGCTCCATTGTCTTTTGAACATTGGTGCTCAGGGTTTTTACACCGCCACCAACCTTACTCCAGCTGTGACCGAATGCCTTGGAGATCTCATTCATGGCCTTATTTGTACTATCAACAGAAGACTTATAAGACGCATTCAGCTTATCCGCAATCTCCTTAGACATATCGCCGGAAGTAGAAGCTAGGCTGTTCCATCCACTGGTATAAATCTTTTGCAGCGAATCAAACATCGTGTTGGTGACATCTTCAACCTGTTCAGCGCTCAGACCGGTATTCTCGTTCAGTGCATCAAAGGTGTTGTTTACCAGCTCATTCATCTTCTCAGACATCTTTTTGCTGGTTTTTTCAATATCCTTTGTGTCCAGACCGAGCTCGCCAGCTACAGATTTCCAGCTAGACTCAAAGTTGCTCGTCATAGACGAAATTTGGCTCTGGGTCGCCTTCTTTGTGTTGCTGGTGGATTCTGTCACTGTCTTAGAAGAGTTAATCTTACCGACCGTAGACATACGATATACAGTCTTAGTGGCCATATAAATCATGCTTTGAACGGCAGCAATGATTGGATTATCACTCTTCTTGAAAATATCAGAGAGTCCAGACATGAACTCGTTTGTATCACCAAGGATCTCATCATACTCGCTCTCGAAAATTGAGCCAACACCAGCGGCTGCGGCAGCTGCGGCACCACTCAATTTAGCATTCGGGCCTTGGGCACTCATACCAGCACCGGCAGCGGCACTACCGGTCACTTCGGCCAAGCCTTTTGCCAGCCAGCCCTCTGGATTAGCACCAATCGCCATCAGGTTGTCGGTTTCCTTTGCAGGGATAACACCGTCACCTTTTTCAAGATAGGTCATGCGTCCCTGATCGGGGTTACGAACAATCAGCTCTTCGCCCTTTTCATCAACGTTTGCAATCTGACCCTTCTTAACGCCACGAGTACCTTTTGCATATTTCTTTGCTTGGAATGCGGGAGTAGGTTCATCAACCTGTGTGTTGGAAACATCACTTGCAACCGAAGCAATCGTAGCAATCAGAGCAACTGCACCTGCAACAGCTGCAGCGGCAGCAATCCAACCAGCGATAGGGATGGAAGAAAGAGCAGCAGCAATCGCCTGCATCATAGCGGCCATAGCACCGCCAACGCTTGTTACCAGAGTACCAAGTCCAGCGAAGATAGAAGGGAAGAAGCTTACAACGCCAGACGAGATGGCACTACCGATAGACTGTGCGCCAGCCGCAATTGGGCCAAACATACTTCCGACAGTCTCAACAATGCTATTAAGACCAAGTCCAGTCTGACCGTTCAACAGACCAAATCCTTCCGTGAAGAACAAGCCAATGTCAGTAAACATCGACCCGGTTTTCTCAGAGATAGATGTCTATGCACCTGAGAAGAACTTGCCGATACTACCAAGGTTGTCTTTCGCAGCACCAACCAGTCTCTCAAAGAATCCGCCAGATACACGCTGAATATCGCCTGTATTCACCTTTATTGTGTTGCCAAGGATATCCAATGTCGCAGTGGTGTCTGATTTTAGTGCGGCAGAACCAGCCCTGTTCTTACCAGTGATCCAATTCCAACCGTCAGAAACCACCTTGGCGGCCCCATCGAACATCTTCTTGAAACCGCCACCCAGATCAAAGTCACCGTTTTCGCCAGTGAACATGTTCTTGATCTGGTTAAAAAGTCCAAAAATTCCACCGCCATCAGTGCTTACACCGCCAGAAGTAAAGAATGTTATAACGTCGTTAAGCGTTTTTAGTGTGTTGATTAGCTTTTCGAGATTTGTAATAGCATCACTGACATTAGTAGCAGACTGAATGTCACGCATATTGTCTAGGATACTATTCTTAAAGCCATCATAGTGACCTTCCATTTGCTCAAAGGTCATGGCCTCGAACTCGGCGGTGTATTTTAGCTTCTTCTGATAATCATCCCAACTGGTGCCGATAAGATTATTGGCTTCCTGAACTTTATCCTTGAGCTTGTTTAACCTGTCAATTTCATCTTTCTTCTTATACTCGCGTTGCTTGTCAGACAGGTTTTGCCCAGCTTCACGAACAGCATTTTCATCTGCTTTCCATACGAAGCCCTGACCTCTGCCGCCATATACGTGGACAGTCTTATTGGCCTTTGCACGCTCGTATTCATCCTGAAGTTTTGCCAGTTCGATTGCTCGTTCCTGTGCATCATTTTCTTCGTTAAGGGCATCAATTCGTTTATCAATGACATCAATCCAAGCATCACCCTGAATCTTTAGGTCATTCGATTTGTTCTCGTTGAACTTTTCAAATACACCAATTAGATCACTCAGGAGGCTCTTAATATTTTCGAGTGTTGTCTCGAAGTTTTTAGCCTTATCTTCTGCACTTGTAAAGCCATCACCGGATGCAATTACGGCATCCCTCAATTCACGTAGACGTTGAGCAAGTGCTTTTGTTTCGTCTGCAGCATCATACTCATCAATCATTGCGTTCAGTTTTGCAATGAAAAGTTCCTTATATGCTTCTGTATTGAACTTCAGCTGATTACCTTCAAGACTCAAACACTTAATATAATCATCATCGAGACTCATCAACTTCTGATAATTATCAATACTTAGGCCACCATAAGTGTTGTATTGAGTGACGATATCAGAGATATCGGAGAAACCACTTTGGAAATGATCAATCCTGTCGGTTGCATAATTCAAAGAAGAACCAATTCCATCAATGCACTCACGAATGCTCATCACGTTGTTTGCAATCTTGGCGGCAGCATCTTCAAAACCTTGTGCAAGATATGCTCCAGCAGCACCACCGGTCTCACGGGCAGACGCCGCAAGTTCTTTCAGATGATCTGCAAACATCTGTTTAAATGCATCGCTGTTGTAATCAACTTCTCCGGTTTCGGAATTCAGAGCACTAGCATATTTTGGATTTGTAAATAGGTCTGTGTTTTCATACAGATTACGAACAGCCTGATACTGCTTCTCAATGGCATCCATATCCAAGAAGCCAAAGTCGTTATCCTTTTTCTGTGTGCCAACATCATAAAGATCAGAAAATGCGGATTTTATAGCGTCCGTCTTTTCCTTAGCCTCGTCCATCGCAGTGCCGTAGCCCTTGATAGCGTCAGTCAACTGCTCAAAAGAGATGGTTGTTGTATCTACATTCTGATCAAGATAGTTCAGAATTTTATTCATCTCATCAGCTGATTTTCCGCCATCTTTTGCGGCATTCGCTTCCTTGAGTTGCTCTTTCACAAACTTACGGAACTGCTCTACATTGATTTGGAGCTTATCGCCTTGCTTTGTTAGGCAAGCCGTGAACTTATCATTCAGACCAACCAAAGACTTTGCTGTGTCAGCACTGATATAGCCATACTGGTTATATTCCTTCATGGCCTTAGTCAATGTATCGAAGGCAGAAGACACGTCGGTAACAGATTTTGCTGTTGATTTGTTGTTTTTATTTGCCTTATTTGTTTTCTCATTGAAACCATTCAATTGATTTCCGAGAGAAGTACCACTGCTAATAGCCGCTTGAGTGTTCTTCTTCAACAATGTGATTTTTGTATTCAAAGCTCCCATAACGGCATCAATTTGAGCCTGAATCTGCTCTGCATTTCCACCGTTTGCGGCACCCTGCGCAGCTGCTAAAGCGGCAGCTAATTCACCAGTGCCAACAGTTGCGTCCTCAAGGGCAGGGCAAAGAGCAACGAGTTTATTTTTCTCATCTTCTGTTGCAGTCGTAAGAGTCTGAGTTTTCTCTGCCGCATCGCCCTTTGCAATCGTGTTTAGCTCTGTAATGGCTTGGTCAATAGCTTCAACTTCTGCTTGAGCGTACTGAGCGGCCAGTAATTCTGCATATCTCTGCTTGTTAATCTGGAGCTTTCCATCTTTCAGGTCAAGACAATTTAGATACTCTGTATCCATCTGAAGCAAAGACTGCATAGTATCAATGCTCAGATAACCATATTTGTTGTACTCCTCAACGGCAGAAGAACAAGATTTATACGAAGATTGCAAGCTATCAATGGCTTTCATAGTCTCTTCAAGCTGAGTTGCATAGTTTGCAATTCCGCTAGTATCGCTTGTGGCGACAATGCCAAGTTGCTCAAATGCACTAATTAAATCCTCAAACGAGATATTATTTGCGTCAGCAATTTCATGAAGCTTTGCAAGAGCGGTAGCTTCAGCTTCAGTCTGATGAGCTGTGTCAGAATCAATGTTGATAATGGCCTCGCCAGTCATACTGCCAAATGCTTGTAGAGGAGAGAGCTCTTTGTATTGAGCAATAGCTTCCTGCATAGACAGATAGCCATTATCGATTTCCTCGATTACGTCCTTGAATTTACTCTTAAAGGCATCAAGATTTGTGTTTTCAACACTTGTTGTACCGTTTAGCAGATTATTTGCACGCTCAAGAGCATCGCTTGCTCCCTGCATCGAATCCGTACATTCCTGAACTTCGGCAGAAACATCTCCATACTTAGAAGCATCGGTCTCATACATATCCGCAAGCTCAGAGACTTTTGTGCCAGCGTCATTTGTGAGGCTGATTTCATCTTCAAGATTTTTCTTTGCCTGAGCACGTTCCTCATCGGTTGCATTCTCATCCGACATGAGTTTTACATAAGCATCCGACAGCTCGTTGACTCTAGCTGTATGCTCACGCAAAGCTTCCGTCCGTGTGACATTCTTAGACGGTGTGACAGTCACTCCAATGCCATTCGGGTCAGCTTCCGCATAAGACGTTGGGGTTTCATTAGATACCACAACTTCTGACTTGTCATTGAATACGTCAGACGCTGCCTTGTTTGTTTTATTGTTTTCATCGTCAGCGATTTGCTTCTTCAATCGAAGTTGAGTCTCAAGCAGATTGTTAATTTCCTGAATCTTTGCTTTCTCTTGCGGGTCAACAATGTCCTCAATTTTCTCTGCACCAAGGTCTTTTATCTTCTGGTCAAGATCATCCAGTTTTTGTTGGATGTCATCGACATCCTGCTGTGCTTCTTCTGCCGCATCATGAGCATCTTCCATTGTAGAAATCAACTGTTCCGAGTGCGTCTTTGCATTCTTCATCCAGTTAATGAAGGCGTTCATTCCAGCAGAAATAGCCCAGCTTGCAAACATGGCAAAAACCATATTCAGAGCGAGTGTGGCCGCTTTGAGAGCGTACATTCTAAACTCTGTTGCTACAATCTCACCTTGACTGTTTTTTAACCATTTGATAAAATTAGATATGCTATAATCCTGCCCAACAGTGTCTGCCCATGCAACATAAGTGTTAATGAGGTTGTTTAAAGAATCAGCAATTCGCTTTAGTGCAGTCGCTTCAATCTTTCCATCTTTAACGCCGAAGAAAGTTAATATCGGTTTGAGAGGAGAAATCAAAAATGGAAAAATATGTTAAATACTGCCCGTTCTGCGATAAATTTTATTCAAGATGGGATACGTTGTGTGCCTTTTGTATAAGAGACCTTATTTTATATGAGAACTGGACTCGAATGAAAGAACGAGAACAGTACGATTGGAAAGCAAAGACCAATCCTAAAAGAAATATCTCAGAGATTGATAAAGAGCACCTAAAGAAAATACAACTCAAAGCTACCGAATTTGACGCTCAATATAGAGCCGAATTAGAGGAGAAAGAACATCCGAAATACGTTCCTACCTGTCCCACCTGCCATTCGCCCGATATCGAAAAGATTAGCGGAACCAGTAAGGTTGTTGATGCAGTGGTCTGGGGCATTTGGTCTAAGAAGGCAGGGAAGACGTTTAAATGCCGGAATTGCGGCTATGAATGGTAAGGATGTGACGTTAAGATGTCTCTGATTATGGCAATTCCCACTAAGCAAGGAATATTTGTATCTGGCGACTATAGACGAGAATCTAAATACACAGACAGAGATTCAAACAAAGTCATGTGCATTACCCATTCTGATTTTGAGCAAAAGGTTTTCCGAACCAACAGGGGTCATGCAATAGCTCTTGCCGGGAATGCAAAGTTGAATGATGGAACATCAACCAATGATACTGTTTGCAAGCTTGTTAAGAGTATCAATCGCCGCAAACTAACCATAAAACAAGAAATCGAGTTTGTAAAGAAAGACATCTCGGCTAAAACAGGGGATAACCCTGTGGCACTTCTTATCGCTGGTTACGAGAATGGTAAACAGGTCATCTATACAACCGACACACGGAAGGATGAAATCTACGATGCCTCAAATGACGATATTGCGGTTATTGGCGTGATGGGCGTCGCAGAAAGACTTATTCACATAGTGCCTCCAAGAGATACGCTTTGCGAAATTGACCTCGTTGAATATATCAAGTTCCTAAATAGGACAGTTGCCAAGATGCTTGAGTTCTCGGAGTATAGCCCTATGGTAAGCGAAGACTGTGACGTGTTAATTATCACAGAAGATAATGCTCGATGGAAAACATCACTCAAGAGACTCGACTCGCTTAGGTAATGGACCATAATCAGCATAAATAACAATTGTTCCATCTTTTTTCAAGCTTGACATTCCAAAATGTGGAACTACCTCTTCAACTTCTGGAAGTTGAGTCGCAAACGTCTCGATTTCTTCAAGAGTGGAAAGAGGCTTTCGTTTGAAAACAGTAATATCATTCATACTAAAACCTCCTGAAAGATTCCAGACATGGCTGCGCCACACACCCCCTAAATGCCCGTCTGCGAAAGTCCAGACCTTCAAAAGATAAGCACAACTTCCAAAGTGCTAGACGTAGCCATTTGGGGTTTGCGAGTAAGAAACCTGGAAAGCAATTTAAATGTACGAACTGTGGGTATGAGTGGTAAAAAGAAAAGCCCTGCTACACAAGGTAGCAGGGAATAGTAAATTATTCTTGTGGATAAAACTCTTTGATTTTCTCAGAATCTTTTTCGTAAGCCCACTCGAAATATTCAATCTTTGATGTTGGAATACATAAAATCTGATGATCATCGACATCAAATTTTTTTGTTTCACCACCACTACAATAATCTTTCAAAATTACCCAATCGTTATCGGCAGAGTAAATAGTTCCATTATAAATACTTCCATTAGACAGATGAATAACAATATAGTTATTATCATCAAAATCTAACATTTCAAGCCAAATGTTGGTTGGCGGAGTTGCGCCAAAAAAAGAATCGATACCAAATGGATTGCATCTTGCAACGAAATATATTGCAATGGGCACGATTACCGCAATTGCTATATTGCCAATTGGATTTTGTGGGGATTTCCATAAAGCATCAGCCGCTAATTTAATAATAAAGCTCCAGACGACAGACCAAAAACTAAAAGATTCTAAACTGTGTTTCTTTAGAAGGAGAATATCATACAACTTAATTGCTATGGCACCCGGAATAAAATAACAGAGAAGATTTGGAAGAACTTCAATTAAATCCTTGATGGTCATTTTATCGCCTCACTTTGATTTTATTTTGGGTTTAGAGTCTGGTTTTCTTGGTTGTGGTTTCGGCTTATATGTGTAGATGTCGCCCCGTTTAAACATTCCATCATTTCTTTGCTGCTTTTTCTGTCCGGGCTTATTAGGCACAATCTTTACTTTAAACATGATTCAACACTCCTTTTATAAGAGTGTATCACAGGCTGCCGCAAAAAGCAACGTAAAATAAAACACCCGACTTCCCAGCAGTAGGGAAGTCGGGCTTTATTCAATATCTGCTTATTTCAACTTTTCCAGAATCTCGTCTGCACTCATACCACTATTCAGCAGTTTCTTCAGAACGTTCTCAGCTTCAGCCTTCTTGGCGGCCTCAGCAATCTTCTGTTCTGCGATAGCCTTCTTCTTTTCAAGCTTGGCAATCTCTTTGTTAAGCTTATTAAGCTCAACATGTTTTGCTTTACGGTCAGCTGTCAAAGTGGCGATATTATCACCAATGGCAGCAATCTCTTGAGCGAGAGATTCTGCCGCAGCATTCTTTTCTGCAATCTGTGCCGCATAATCAATGCCGTCAAGAACTTTTACTTTGTTCTTGCTTCCTTTAGGTCTAGCCATAATAAAACACCTCCGTATATTTTGGATACGCGATTGTACTTTTATTATAGCCAGAATATTCTGTATAGTCAACGAATATTTTATTTTCTCTTATTTATATCGCGCCAGAGAAAAGCGCGTCTCCTCGTTTCCACCTACTTCTTTAAGTCGTCTGGTTACGTCTGAGGTGGACTTCTGAACTTTCGTCCAGAACTGACTATCTTTCCAGTGGTTGCTCACTGACCCTTTTTAGTCGATGTACCTTCCATTCTCCTACATTATATAATAGGGGGAGTAGATCGGCTGCTGACCGTCCATTGTAAACGCTACTTAGCACTCAATTATTACCATATTTTACAATACGATAAAACCGAGCTTTTATCTCAGCATATAGCATCCATATCCTTGTTTCTATCTTTCGATTCCTACATTATATAAATATAACAATAGGCGATATGACTCTTAGGGTTTCCCAGCACTCTAGGGGCTATTTTATTTTTACATGGTGCCGCATCCTATATTTTTATACGCAACAAACATAAGAGGGCATATTAACTTTACCCGCACCATTTTTGAGTTTTCCGCTCATCTGCATTACGGACAACACGCCAGAGATGGCAGCCGTAATGGCCGGAATAGAACCTGCAAGGTTTACCATTCCGTCTGCTGCATCAACAATCTTTGTTGCAAGAGTAACAAAGAATTTTATAAGGTCACTGCTCATAACGTCGTTTGAGAATTTCTCAAAGCTGGCGTTAAGCTGCTTTAAGCGACCCTCAATCGAATCCATCATGCGCTCTTGTTCAGTCATTGCTGAATTAGAACTGTTAGCGGCATCTTCCATTGATTTTTCAGCAATGGAAAATTGCTCGATCACGGAAAGTACCGCATTCGAGTTTCTTTTGCCACCAAGCATCTCTGTGACGTTAGCTTTACTAACATCAGTAAGTTTATCCCATACGGCAGAAATCTCTTTTAGGATTTGATATGTACTCTTAAATTCTGTACCTGCGGCATCCTTCATAATGTCAACGCCAGTCAGAGACTTCAATTCACTTCGAAGTTCCGAAACAGAACCTGCCATGTCATCAACTGAAACACCAAATGCCTCTGCGTCAGTCTTACTGGCTCGCAGATACATTGAAATTGTTTTTAAAGTTGTGCCTACGGTATCCGGGTCCTGAAGTACAGAGTTGGCCGCACTAATTAACGAAACGGACTCTTCAAACGAGTTCCCTGCTGCCGATAATGCGCTTGCCGATCTGACGAGCGCCTCCGCAATACCACTTTCGGAGATTGGTTCGTTGTTACCCACCGAGTTAAGAACATTGACGACGTGTTCTACTTCGTCAGCTTCCATTCTAAATCCCTTTAGAATAGAGACCAAGTAAGAAGCTGCATCTGATGCACTGTCAATGCCATCACCGATGTTACTTAAAACAGTAGACCATTTTGCAAGTTCTTGTGATTCGTCCAGTGTATAACCTAAACGAGACCATTCTGCTGTACTATCAATAACATCCGAGATAGAAGCACCAAGCTCACGTGCCTGACTTGAAGCAGACGACAAAAAGCTTGAGTATGCCGATTCAGTTTCATTTGTGACTTTTTTCAAGTTAGTCATAGATGAGTCTATCTCTACGACATTATCATAAACCTCTCGCAGACCTTGTTTGACAATTGCCACGCCAGCCATAGCGATGGCGGTCTGGAAATGCTCTTTGAATAGACGAGACAGTTTTTGACCAAGTGTTTCCGCCGCAATACCGGCATTCTCCATGTCGATTTTCAGCTCAGAAAATTCATTGCTCAAAACAGAAAAGGGTTTGGATTGCGCTTCCGCTGCATCTCGAATATCGTATAAACGCTTCTTCAAATCTTGGCGCTTGTCAAGATTATTTAACGTTTCTTCGTATTTGTTGATTGTCGTGACAAGGTTGCGAAGATTCGTTGACTCTTTTGTCGTGCTTGTGCTTTCTTGGAAAGATTTCTTGTAATCAGTCAGCTTTTGTGAAACGTTTCCAAGCTCAGTTTCAAGTGCCTGTAGCTGTTTAACAAATTCTGCCGGATCATTTACAGAAGCCTTTAGTGTTTTAAGCCGTTCGTCCAAGCCGTGCAAGGCTCCAGAGTCTGAATTCGTTGTAGTTCCACCGAAAGCATACTTTTTAAATTCAGTATTATTGGCAACTTCGGAGCCCTTTGAGGAATTTCGTAGTCTCTGAATGGCATCCGCCATGTCATTGATTTTTTTCTGTCGTGCCGTTGAAGAAATATTCAAATTACTTTCCGCCTTAATGGCTTCGTTAATCTGAACATTTACTTTTTCCCAATCCACAAGAATCTTGCTAAGAGTTTCGGCATATTCTTTAGATTGTGGATTTAATTTATCAAGGTTTCTAAAACGAGCTTCAAAACTTCTATCTTGATCATTACCATAACCAGAAATCTGCCTGTCAAAGCTATTGATACCATGAGCCTTTAACTTCGTCTGTTGCTTATGAATACTATCGAGAGTCGAAGTTGCTTGCCTTTCAAGTTTTTGATATTCTTTTGTGTAATCAGAAACCTGTTCACTTGCTGCATTAAAACTGCTCTTTAGACCATCTACACCAATTGCGTATCCTTTTGAATTATGATCCTTATCAAGAGCATCAATTTGGGCTAAAACCTTTTGGAGAACCTTACTTAGATTTTGTGCTTCTTCAGTGTTACTTTTGATAGAGTTTTTCCACTCTGATGTCTTTATTTTTGCCCGCTCAACAAACTTCTCCAACTGTTTGATTTCAGAAGCGCCAGTAGTGTCAGGATTTGTAGAACCAGACTTTCCAGCATCAACCTTAACAGTCTGCTTGGCTGCAGAAGCAATAGCTTTCTTTAACTGTGCGGTTACTTTGCTCTGGTCGATTTTAACATCAAGTGTGACCTTTGGAGTTTTTAATTTTCCGCTCTTGACTACCTTATCAAGTGCATCATTTATATTACGGATAGTGTCGTTTTGATTTACTCCAAAAGCAATTTTTACTGGTTTTTCTTTATAGTGCTCCTTAACAGAATTAAATTGCTTATCTAACTCTGCTTTATTTGTGTCGATAACAACCTTGACCTTAATAGCCGTTACGGCAGAAGACTCTGTACCAGTATTTTCTTTTTCATCCATACTGTTGGTCACCTCTCTTTTCCATTTTCAACAATTCCTTTCAAAATAAAAAAGAGAAGCGGCCAGCTTCTTCAAGCCAGCCTCCTCTCATTCAAATTTTATTCCAAATAAATTCTCATAAAAGATGGCTTTTACAATCCATGTAAAGCCGTCTTAACAATCATTGCCGCCTCAACTTGCGCAGGAGCAATAAACGGACGTGCAGGGCGATATTCCTTCTGCCCACCAGACCGAAGATAATAACTCAGATCCATCCAAAGACCATTCTCAATCCAGTTCGCAAACATAGTTCCACCAACAGCCGCGTTCTCACGCTCATCAAATAGAATATTTGCTCCACCATATTCGTTCCAAACAATCGGTGAGTTACCAAAATGATATTCTCTGTACAATAAAGTATCTGCTACACGTTGAGAATCTAACTTTTTCCCACCAAGAAAATAAGACGGTTGCGGTTTTGCAATATCTTTTACAATCATCGTAACAGTATTCCCATCACGAGTCACACTACTTACAATATTACTTGCATCTTCGATTCCAGCAGAGCGAGCGGACTGTGATTTAATATTTCTCCTTGCACTTGTCTGTAAAACGGTTTCAATTTGCGGAGCTACGTCCTGCATAATCTGCTCCACACCATCTGCTACATCACTCAATAGGTCATCGAAGTTTGTGTATGATTGTTTCATTCACTCCACCTCAAATCTCAAACCGATCCTTTGCAGATTGAATCTTTGTCGTATCCTTTTTGATGTAATACTTGTTGGTCACATCCGTGCCAGCATGGTTCAGCAAGGAAGAGACATCTTCCAGACTCATACCCGCATTCTTCAGCAGGGTAGCACCACTGTGCCGGAAATCGTGCGGGTGCAGCGTAGGCTCATCAATCATCTCGCCAATCTTCTTACACCAGTCACCGGCAGTGCTTGAAGTAATCGGCATCCATGCGCCATTGATTTTTGTGCCAACGAACACATAGCCACCATCCTCAATATCATGCTCAGTGCGGTATTCCTTCAGTTCTTTCAAAAGCTCAGAAACTTCCTTACTAAACATCAAATCTACGATTTTACCTTCTTTTTCCAGAACGTCATGCACCATGCGGTTCTCATAGTCGATAGACTTCCAAAGCGTATTCCGCACTGCGTTGACACGAGCCATCGTGGATAGCGAGAATAGTGCGTACAAACGCAACGTCATCGCATTATCCTTCATGTGAACTGTGGTCGCAGATTCAACCAGAGCGTTCAGCTTCTCTCGCATCAACTTAACCTCATCCGGCGTAAGGTATGTCTGCTTCACGACAGACACGTCCTTGGTCGGTCGGTCAATGAACTCCATCGGATTTTCTTTGATAATTTTCTTCTTACGAAGATACCGATATAGCGCAGAAATTGTACTCATACGCCGTTTCATACGAGCAGAGTTGTTTCCATGCTTCTTACAATAAAAAAGAAATTCCTCAATATCCTCTTCTTCAAGTTCCGTCACAGGAGCATTACCCTGATTGTCCAGAACATAAATCATCCACTGCTTGAAATCCGATTCATAATTGTAAACAGTAGACGGGCTGAGGTCACGGATGCCCATATCAGTCTCGTATCTATCCCAGTATTTCAAAGACACTGGGTTTACGTTCTTGAACTTCTCAGCGTCCCATAACTTCAGCGGTTTACTTCTTGTAGCCATATTAAAATTCCCTCCAACCCACCTCTAAAAGTGTTTATTCCTTTTTATCTTTTGCCAGCACAGCAGAGATTTCCTGCTTATTGTCCAGCAGGGCAGAAGTCACTTCAGAAAACTTCTCGACGTCAAAGTCATTCAAGTTGCCCTTCACATCATTCAAAGAGTTCTCCATAAAGTCAACAAAATCAGAAATAGGGTCAGGCTTCTCAATAATCTCGTTAAGCTTGCCACATAGACCAAGAACAAGCCATTCCTTATGAGAACGGTCAATCTGCTCGCGAACAGCCTTCTCCAGAGAATCATACTGATCCCAGAACGCAGAAGTATCACAACCAGCCTTGTTAATCTTGAAATTGAAAGACTCGTAAGCAATACGAGGCCACTCACTCTGCGGCTCGCTACGATAGTCATAATCTGCAAAATATTTCAGGATAGTCAACCGGAACACTACATCGAGCAGTGCGGGCTGATAATCACCATCGATAGTACATGCCTTGACTACTTCATCAAGAAACTCATTTCGCTCCTGAAAATTTAAAACCTTCATTTTATCTCCCTTTCGTCTGTGCTTGCTTTAATTTCTTTCGCTCTTTTCGAGCTTTTTTTAGGTCGTCGTAATCGACCCAACCTCCATCAATTTTGGAGTATGTAATCCAGCGGTAATCTACATCAGGGTACTTGAACCAGAACATCTTGCGCTTCATCAGCGCAACACTATCAGCGAATCCTTTCGTATCAATCACTTGTTTGCTGCCATCTCGATATGTAATTTCATAGTCCGCCACATAATCAATCTTCCGCACCGCTACGTCCTTTCCGTCCTTATCGACCCGGCGGAACGCTTCCTGCAGAAGGAAGGGGACTTGCTTACGACACTCTACAATTTCGCCGCTTGCCAGCCTTGGCAATACAATATCTCGATAAAACAACATTTCTGCCTTACTATCATAAACTACGCCATCGTATGTTCTATCTGCTGGATTCTTACTGACATTAAACTTTGTCCTGTTCTTTTTCTCCATAAAACCACCACGAAAAACAAAGGGGCGATTATGCCCGCCCCTTACGATTTGATGTTCTCTTAACTACCGGCTTCACGGGCATCTCATCCTTTACATCACTAGATGACTCATTCTCAGCCTTTGCAGGCTCATCCATGATCTCATGGAAAACATCACGAACAGCTGGGATAAAAGTCTCTACCTCGGCTTCCGTAACATTCTTATACTTGCGCATCAAAAGAGTAGTCAGATCTGCTTTTGCCGTCTCTTTTGAAATAATTCCCTGACGATACTGGTTCACGGCAGTCCACACAAGAAAGTGCGGCTCAGTGTCGCAAATCATTCGCCAAGGATTAAGACGCGCATCCTGCTCGCAATGCGGGCAAACCGGATATTCTTTTCCGCAAGTACGGCACCAATTCAGATTTGCCATTAGGCAGCAGCAGTCTCAATACGGAACAGGCGCTTGTCTTCAGAGCAGTATTCCTGAGTAGCGCTAATCTTGACCGGATGAGCCAGCTCATTAGTGAAAGTCATATCGATAGCATTATCCATCTTGGCATTCGGGAAGATGATACGCATCAGCTTCTTGTTTGCCTTATCGCAGGGATTGTAGCAGAATGCCTCAATCACGAACTCACCCTCGGTAGAGAACTTATCGGCGCTATCATTGATAGCAATACCCTCCTCGCTCTCGTACTGATACTTCACAACAAAGCGGTCGCCAGCCTTCAGATTTGCACCAGTGGGCAGAGTGACCTCAGTACCAGTAACAGAGAACTGAGACTCTGCGGTTTCACCCAGCTCAAAGGTCTTCAGTGCATTACCCTGACCATCGACCAGATCGATGTACTTAAAGGGGGCATTTGCAACAGCAGCCTTGGGGGTATGGGTCAGAGTCAGCTTCTTGCCGTCAGCAGAAGTCAGGTACTCAACAGTGGTAAAGACCTGCTTTGCCTCAGAGGAAGCAACCTCCTTCTTGGAGCCCATCTGCTCTGCCAGAGCACCCAGATGCATCAGAGCATTAGACCAATCTGCCTCTGCAGTCTTACTCTTATCGAATGCCATGATGTTAACGCCCTGTGCATCCTGAGCGTAAACGGTCTCGCCGCCCAGAGTCAGCTTGAAATCCTTAACCTGATTCATGGTCCACAGACGCTTGCCGTTCAGATCATACTCGTGAATGCGATGAACGCGGTCAATAACGACCTCATTAAAATTAAAATCGCTCATAATATTCTTCCTTTCAATTTATTTGGATAAAAATAAAAGAGCAAGGTCAATCAACCTTGCTCGTCCAATCCAGTTGTGCTTTTGGAATCTTTCCAAATTCCACGGTGCCAGCGTAAACGCCATGCATCGTATTGTCGTAACTTTTTATTTGCTGAATCTTTCTTACATGATTCATGAATACACTCATAGGGTAATCCATAGCCTTGAAGTAATCTGCTTTAAAGCCAGACGAACACGCCATCGAGAGCACAAGCTCCGCAAGGTGTGGTTCATAACGCTTAATTTTTTGATACTCCAAGTTGTCTCTGGCTTCCTCTATCATTGCAATTCTTGTCGGTTCGTCAGCAGCAAACTCGGAATGCTTTTCAATTCCATTCGCAGCACATAGGTACTGAGAAATCGTTTCATACACCACATGGTCAATACGAGTGTCCGTAAGCCTGTTGTGTAATACAATCTCACCACTTATGTTATCTTTCGCCATCATAAACCCAGAAGTGTCCATATCGCCAAGCAAAATAGACATATCTTGATCTTTATTGCCTATAAAAAGTTGCCGGAACATTTCAAAGTCCGAAATCTTCTGCCAATCAATTCCAACAGAGTCAAGCTGTGCCTTGTAATCGCTCGATGTAGAACAGAATAAATAAACCAACTGAAAATACTTTTGCTCACCATAATCGATGATGTCACCGACCGAAGGCATGTGAATCGTAATTTTGTCGTTGATTTTAAAGTCTCTTCCGCGCATCAAGCTTGGCTCGTACATTTCCCGAAGCTCCATCAGCCACACCCCACAAGGTCATCCAAATCCTGCGTCTTGAACGTCATAATTCGCACACGATGGTGTAAATCCATATTGTCCTCGATATTGGATGTGATTTTAAGCTGTTTGATTCCAAAAATTGTACTGCCGTGTAGTTCTTTTTCCACAAGACCACTCAGATAGTCAACTCGTGTTGCACCACCATGGCCCTTCATTTTCATCAGCGCCTGGTTCACAATAACCCACACAGTAAGTGTGAAGTTTTCATACCAGTCGTTGACGTTGCTTCGGTCAGTCATATTTACCTTAAAACAAATATAGCTGTGCGCTGCCTCAATCGTGTCAGGAATATGGAAGTATGGGAAGATGTATGTATAAATCGCCTCGTCAGGCTCTTCAATGTCATCATTGCCCATTGCTTCAACAAGCCCATCAGTATTAACCAGCTTCAAGGCCAATTTGTTTTTATAATCAGTAATCAATTCACTCGTTGTCACAGCAAACTCACCACCTTACATTCAATGGATGCATTTGCTGTACCATCTGCATTCGTCAAAGAAATTCTTACAGTTGCGCCGTCCATGATACTATTATTTAAAATACGAATTTTAAAAACACCATCTATGGTACTCTGCGTTTCTACAAATTCCTTGAATTCCTCAAGGCAAACGAACTTCCACTTAGCAATTTCAGTAATTTCCTCGCCAGCAACACTTGTGAACATAGGAGAGAATTTTTTCCAAGAACCACCAATACGAACCTCTGGTTTTCCTACATACTTTATAGTAGCAGTCACACGAGAATCTATCTCTGATTCGTCGATTTTGTTTGGCTCAAAATAATCACAAATCATCTTCTCAGCATTATCCGTCTTACTGTTATACTGATCCTGCCGGATGTTCAACACAAGGAACCCCTGTGTCTTACCATGCAGTTCGTAACGCTCTGTACTCTGGTCAACAGAAGTCGTAACATACGTTTTCGGCTCGCCATTGATAATTTCCAACATAAAGCGCTTATCAAGGTCAATCAGTGCGGTCTCGTCATCAAAAGGCATCTGTACTTTATATTCACGTTGACTCAATGAAGTCATGATAATCTCCTTATTATTTGCGTAATAAGGCTTACTCAGTGTTGCCCAACGAGAGACTATCTCACCAGTAATCGGATTTTGCCATTGGATTTGACGGTTACACAGCTCCATTTTTCCACGAAGAAAAATTTCATCGTTTGGTTCAATCTCAGTTACCAGCTATTTACAATTGTAGCAGTCAACAATGTCGCCAAGATTCAAAGAATCACCAGGATAAGCCCAGATTTTCTTTTCCTTAGCAATACTATTACTGCGACTAACAACCAGCTTCTGAGGTAAACCATTCACAAGAGCATTATCCTCGTAATCAACGCTATCTTTAAAATGTGCAGCAAAATCTCGCTTTGCAAAAGCAATTTTGACATCCTTTTTGTTAGACATTTTTGCGGCACCACCAACAGCTCGTGCCCTTGTATAAAAGTCCATCGGTACACCTCCTTACTCAGAGTAGGAAGCGTATGTATCATAGTCGATGGTCTTACGCTTACGGGTCGAGCGGTCTTTTGCCATATAGTTGTCTAACATCGTCATATTCTCCTCGTGAATGTCTTTCACAAGAGCACGAATACTCGTGCGCTCATTAGCAGGGGAGAATACTTGTAAACTCGTAGGAAGGTCCTGTGCGCTAAATGCTTTCAACTTCCCAAATTCACGCTTAAAATGTTGCTCCAACATCAAATGCGCTAACATATCAATCTCATCGAATGTGAGATCTGAATTAAACTCTTCTAGTTCTGAATCGTAATCATCGAAACTAAAATCCTCTTCCGGTTCAATGTTTCTGGTAATCACAGAAAGTGACTCCATCAAATAACTTTTTGCACGGTCATGTACAAGATCTCGCACTTCATTCTCGCTCAGGTCAAAATACTGAAAGAAATTACTATCAGTTTCGACCAGTTCGTAGAACTTGTCGTATATTTCCGAAAATGCGGTCACATTATCCCTCCAATCTTACTCGGCGGGAACAACCTCCGCCTTTTCTGCCTCTGCCTTCTTACGGCCACGCTTGACAGTAGTCTTTTCTACAGAATTATCCGGTGCAACAGTCTGTGCGCCTGCCATCATAGCCTGCATCTGTGCCATCATAGCCTGCATCTGCTTCTGCATTTCAGCCATCTGATTCTTTGCAGTTTCAAGTTCGGCCTGAACATTATCAGCAGACTTGGTCGCAGGTACGACAGACAGCTCACTGTTACGCTTTCCAGCACGGAGCTCCTTATAACGCTCGTCAATCAGGCGCTTGACCTTGGTAGACAGATCTTCACCGGCATTGGTCATACGATAAAAGCGACCACGAATACGCTCAAACTGAGCACCATCCTTAATGTCAATCATACGCTGAAGATTCTCGACAGTGGGATTTAGAATCGCATTGTCGATATCTTCAATGAATAGAACATCGTCACCCTTAATGCCAATAGCCTTAAAGATTTCATTCTGCTCTTCAGGGCGAAAACGCAGAACACCATTCTTGAACGCAGAACAAGTGCTATTCATATACATAATCTCCTCCGGCGGAATAGGAATCACACAAGGATCTTCCACACTACCGGGCTCGAAAGTATAACCCTTACCGTTCAGTGACGAAATGGTAACTACGTTATCGTCGCAGTTCAGAACGTCAATAAACTTCTTTTCCATCACGGAACTCATAATTTGTCTCCTTTTCTATAAAGGCGGAGACCGCAAAGTCCCCGCTCAAATTTGCCTTTGGTAAAAATTGCAATTACTTCGCCAGAACAATCTTAGCAATACGCTCGATGTGATCGATGCTGTAAGAGAAAGTGAAATCTTTCAGCATCAGATGAATCTTCTCGTTGTTGTTGTCATAGTCCTCGTAAGTATGAATGTCGCCCTTCATATCCAGACGGCCAATCTTACCGCAGAAACCGAAAATTCTCTTCCAAAATTTTTAAGAAAAATGTTTATCTAAAATTGATTCAATATTATCAAAATCCGTGTAGGGAATTCTGATAAGGTTAATATTATTGTTTACACAATATTGATTTTTTAATTCATCGTGACGTTTTGTCGTCTCAAAACGTTTTTCTGCAGTTGTGTCTTTCTTTCCACCAAAACTTACTGGAGCAAAATGTTGTCTTCCATCGAATTCAATACATGTGTTCTTATCTGGCAGATAAAAATCATAATATAATTTTCCCTTATCTTTCAAATCTTCGAAAGATTTTTGAGGAACATATTTTATTCCATTGTGAATTAAATATTCTCTAATTCTTTTTTCGCCTTTAGACGAGGCACATTTTGGACAACCGCTTCCATGTAATAAATGTGTTGGTTTTGCAAACCATTCTGTGCCGCAAATACAGCAGTGACAAAGTATATTTTGCTTTCCGCCGTTATACTCTCCGATTGTAAAGAACGTTTGTGTTATCGCGTAAAGTTCCTCAACAAACTCGTCAGTCGTCTTCTTTGCAACACGATGACATTTTGGACAACCGTATTTACTATGAATAAGTTTTGACGCGGTTGTTTTCCATTTATATCCATCTATGTCGCACTGGACAAAAAGAGGTGCACAAATCCCTTTATACTCGGATAGTATGTTGATATTTGGAGATATCGCTTTGACCTTCTCACAAATTTGCTGATGCGTATATCTCTCTTTTCCACTACATCTTGGGCAAGCAAGCTTTCCATTCTTTAACGAATTTATCACTGAAATTGGGGCAGTATCCCACTCATATCCGTCAGATAAACACTTAAAATGAGTTTTATCATGATTTCCGGTATACTCACCAATCATAATAATATTTTTACTATAAGATGCAATTTCCATTCGTATTTCATCAGTTGTCTTTTTTCTACTCATCCACACACCTCCTTTCTTGCAAAATAAAAGCCAGATACTCTACACAGCATCTGGTCAAATCAAAACATTAGATAAACACTATAATCGGACGCTACTCCGTTCTTGTTGCATCTAGCAACCTCGTACTTTCATACGAGTGAAGACTATATCTTCACCCAGTAAAACTGGGGCACACCACTTCGGATGCCAAACACTTGCATCCTAACCGCTCCCACGCGGATAGTCGTTGAACCTTCCTCTGTTTGAGGATTGGCTGCTGATTGCCCATTATTTCAGCGTTTAGGTTTTAACCTTGCGCTATCTACAATTTTCTTTCTACTTTCGTGACCATCCATTTAGGCATATTTCATCCTTCTGTTTCGGTAATTGTAGTTTTAGGGTTTTCCAGCAATTCAATGTGTATTTATTATCGTGACTTACATCACGACTGGACTATATTACGTAAATTTACATAAATTTAATCCGGGATCAGCAGGGAACCATCACCCAGCTTCTTAGCGGAGCTAATGCCAGTGATTGCTACACCGTCATAAGTCTTCACCAGACCGTAACGGTTAAACTCATCCTTGGCTGCGTCGGACAGATACTGAGCGTAACCAGTCATACGACGCATCTTTGCACAATACTTCAGCAAGCTCACTGTAAACGGGTTCTCGCCATTTGCGTATTCATTCAGATACAGAGTCAGAGCATCCATATCCTGCATGGTAGGCTCGGAACCCTGAGAAGTAATGACCTGCTCGCCGCCAGGGATTGCCTCGTCAACCGCATTCAGAATGTAATAGAACATCTTGTTCTTTGCAGCCTCAGACATGTAAGTAGTCAGGGTGGCAACAGTCTTCCATGCAGCCTTGCGAATATCACGATAAGAAATATCGCTTTCAACCTGCAGATTCACAGTCTTGGGCTTAATAACCTCGAAATTCAGGTAAGAACGAGGAACATTACCACCCTTACCGGCCTCATACGCCACCAGAGTGTTTTTAGCAACACGCTCGGACTGATAGTCATCAAATTCGCCGATGGTGCCACGCTCAAACATAGTATCCAGCAACTCGTCCGGTGCGTTGTACAGCTCGTCCTGAACAGTGCGAGTAATAAACTGAGACAGCTCATTGCCATTGTCACCGACGTCAGGGATTCGAGAGAAGTATGCATCAAAAATCTGAGCGGCCTCCTTCTCTTCAGGGTTCATAAAACGATTATAATGAGTCTTCTCTGCCAGCTCAAAGACCTTGCTGGGCTTCGCAGTCAGCTCGGCAACTTCGGTCATCAGCTCAGAGTTCTTAATATCCTGTGCCATATTCATTTCCTTTCCTTTATGTGCTTTAAGCATATAAAAATGTAATTTGTTTATCAGGCATTGGTCTTTGCTTCAGGAGCAACAGAAATCCAAGCCAGAGTATGAACGCCGTCCTTCTGAACATCGGCCAGAATAAAACGAGAGGCGGCAGTAGTAGCCAGCTTCCACTTGCCATCGGTGCCAACAGCCATACGCTTGCCCTTATTCTTCTCGGCAACATCAGTAGCAACATACTGGTCAGTACCGTACATCTCGCCAACTTCAGGAGCAATCAGCTTAACCAGCTCGCCCTCCTTAATTGCAACGGCATCCTCATCATAGTCGTCAATATTAGTCAGGCTTGCCTTCAGACCCTCCGGGCTAAACTCGTGGTCAACGAAGAAAATGCCATCAACGGTATCATCGGCAGAGGGGACAGCAACCTCATTCTTAGTGAAGTCAACCTGAACACCCATACCAGTAGTCATAGCAGTCTTTGCGGAATAAATCGCAGGGACAGCCTTCTGATCATGATAAAACATTTCACGAATCATAATAATTTCCTTTCTATAATGTTTGTTTACTCTCCCCAAATAACTTTCCGCATAATGCTCTTAACATCACTTGCATTTGCGTCGTACTTGGTTTCATTCAAATTCAGCTTGATGCTCTCAGACTTATGTACCTCAGAGGTCTCAATCTTCTTTTCAGCAGGCGCCTTCTTGGCAGCTTCAACGCAACGCTCGGCAATCACATTCTTGATGCCGGTCTCGTCCAGATTCTCAATCAGACTTGCGTAATTGCCACCATCGGAAACTTCAGCTTCAGTAATCATCTTGCTGGAGAGTGCGTACTGACGCAGATCCTCCTTCTTCTGTGCAAGCTCTGCAGCCGCTTTTTCTGCCTCTGCCTTCTCTGCCTGATCCTTATATGGAGTCAGAGAAGCAACCTCTTCCTTTGCACTCTGCAGCTCAGTATTCAGACTTGCAATAGTGTTATTCAGCTCCGCAATCTTGGTGTTAACATCAGAAATAGAAACAGTCAGAGTGATACGCTGCGGCTCGCCAAGAGAAACCTCGTTGCCCTCAACGGTGTAAGAGAACATGATGTAATCCAAATCGTTCATACAACGACCAAATTTCTTACACCAGATAGTGTGATCTTCGGGGAACACTTCGGCTAGATACATATCTGAATTAAACTTCACAACAGCCTCATTCAGCTTCTCGTACAGATCATGACCGGTCAAACTGGAAGTCTCAGTGGTAGACTCCGGCTCTGGCTCACCAGCAGGCTCAGTACCGGTTTCAGGCTCAGTCGGGGGAGGGGTTTCACCACCTTCCTCGGAAGTCTGAACATCAGGCTCTGCCGGAGTGGTGGGCTCAGTGGTAGACTCAGTAGCCGTCTGCTCTGCCTGCTCAGTCTCGGTTGGATTCTCAACCTGTGCGGTCTGAGTCTCCTTATCCTTATTCAGTTCCAAATTTTTTGCCTCCTTTTCATTAGATTCTATATTTGAAATCTCTTTTGTATCCTCGATATAGGCATTTGCCAATTCAAGACCAAAATCGGTTTCAGCGACTTCAAGCAGTTTAGAGCACTTATATGCCGGTTCAACATTTGCACCAAGCAAGCAATGTGCAGTAAACACACCATCGTCAATGATTTTTGCCATGCGGCCACCCACAATTCCCTTATGAGCTTTCAGCACATCAATTTCCCAACTGGTATTTAATGTGCCGCTCTCAATACGGCGCAGAATCGTCGCACAAGCCTTTGGATATCGCTTCCAGATCTTACAAGAGGCAACAATAAAGTCGGTATCGTCAATTTTCTCGATACCGACCGACTGAAAACTACCGAACGCATCAGTGTCAAATTCGGCAGTCTTATATTCATTGCCATCGTTGTCTTTTTTGGTGACGACTTTCATATTGTGACCGGAAAAATCCAGTTCACCCTTTGGAGCTACGACCAACTTACCAACAAGCGGATTGCCAACCAGTGTACTCATCCAACTTTCAATGGTGTCACGATTCAAAGCAACCTGATTCCCATTTACTGAGAAGTCACAGATGACAAACTTGGCAAGATAGTGGTCTGGATGCTCCGTAATCTCAGAGCAACAGATATTTCTACTATAGAAATACTCCTTACTCATCGTTTATCACCTCACTTACTATCTTCATTTCTCTGCTGGTCATAAATTTGTTTTTCAGTTTCCTCGCCCTTTGGACGACCTGTCTTTTTATCACTGTCACCACCACCGCCGGAACTACCGGTCGATGTATAAGAGGTCTGGCGAGCCACAAACACATCGTCATAACCTTCCTCGGTTTCAGCCTGACGCTTACGTAGTTCGTCCTCAGCATGAAGTCCCATATACTCGTAAGCAGTCTTGTAAGAACAGTTCAAAGTAGTGAACAGGAACTGAGCAATCGCCTTCTTCATCTCCATACCCATCATTTCAGTAGTAGAGACCTTCACATCAGGGCAGTACATCGGGTCTACACCTGCATCTTCAAGGCGAATACGATACCATCGCTTTAATACATCCTCAATCTGTTCCGCAATCTTACCGATATTTTTCATCAACTGGTCAAGAGACACCTTTGCAGTTGAAACAGTCTGCTGACCGTCGGTATTTAAGAAACTGATACCCAAAGCAGCCATCTCTCGGTTGCGATACTGTTTAACAGTCTCGATATTTGTCATCTCAACTTTTGGCTCAACATACTTGATATCCTTTACATAAGGAGCGGTCGTCACAAGCACAGTATTTTGTTTCCATGCACGCAGCAGGTTATCGTGCGCCGTCACTTGTTCAGAGAAGCCCTTTTTATCTTTGTTTGGTCCCATCAACTCAGGGTCAAGCTGTTGCCAGATGATTTTCTTTGCCTTTGCCTTAGCATTTACACGGTCTGAAGTATCAAAAGTTTCAAGCATCAATGCCGGACGTAATGCGCGGAACAGGGGAGAGACGCCATATTTCTGCCCCATGTTGCCAATACGAATCACGCCACAATGGTCAACATCCAATTTTGCGTATGTATCACCATTCTTAAATGCCTGATACACCTCATCTGGATAGTTGTTCTGAATCTCAGTCTCCTGATTTTCAAAGAACAGTGCTTTATTCTTCTTATCCTTCAGCATAGATTTGCTCAAAGCAGATTTCAGTTTAGACATGTTAATAAGCACAACAGGCTGTCCATTTGATAGGTAATCACTTATCTCAGCAATACCAAGAGGGTAATAGTCTACAATGTAGTTCTCATCCTTCTGACGCAGATATGTAATATAAGTGCCCTCTGCGTAAGTCATCGGAATGGCGGCACGTAGCAGACTTCGCACATTGATTTGTGCGTTGAAGTCATCAATCACTTCACGGGCGTAATTTACCTGTTTTGTCTTATTACGCTGTTCAGGGAACTGAGCGAAACTGCATTTGAACTCAGTATTAACATTCGCCTCAATCGCATCATAAGTAATGCCAATCAGGTCATCCTTGTTGATGTAATTACGGATGATTCCATTGACCGTCTGCACATTCGTCAGACTTGACTGTAGCCCTTGTGCAAGCTCATCAATTCGGTCAACGGTCAGTGTCTCAGAGGAGGCTGAAATTTTCAGATATGTACTATACTGCTTATTTTCAGGGTCATAAGACGCAACTGCATTTCGGATGACGTTATTCATCCTCTCTTCTGAAAGTTCATTCAAAGAGGTAATAACTACAGTACCGTCATCTGTCTGTGAAGCAGTCACGACATCAAAATCTTCCTTTTTCTTTCTTGCCACATTTTCACCTCCTCTGCTTAGAAGTCAATGTTAGAAATACAAATCGGCGGAGCAGTCATTGTCTCCACCGCAGACTGGCGCACTTTATCCTTACGACGTAATTCGTATAGACGATGAGCAAGCAAAATTGCAACATAGAACCTATCATCGTTGATTTTGTTGGCAACGTCGGGTGCCAAAGCATATGTTACGGTCGTATTTTCAGAGTTTGTCGTTTTCTGAATACTTGTAATCTCGTTCTTCATCAAGTCGATGTTAACCCACGCAGTCTGTTCCTCTAAGGAAAGTTCATGCGTCTTCAAAATTTCTTGACCAGTTGATTTATCCACACCGTCTACTACCTGAACATAATCTCCGCCGTTATATTCAAGAGGAAAATGAATTACACCAAGATTCATCAGCTCAATAAATTCCTCAACCATGGCAGTACGAAATTTACGAGGACTAATTAGACGTAGCTTATCAACAGCATCTGGGTAACGGGCATCATATCCTTCATATAATTCATGATTTGCGTCGATAAAACCACGATGTTCTGCGCCTGTTTTATCAGTCCAATTGTTAAGTAAACCGTCCGCATATGTGGAAGTACCACCGCCGCCAGCGCCTTGGTCAATCATCAATCTATCAATGTACTCGTAATCAGGATTTTGACCATTGTAATGTAGAATCAACTCATGCAACTGCTCAAGCTGACGATTAGAATCGAGCTTGAATTTTTTCTCGTTCGCAAGATCAACCATGTTCACGCAATTTATAATGTCGCCACACATGCCATTTTCTGGATCGTTATAAATACGCATAACGCCAACAATAGAGTTATCCATTGTGCGGGCAGGATCAAACGCAAGAATATACTGATAGTTTCTATCCCAATAAAGCTGTGGGATATACTTTCGCTCATTGCGACGAACCGTACCCCATTTGATGATCTGGTTTACGCCACCATCACGGCTTGGTCGATTATAATATTCACGCAACGCCTTCATTTTATTTGACTTTAGAGCTGCATCTACCTTGTCTTGTGTCAATAGTGCTTTGTATGGCTTACCCTTCATATAAACTTTGATTGCAACGTCACAAATCATATCACAAACAAAATAATCTCGATCTCCTGCAATCATGCGCTTTGCAAATTGTTTGTAGTATTTATAAAAAAGCTTGTCCATCGTGTCCTGACTTGAAGCATAAACTAGCTGAGTAGGAACCTGACGAGGCTGCATTTCAGGATTATAGTCACTGTCAGTGTCAGTGACGAAATCTGTATTCTGTGTTGCAAAAGCTTCACAGACAACAATCAGTTCGTCGGAGCAGAATGCCGCCTCATCAAAGAAAATAAGACTAGCTCGCTTGCCACGCACACCATCTGGGTTGGAGTTCAAAGTGTTAATAGAACTACCGTTATAAAACTCAACAACATACCCGGCGGGATTATGACTAAAACCACTTTTGTTGGTTGCAGACTTTTTCGTTTCTTTCTCTGCAATATCTTGCAGACTACGGATAGACGCAGCCGTCTTACCAACACGAGTAACAATTTCCTCGATCTTATTAAATGTCTCTTTTGCCTGATCACCTACATTACTTACAATGTAAATAGACTGGTTCTCATATAATATTGCCTTTAGGATAATGAAAACAGAACCTACAAAAGACTTGCCAAAGTTTCTACTACACGCCTAAAGAACATGACTTGCATTCCAGCTTTGTTCCAGCATATATGCCTGAGCGTCAAATAGTTGGATGCCCAATAAATCTCTGGCCGCAATAACAGGATTGCGCCGATAGAATGCAATCGTTGCCGCATCACACTCATAAATCTTACGTTTTGCGGCTGTAATAATAGGCGTTCTTTGTTTCAACCTCATACGGCATCACCATCCGTATCTTTTACGCTTGCGTCAACACCGGCATCTTCCAACAGCTCCTTGAGCCGCTGATTCTCAATCAAAGACAGCCTGTATTTTTCCTTCGCATCATCACTTTCTTTCTGAAACTTATCAATCAGTTCTCTTTGTATATCGAAAATTTCCTGCTGGTCATTTTCGTCAAAGAAAGCGTTTTCCTTGATTGCCTTAGAGCTCATATCTGCCGCCCATTGAGTGCCAGGAGACCGTAACTGATCGTAGAAGTTTGCTTCTGCGCCAGCAATATCCTTTTCACGCATATCCTTCATTAAGAATGTAAGCGTATTACGTCCTGCATCCTTGTTGGAACGGTTCTTGACAGAAATCTCATTTTCCTTTGCAATCTTGTCGTTATTAGAAACTAGCTTAACCTTAATGTCATTCAGACTTTTGATTGCCTCAGCCGAGTTCATCGGGTTTAAGCGGGCAATCTGCAAGTCGATTTGTCGAATCTGATTATTATTGTTCACGACTTGAACAATCTGAGATAGCTTGAATGGGTCGTCCTCAATACCATCCTCAAAATACTTAATGAGTTCGCTAAATAGATATCGGCGGTCGCTTTCGTTATAACCATCAAATGGATCGTATCCAATAACAGAAATACAATCATCCTTGGCTTGAATCTCTGCTTTCGACCACTTTTGTTCCTTCTCTTCCTGTAGATCAAGAGCATTCTTGTTCAGTTCTCCATTTACAAGAGTATTAGAGAAGGTTTGAAATTGATACTGTCTGCCGTTTAAAACAAGGCGGTTATACGCGCCGGGACGACAAGTTCCAGAATTTGCAACAACCGAATCATAAAGACTGTTATAAAACGGAACATCCAAAATGTGGCAAAGCAACATACAAGCCGTTCTATCACTACCAAATCGTCTTGAGAAATCATCAAACATTTCATTTACACATTCCTTGCAAACAGGAACGTAATTGTCGTTTGCTTTCCAAAAGCCATATGTATTTTTATAGAAGTGACCAACTGCCACATCATATTCTTTACCACAACGCAGGCATTTGAATGTCTTCTTGTTCTCGGTTCCTTCAAGAATAACGCCATCCTCAACAACCTTTTTCTTTCTAGGCAAACAAACACCTCCATTCAAAATCAAAATAAAAGCCGTAGAACGTGCGCACATCCTACGGCAAACAAAAGATCCACCCTCATGAGCACCAATAATCTGGGAGGCCGGGTGGATTTAATTCTATAAAAGACCTGCTATGATACGCATCGTTGAGAGGCTTAACAGGTTCTGTTCAAAATTCGACCTCAGCATTTTGACACCGTAGTGAGCTAAGGTCTTTATCATCTATTTGGGCTTACGCCCTGCCGACGAATCGGCTGAATTTTGTATTTACGGCCAGCTTTACGCCGACCGTGCCACCTGAAATACACAGGCAGGACTGTTCATAAAAGGACCTACCGCCAGAGGGAGTAGAAAACTGGCGATAGGCTTGCGAAAGGGGAGATGTTGGGTGCAGGTGCGGGAGTCAGACCCGCCCAAGGCACAGCTTATGAGGCTGGCTAGTACATCGGCACTATCACCTGCGACATATGATGCCTAAGTGTCATCTACTACCAAATCGTGTGCGCATCACAGGTTTGCCATAGATCGACTTCGGACTTGCCTCCAACCGCGAATTGGAAGCCATTTTTGGCACGCCCAGAGAGACTTCAACTCCCAAGAGGCAGATTTAGAGTCTGCTGTTTTAAGCAATTAAACTATAGGCGCATAAAACCTACCTTTTAGCCGGTGGTAGGGAACCGGTTTTAATTATAGGCCCTCCGGGAGAAGGACTGGCGCGGTCTCAGAGATTCGAACTCTGGCATCGGGTTTGCCGACCTAACGGTTTTCAGGACCGTTCTCTTCAACCACTTGAGTAAGACCGCACAAACCCCACTTTCTTGGACGGCTACCTTTATATAAAAGGTGTAGGGAATAGCCGTATGATCTTTGGTGGAGATGGAAGGACTCGAACCCTCGGCCTCTCAGGTTGATCAGTTTCCCGCGCTCTAGCCACTGAGCTACATCCCCATATAAACAAGCATCCATCAAGCCATCCGAGCTAGTTGAATTGTTCTCGTGTTGATAAAACGCTTGTTTTAGACTTTTAAAGCTTCGCATTAACGTAGCGAAACACGAATAGCTTATCATTTCGTTCTACAGAACTACTTTGCATCCAACCATCCGTAGATTGAGTTGGTCTAGGCGGTAGCAACTATTGACCGCACAGCTTGGAGCCACCTGTAGGAATCAAACCTACGACATATGTGGTACGAACACATTATTCTATCTACTGAATTAAAGTGGCATGGAGCCAATGACAGGACTTAAACCTGCGATATCGGGAGTACAAAACCCGCGTTCTATCAACTGAACTACACTGGCACATAAAACCCGTAGACATTAGCCTACGGGCATAGAAAAGGAGACAACAAATGATGTCCCAAAGCAGACCTTGCGGTCGTACTTCTTTTTTAATTACCCACTTATTGGTAGGGTGTCACCGCTTTTAATTCAAACGCACAATATGCGTCTTATCTTCATTCAGCCTTCCGAATTTATCCTGATAAACCAGAATAAATCCTTCTCGCTGAGATGGGGTTAATTTTCCATCTGCGTAATCCATTTTTGACGTTTCACAACAACAGCCCTGCTCATAAATTACAGAATTACCGATATCATAGTGACCTGTTTTATGAGTGTGTGCCATCACGATAGTATCAAAGAAATAATCATTATCCTTGAAATACCGATATGCCTTTTCTGCCGTTTTCAACATACCACTAGAGTAAGCAAGTGGATGCGCAAAAATTGTTTCACCAACAAAACTAAACCAAGTATCGTTATAAACAATCTCGATACCACTATCCTTAAAAACATCAATCAGAGGGTCGTAATGAACCTTTGTATGAAGCTCCTTGTTATAATGGTTAAAGCCATCAACAAAAATAAGCTCCAAAGATGTCTTTGGCATCAGTTCAAGCAAGTCGGTGTCCAGATTCTTAGCAAGATAATTCTGGAAACGTAAGTCATGATTACCATAATTTACAACAACCTTCTTAGGCTGAAGCATCTCAATCAGGTCAATCATATACTGACGTGCAATCAGAATTTCCTCCATTGGACTCTTACGATACACCTTATTGAAACGAGAAATGGCCTGCGCATCTACCAGATCCCCGTTTATCTGAAGGATATCAATCTTTCCAGCATACTCACTAAAAGTCTCAATGGGCTTCTGGAATGGAATATGTAGGTCGGAAATAGACAGAATGCAGGTTCCCACATCTCTATTAGATAAGGACTCCTGATACTGCATACCCGCACGGAATGCCTTAAAACGCTTGCGATATGCGCACTCACCAAAATTCTTACCCAACTCATCATTGAGCACCTTGGATGCGCCATCCCAAGTCAACTCTCTAGCCAGAACAGCATTCCCGATTCTTACAAAGAAGTCATCGCTCGTTTCTTCTGGCCGTTTATTATAGCAACCCATTGGCATCAAGCTGGGTCGCCCAGCAGCTCATCAGAAGTGGAAATATTGATGGTGACACCCTCAATACCATCCCACTTTGCCAGAGCTTCATTCAAATTGAAGACATTCTCGCCATCCTTGGTAATCTCGGTGATAGTGCCCTCAGCAGTATCAATAATAGCGTTCTTAAAAACAACACTCTTCTTAGCAACCATAAATCTATTCTCCCTTATATTTTATTTCAATTTTGAAATGATTTAGCAAGACTCTGCAAGCTCTGGAAATACCAAAGCTGCTGCCCATTTGCTAATCCAACTGTTATGCAGTGACTCAAAATGTTCAATGGCTTCATCAATCGTTTTTATACGACGTAAATCAATTTCGATATACCGTCCATGTTCGTCAGCATACTTTTCCTTAATATTATCTCGCTCAAACTGCTTTACAAAATCTTCTTCAGTCCGGTGAAAATATTTAATACGGCTATAATGCTGTGACCCCATAACTTCACAAAACAGTCTTTCGGATGGAATATAAATGTCAAAAGGCATATATCTTCCAGTCTTTGGATTTTTAACAGCCTTATATTCAACAATCGTGTCAGGATATGTTTTTTTGCAATACTCTTTTAGCTGTTGTGCGATTTTGCTTTCACATCTATGATACGCACACTCTGGGCAACCTGTTCCATGATGAAATGTGCTCCATTTTGTGATTTTCTCGCCATGCCTTGGACAAACATATTTCAATTCTCCAAACGCTCCCGTATATTCCTCTTTCTTTGTTAAGAGTGTGTATCCACGAGACTCAAATTCGCTTTTTATCACATTAAAGTCTTTTAGTTGATTTTTTGAAGACAAAGCATGTGCACACAAACTACAACCAGATCCATCTCTAAAACTTCCCCAAATAATGGTTCTTTCACCATGAATCGGGCAAAGATAATGTAATCGAGTTCTTGTAAAAGAAATAATATCCTCTTCCTTTGTTATAAGCTGATATCCACGTTTACGAAATAGTTCTGCGACATCCGCATAATTGAGTCCACTGTAAGTAAGCATTCCTTTTCTCGCTGAACAGCTTTTACACCCACAGCCTTCAAGAACTGCGCAAGCAAACATATCAAACATCTTGCCGCAAGTGTTGCATTTCACAGTTACCTTTTTATTTGAGCCAACATACTTTCCAACAACAGTTACCTTTTGATTCTTTATTTTGGCTTCTTCTTGAAATTTTTCGTTTGTTTTTCTTACAGCTCCTCGCATTAACTCACGTCCATTTCGTCAGCCCACTGGCTAATCCATCCACGGTGGTTCGTAGTCAACTGACATACGGCTACGCGGTCATGCTTCGCAAAATGCTGGAGACAACGCATAAAGCCAGAGTCAGAAGGTTTATCAAGATCACACTGTAAATCATGACCAATAATAATCAACTTTACCTTTTCGCCATCACTACCATCGCAACGAGAAATAGTCTTCTGTAACTCTTTAGGAGTATAGTTCTGGCTCTCGTCCAACAAAATAATACCACTCAGGTTTGTGCCACGAAGGAAAGTATGAGTTAGACAAGAAATATAACCAGTGCCATTCTTCTGATTCACCATAGACTCGTCGTTGATAACCTTGTTGGGGTCAACGTTGCATTTAATCAGAGCCTGATAAAAAGGTTCAAAGAAAACTTCCGATTTTTCCGTAATAGATCCAGGAAGATAGCCTTGACGCTTTTCGCCATAACTAGACACGACGTAAGTCAGTTTATCAAAATAGCCAGCCTGAACAAGCAGATTTGCAGTCGCGGTCGCAATAAGCGTCTTGCCGGAACCAGCAGCAGCGTTGCATATCACAACATCGATATTTGGATTCCAAATTGCATCACGAAACACACGCTGTTCAGGGTCCAAAGAAATGCCGTAAAAACCATACTGGTCAGGGTCGGTAATCTTCTCCACAGGGGCATCATAAGAAACACGCTTCTTAGCCATATATTATAACTCTCCCTTAATTGAATTCATCCACATCATCGCAAATCTTATCTACAATGCCAAAGTTGACCTGCTCATTAGCGTCCAGATACCAATCCTTCGCTTTATTCTTGGTCATAGTCTTCTTATCAATAGTAGAATGAGCCATAATATACTCACGCATCTTTACAACCTGCTTCTCATAGTAGTCCATAGCCATCTTAGACTGCTCAAAAGTACCCTGAGTACCGCCAGAGCCACTGTGAATCAGTGCAGTAGAATGAGGCAGGGCAAAGCGCTTCTGACCAGACAACAGCATCACAAGAGCAGCGCTCATTGCAATACCTGCGTTAATCGTCCAAACAGGAGTCTTGCTCAGTGCAACAACATCAATAAAGCTGAACATGGCGTCCAGCTCGCCACCATAGCTGTAAATAAACAGCTTAATAGGCTTGCGCTGCTCAACAGGGACATCCTTGTCGATACGGTTGTACTGCAGAATCTTGCGCTCAATCTCAATCAGAGACTGGTCAATCTCAAAGTCAATAAAGAAGATGCGATCCTTCTCGTCAACATAGAAGTTCATCATCTCAGGAGAGGGGAGACCGCCACCATTCATCAGGTTAGTGATCTCCTCGGGCAGCTGAATTTCAAAATCCAAAGTCTGTACCTCGTTCTTTCATAAATTAGTCTCGAATGCCACGCTTGGCACGCTCAACAATTTCACGAGCTTCAATATTAAACGGAATCAACTCCAGATAGCGGACAGACTCCTCAATAAAACGCTTGTGACGAGTCTTTGCAATAAAGACATGCGGATAAACCTTACGGATTTCCTTGGCTTCTGCTTTGGTGATTTCGATCATTTAGGTCATTACATCCCTTCAAAATAAAATAGGTAGGAAGAAAACAAGCGTCCTCGCTCTCTCCCTACCATAACTATCCCGTAATGATTTTATATAAATATGTAAAAATACAACGTATCTGTGTTAAAATAATACAAAAATGCACGATTTATAAATCAAACATTTTTCTATTTTGAGATGTTTTCTCAATATTGATGCTTTTGGCGCACTTACGACAATATTTTTGCCTGCGCCCAGTCCGAGCAACGGTACGACCGCAACATTCACACCTGATGTATGGCTTTCCGCAAAACTGATTCCACTGAATCCCAGCAGTCTCGAAATTTGATACTGTAACTGCGATAGGCGGTTCTTCGTCTGCGATTAACACATGAATGTTCAAGTTGTCAATCTTCTTTAAGCTGGCAAAACCAATAAAACCAAGATTGCGCAGTTCTCGAATCATTTCATTCTGCTTATCTACATTTACAGAAACACCAGCCATACGGAAAATATCTCGTGTATCTTCCGTAATCCAATAATTACACTTGTTGTTTACAGCCATATGAAACTTAGCCAAACAAAGCATTGTGAACATGAGCCGTTGCATCGGTTTCCCATCCAAGGCAAGAATTTTCTGGGTTTCAGACTTTGTAACACTTACTCCATCAAGTTCAACCAATTGTTTTCCTTTAGCGGACGCAATCGCTTGCACGATAAAGTTCTCATCTAAAACTCTATTATATCCAAACATATGAGCCACAAGAAAATCATCAAGCTTCTTCTTGACTTCTTCCTTAGAGTACCCCTGAGAGAAATAAAGCTTTGCAATATAATGTAAAGCGTGCCCGGCGGTTCTGCAAGTCACATCTTTTTGAAGCAGTTCTTCTGCATACTCACGTTCATTCAATACTACCATTCGCATCCTCCTCTTCAATTTTGTTCATATCGACTAACACGTCTTTATAACGCTCACTACAATATTCAACATCACCATTATCGTCCTTAACAAGAACATGGGCCTTGTTGCCAGCCTTATCAAAGAGACGCTTAATAATAATATCAGGAAATAGAGCCCATACAATCGAGACACTTGAGGCGTTTTTCTTACAGAGGTCCAACAAAATATCACAAAGGATATTATCATCAGAACATTTTTGATGCATGGTACGCAACATATTTTCGTTGTAAAAATTCAACTTCTCAATTCGATCTGCGCCGGTTTCCTTGTTCTTGGTATTTGAATTGTCGATAACAGAGTTTGTTCGTGCGTATCGAAGATATTCTTTAAAGATAGGGCGAATACCGTAATACTGAGAATTTTTATATTCATCACCAGACTTGAGAGAATCGTAATCAAATTTACGCTTCTTTTTCAAATCATCTTCAAACTCTTCAAGTTCATCTTCAATAATCCAGCACAGACGATTCATAGTGCAGGAATTAACACCGACGGGCATACGGTAAAGGTAATATTGGATAACAACTTCATCAACATCATTCTTGACTTCCTTTTTCATCATCTCGTCAAGGCCATCAAAACCTTCCCATTTAATTCTCTTACGAGCTGCAGCCACATACTTTTTATAGTCCTTCATCTGAGAGGGGTAAATGTAGCTCATAAAATAAGGTTTGCGCCAAGCACAAATACGTGCCCAGAACTTCTTGTCCTCAACAACATCTGGGTTATCATCCTCTTTAACAACACAAGCCTTATTGTCATACCAGTATTGAGGCATCGGAGTAGTGGAAATACCCTTTATGCGATCAATCGACGCCTGCTGATATAGCTGGCCGCATTTAATGCGATATGTTAATTCTTCGTACTCGCGGCTTCCTGGCTCAAATTTACTTCGCACATCAAACATTGTGGTGATACGATTTGTGATTTTTCCAATATCGTCACCGAATCCATTGATATTAGAGCTAATAAAGTCCTCTTCAGTGGGGATTTTCTTCTCGCCCTTCTTTTGCACACAGAGAACTGTAGGCTCATCCACCCATTTATCAATCAGGATATGATTGTCTGTACTAAAACAGAGGTCTCCGTCGTTATCGGCCCCATTAAGTGCAGCGTCCGTATTATCCCACACGTTCAGAATAAATACGGTCTTCATATAGCGATACCAATTTTTGCACTCATCACTTGAGTTTATGTCCATGCATCGAATATTTGCCATCTGGCTCATTGGCGCTCTAAAACAGGCTACTCGCTTCACATCACGGTCGTTCCAGAATCGACTATAAGCCTCACCAGATTTTAAAAGACCAGTGACAGGCATTCTAAACATAGATTGGCAAAGCGCATACGGGTCCCCACTAAGGACTTGAAAGTTACCTCTAACCTTTACTACACCTGTTTTCGCCTGAGAAATTCGTTTTTTAATAAAGAATCGAATGCGGTTCTGAACGTATGGGTCGTTGATCATTTCTGGCTCAATCATTAAGGCCTTGATATAATCATTCTCTAAGCTGTTTATGTAATTCGGGTCATCACGCATTCCGTTGCCACGTAAATAAAGCAGTACATCACGCCAATCACCACCCATGGCACCTTTGATTTCATCCAGTGTAGGCTTCACCAACTCTCGAATCTCATCGTTCGTTAAATTATAACTCTGGATAAATTGATAGTTCAGATTACGCTCTTCATCAAGCTCCAGCTCACAGGTCTTCGTTACAGAAAAGTGGTAGTGGTTTTCCTGACAATTCTCGAAACAATCATCTGCACTATGATAGCTGTCATAAAGTTTGAGCATCGACGTAGTAAGGATCATCTGCACACGGTTAATGTCCTTATAGTCGCCAAAAGCGTCTTTGACCATATTCTGCTTTGCAACCTTCTTGGCGAACTCACGGAAAGGGAAGGGGAATAGCATTCCCTTACAAAAGGCGTTACGCACACAGAATCCAGACGCAGTTGACGGTAGCTTCAAATCTTCGCTCCATTGTTGGGCAAGGTCATAGCTGATAAGACCAAAACCATCGCTGGCACACAGTTCGCAATCATGTTCAGGATCTTCGACCATCGTAGGCTCACCAGACACACCATCATCCAGGATAATCACATGGTCTTTAAAATGAGTATAGCAATCATCCACAACCAGAATGCCATCTGGATCAGTAACAGGGATTGAGGCAGAGCAGGCGAGTGCCCGATATGCTTCCAACTTTGCCGGAATAAACTCCATTCCTTTGTTACGGCCATTATCAATTCGCTTGCGGATCTCACCAACAAGACGGTCGCTCACAAACACAATCGTGCTATTCTTAACACCACCGGTAGTCCCAACCAGACGGCGATACGTGATTCCATTGATTTTAAACCCCTTTGGAGAACATGCACGGCGGTAATCATTCTTCTTATCAACCACCAGACACATATAATCCGGCTTGAATTGAACTGCGTCCAGTTCAGTATACAGCCTCCGAATCTCCCGGCGGTTCTCTAAGCAAGACGGCTCATTCCGCAGCATCTTGATTCTACGCTTAATGCTCCGTGCTTTAGCCTCTGCATCCGTAACACCATTCAACTCATCAATCCATCGTAAAACAGTGCTATCAGCCAGCGAGATGATCTCGTGGTTTCGTCTAGCCTCATCTAATGGTAGAGTCAAATCCCACTTTGCTTCAACCAGACGCTTCGTATGGATCTTAAAAACAAACTTCTGGCAAGTTTGCTGCTTTGCCATTCGGCAGTCACCTCCATGTTCTTCTTAAACGTATCCTGTATTTTATAGCTAAAGAGAAAATATAAAAGTAGGCTTTTACAGATAGCAACTCTCGCCATCTTCCATAGCCTTGAGCCAAAGTCGTTCGCGCTCCTGATAGAGCTCATCCAGCATATCGTCGGCAGCCTCGTACTCGCTGCGTGTCAGACTGGAACTATTCATATCACGCACAAGTTGCTTGATTTCCGCATCAACATCCTCGTAAGTACGCATCACTTAACCTCCTCGTCCATGACAGCTCCACAGTCAGGACAAAACTTTGATTCATCAATATTTTTGCTAGAATGACAAGCCGAGCATTCAACAAAGAAACTTTCTCCAAAATCTTCAAAATGCTCAATCCAATGAGCATGAACTACTCGACGGAACTCACCGCCAGCAGATATCTCTTCTTCAAGAATGCGCTTTGTGTATTGCATTGCCATATCGCACCACATATCATCAATAGACTTTGCATTACCTCTAGCCATAGTACGAGCGATAGCACTATCGAGGACGCCAATCAATCGTGTTGCGTTAATATATTTCTCCATCACTTGACCTCCTCAGCTACCAGGCGGATCGTCTCACCAATCTGTTCAAGCTCTGCCAGCAATACATCCACGGTATCTGCATCGCTTTCAGAAATATTCAAATCCTTAATCTTATGTAAAGCCCATTCGAGGTTCGGGTAATAGCCAACCGTAACCTCTTTTACACCGGTGCCAATCTCACCAGTCTTTGGATTCTTGCCAGCAGGTCGCTGCTCAATGATAACGAGATTTCTGTTATCCAATGTCTTAATTACATAATTTCTAATCTGAATTTTCATTATTCTCTCCCTTTTAATATGTAACTTATATTTCAAACAAGAGCCACACAGACTCTTATTTAATTCTCATTCACACGGCTGGCCTCAAACGCAGCCACGTCATTCATGAAATCATTGATATGTAAATACTTATCAGCATTCTGCACAGTCTTTGGCTTGAACTCTCGACACTTGCATCGCACATCATCACAAGTGGTGAAGCACGGGATTTCATACTGGCATTTTGTGCAGACATGTTTCTTGTGAAACTCCGGCAAGCGTCCAGATGTTTGGTAGAACTCATAAGTTACCTTTAAATCAATCCAATAGGGGTTATCAAAATTCATTGTACTCAACCTTCTTCCTTATCTTTTATAAGAACCATACCATTTAAATCCAGCACGAGGGATTCCAGAATTCGCAGGAACACGAATCATTCCATCTATAAAGAGCTGAAGAACCTCATCACTCAACTGCCTGTGCACAAAACGAAATGGTGGTTGAGAAGTATCATTGTAATATTCTGGATTTTCCTCCAATACCGCTCTACCTCTTCTGACGGCAGAAAGTGTTGGGATATTCTCACACATCGCATCATTCATCTCGTGAAAGCATTGCTGTTGCAATTTATATTCTGTCCGTGCAGCAGATCGCTTCAACGAGTTTGGCTCAATCGTAATATGGTACATCGGTCGTGCTAGGTCATATGTAAAAATTTCCTTGAACCTATTATCTAATTCTTCATAGAACTCATGAAGCCGCCCAGTCAGAAATACGTCTTGTTCACTCTGGCATACTCGCCCAGATGACGTATAGAACTCATGAAGCACATTCGTATACATCTTCATATAAATAGCCTTTTGGTCTTCAGAGGGGATATGGTACTCTTCTGGGTCATGGTTTATAAACACAGCAGGACAGTCTTCAAAAAATATTTCCTTGTTTTTCGCCATAGATTTAAGCGCAGACTCAATGTACCCAACCATTGTAGATTTAGTACATTGCTGAAACGTCTCAGCATCCGCTGCTAAATTCTCTCTAAACTCATCCATTTGCTCACGAGCAATACTTTCTAATGGCGTACCAACTATCTCAGCCCAAAAGGTATCCTCACCATGTAGGTCTTCTGGATATTGATAAAAATTCTTATTGGTCATTCCACACGCTCGTAGTATTGCAGTTGGTGTCCAAAAGAACTCCACCCAACTACTGCCATCACATTCTTTAAGTAAGTGGTAAGCAATCTGGTTCTGCAGACGCAATGAGAATTTTCCTTTATTTCTTGTCGGTAGAGGAGGAAGTACCTCATTGTCTGGACGAATCTTTACAATAACAAAGCGTTTTCCTTCCTTTTTAAACTCAACGAAACGATTCAACTCTTCAAGGAAGTGTTTTTTGCTAGTTCCATCTAGTGGCTTTCCATTTTTACCAAACACATTAAGATAAGTAGATAGTTCTAAAAAATTAGAAAAAATCTGACCATCCTTCAATTTACCTATTATCTCCGATGTGATCTCGTATTTTTTCTTGTCCATATAGCCTCCTACTCAATTTAGTTGGATTGACGAGTCTGTATTATATATATGTATGAAGATACATGGTCGTCAGTCCAAGTACAACTATCACAAAATATCTCTTAATGGTTTACTCAACTTGAAGCTATGGAGCGTAAGCGACATAGATTCAAGTTGAGTAAACCTACGAGCGTCCGCAGACGCGAGATCCCTCTCCACGCCCTGTCTGGAAGACTACTATAAATATCCACCACAACCATTCACTACAGTCATTCCATCACTATCTCCTTTACAGTATCCTGTATTGTATAGCTATCTACACTCATTATACCATGAGATTGCCAAGAATTCAATAGCTACATAATACAGGATGCCAATATTTCTAGCGCCTATTATAATAAGGTATGTTTCTTGGAGTATCATCTACTGTAATCTTTCCAGACAGTGACCGTCAGCTTACTTAGCGATGGTCGTTATTACACATTATTCTCTATAAAGGACATCTAAATGCCCTATATGTTCTGTGTAAGCTGCCAGAGGCTACAATCATGCTCCTTGTAGGTCTTTAGAGTCTCTGAGAAATACTGCTCAGATGCCAGATCAGTCCATTTATGGAGATAGGGGAGTACAGATGGGTACAAATAGGTACTTTATGCTCCGAAGAATGGTTTTTTCGGTACATTTCGGGTACACATCGGGAAAACCCGCATGAATCCTAGGTTTTTCGGCTTTTATTGGCTCAAAAAGGAACAAAATAAGTGGTAAAAAGGTACAAATAAAAAGAAAAACTAGCCAAAATATAACGAAAATACGTTAAATTCTAGCTAGTTACCGAATAAGCTACCGATTGAAAAATAGCAATTTTAAACCATTTTTAGGTATTTTTGATGGGAAAGTGAATGATTTGCAGGTGTATGTAGAAGATGGTATATGGGTGTATTTTTAGGATGATTTTGTCAGGGAAAAGTATGCCCATGGTGAGGAAGAGTTAAATGGTTAAATTGAGTTGATAGGAGAGAGGTTGTGATTGTTGGAAGAGGTTGGTATTTTTGTGGAAATTATTGTGCGGAATGTATAGAGAATAAGAGAAAATAAAATTCATAATTGGTGATTATGAACAAGAAAGATGTACTGGGGTTTCGGCCTGCTGCCTGGAATGTCTCAAAAATGAAAAGTATCCCCATGGGGAAAAGCCGCTTTTGTGCAAAAAGCGGTATTTACTTTAATTGAATAAAGTGCCTGTTTTGGCACTTTCCAGGCCGGGAATTATTCCTATTTTTCCAGTATGTTTATAGTGCTGATTTTTGCCGGGAATTGAATTTGCAAATTAGTTGCATTTTCAAATGTTCGATTGTTCAAATTTGAAATATTTTACCACTTTACCATACTAAAATATTTATTCTGCCTGATTAGGCACTTTACTTTAATACTTTAACACTTTACCATGCTAAAGCATCCCATTTTCCCTTATAAGGTAATTATAATATAAAGCAAAAATCCATTTGTTGCATGTGCAACATTTACGGTTTAACCGCTTGACTTTTACGGTTTAACCGGCTATAATAGTGCCAAGCTCAAGGGCAACACCGGAAAGCGGAAAACATGATGGTTCTGAAACACCGGAAAATTTCAGTTTCCACTTTTTGACGTTTCGCCGCTTGAGCGGTTCAAAAAATAGGGCTTGACAAAACGGTTAAACCGTGATACAATACAGTCAAGCTCAAGGGCGAAAGCCCAAAAGCAAAGTGGTAGGAAATAAAGGACGAAAGCCCTTGAAACCTTAAACAGCAAAAGCAATAACGCCACAAAAGTCCATGGTCTATTGTGCGCTATGCAAGGCGCAAAGTGTAACTTAATTGTTGCACACGTCAAACAATTTGGCACACAATAGGCGTAGCCGGATAGCAACACTTAATTGTGTATGCCGTCTGATTATTAGTAATCGCACCTTGAAAAAACACTATCTTTGTGGTAGGGGCGGAAACGCATAACCAAAAGCAAGAAAAGCGCATATTGGCAAACAAGATGTTTTAGACGCAAGTCTTTCACTGGTCCCTAGGTAAACTATACCTAAGAGGATCAGCAAGGATGGTCAACAGTATGCACCTTGTATCAAAAGCGTACTGTACCACAACGACAGACAGTAGTTTGTCGCAAGTACGATTATACACACATTATAGCACAACAAAGGAGATAATACTATGTCTAACCTGTCTAACGTCTGTCTGTCCATCCGTAGTTCTAACAACAAGACTTCTACCGCAAGGGGCTATGCAAGCAACGGCAAGGCCATTGTTAGCTTTACCAACAAGGGCGGTGTTAATACGCTCAAGGCATACCCTAAAGCCGATAAAGTGCCGTCTTATCTGCTGATGGACGAAAAAGAGTATACGGCATACGGCAACGCAATCAAATACGTTTACAATTCCGCTTGCCACGTCAACGCAAGCACTACCAACAAAGAGGATGAAAGCATTATCAAAGTTTACACTACCGACTTCCATTCCTGCCTGTCTGATCTCGCAACCATCGTTTTTGGTGAAACTTTCTCTATGCAAGAGTATCCCTCTTTTGGCACAGAAGTCCTTGCAATGGCAAAAACTTACCTTACCACCACTATGGATGGTGACGTTTCTCCGGCAAACCTTCCAATCAATCGTTTCGTCAAGGCTCTTGAACCTATGCTTTTGAGCGTAGCAGCACACAGCGTTTTCCTGAAAGACTATGAACGGGACTATAATCTTGCTTGCAAGCGTTGCAATTCTCGTATCAACAAGGCAACGGCACAGCTTGACAAGGCACAGGCAGAGTATGATAAGGCACTGTCTGAACTTGACAAGGCAAAAGAGCAGATTGTAAAAGACAAGAGCGACAACACCATCAAAGCGTCTACTAAGAAAACCCACGAAAACAATCTTGACAAGGCACAGAAAGAATTTGATGCAAAAAAGAGCGTCCTTGACACCATCAAAAACACTATCAACACCTGGACCATCAAGTTGGCCGATACTCAGAAAACCTTTGAACAGGCAAAAGCAGAGGATGAAAAGAAGTATTAAAGTCAAACACAAGAAGTTAGTCTAAACATACCAGAATGCAATACATAACACGCCTGACGACTAGAGGTACAGGGGGAGAAGTAACCTCTACCAACGGCAAAATGCCGTCACAAGATACCATGAAAGAGGTGAAATATCTTGAAATCCTATCAGAATACGATGGGAGAAGTGCGTCAGAACACTTCTGGGCACTCTATCATCTACAACGGCACAGAAGTCAAAGAGCTTGATCTTTACGGCACATTTGACGGCGTTGTGTTCGTCAGTCGTCCGTTTATCGCAATGAAAACAGGCTTTATGCCTATGTACGTCAAAACGTCTATCGGATGGACTTCTATCCATCCTTGCAAGATTGTTGACTTCCTCAAAGAAGCATACAAGGCAAGAAGTGTTTCCCTTTATGACTGGAATGCCTATCAGCAGAGCAAGAAAGAAAAGCGTCTTGCAATGGAAAAGGTCAAACAGCAGCAGAGTGAAACGGCTTTTTTCAGAGCATCACAAGCTAATGCAGAGGGTTCTTTGCGCTATCATAAGAGCAAAAAATGTCTTGACGATCGCTACAATGAAGTAGGTAAAACAATTCAGAAAAAGCGTTCTCAGCGTGTCGTGTTTGGCTCTAGTGAATACGTCACAGTTTCCGGTTGGATCTACGGCAGAGAAGTCTTGATGAATAATCATAGCTTCCGCATGGATGAAAGAATGTCGTACTACATGGACGGCACTGGATGCTGTGCCCGTGATTTCGATAACAGAGATATGCGCCCTTTGAATGACGTATTCCCTGTGAAATCCGGCAAGAAAGTAAGGTGATAACTTTGAGTTTGACAGTAATTCGTCAAAATGATATAATTGTACCATCAAGAAAAGGCGGTGCAATTATGGCAAATCGTGATTATAAAAAAGAGTATCAGCAGAGCAAAGATAAGGCAAAACTGATTGGCCTGAAAGTTGATGCTGATTTCTTTGATGCTTTTACCGCTAAGGCAGAGCTGAACGGAACAAACAAAAATGCGATTCTGAAAGCCTGTGCAGAAGCGTACACTTATGGCAATCTCATCATTGATGAAAACGGCAAACCTAAAATTGTAGGCTAAACATTAGTCCTGATCTTCTTCATAGGGAAATTCTTTACTTAAATCAGAATAAAAGCGTGAAATATCTCCAATAAGATACGAAAGGGTCTGAACAATAGTATCTTTATCAGTGTTCCAAAGAGAAAACTCATCGGCACAAGACCATTCTTCAAAAATTTCTGTATAAGCACTGATGCGCTCGTAATCAGCCTTAATTAAGGCAGGAGTGTTTTCCGCTAAAGATTCATTTTCTTCGTCGTACCATGAATCAAAATATAATTCTCTAGATAAACGATTCATGTTACAGAACAGATTTGACATAGTGGAAGCGACAAAGGGTGGAATTGCGTCCATTCCATTGTTGAAAAAGCCTATGATTGCAACAGCATTTGCAGACAAATCTCCGTGAAGCTGAACGATTTCGGGCAGATTTTCAATATATTCCATGACAAGAACTTCCTTTCAGATTATAGTGTCTCTATTTTAGCAGAATCGAATATTCACGTCAACAAACACTTTATGACCTAAAAAATCATAAGGTGTTTTCTTTTTACCTTGCTTTGTATAAATATGCAAATATTGTTCAAAATATGCACAATGAAAATACGTCAGAAAAGGAGGATTTATTATGGCAATAATTGCCATTGAATCGGCTCTTGATGTTGCCATAACGTTTGGTGATACAGAGCTTGTGAAAATCTATCAGGAAGCCCTAGCAGAAGCCGGTGTTGAATACGTCAGCACCGCAAAATGCTGGATTGAATAAGAAAGGATGTTTGCTATGAAAAGTCTCTTGATGTTCTTTGGTTACTCGGCATATCAGGCAGGTTGCATTGCACCTATGATGTGGGCTTTCGTAATTTGTGCCATTGCTATTGGCGTGGCAGAATGGAAAGGGTGGTTGAACTAATGTTTCGTAATGTAAAGAGCTTACGATTCATTGGAACGGATGACTTTCACCGTGAAGTATTTATCGATAAGTTCGGCACAGTATGGAAATACACAGAACCCGGTGAAATGCCGCAAGAACGGCATGACAAACTTTACACTTCATCCAGCAACAGCATGGATGGAGAACCAGAAGAACCGATGGCAGATGACCTCGATTACAAGATCTAAAAGGAGAACTGTAATGAACAGAGAAGATATTGATATCCTGGAAGTGGGCAATGCTTACACGGCACTGTTTTACAAGAAGAATCACTATCAGCCATACATTGTGGCGTGGCATTTTGACCCGGATTCCTACACATGGGATCAGGGTCATTATTTTTGTGACCTGAAATCCGCAAAGAAATTCTTTGCAGAGCAGGAGCGCAATAATGCAAATTGCAAGTATTGCGAAAAGCTGGATTGCCCTCACAGGGATTGCGTCAGACGATTGCCCTATGAAAAGGGTGGAATCCTTGCTTGTGAGAATCTTTGGTAAAGGAGAATGAAAAGAATGAGCTACTGTATTATGAATACGGCGTCTGGTGCTGGTGTGTATTTGGCAGAAACGCCGCCGGTTGATTTCAAGAAGTTTGAATCGCTTAAACAATCTTATCTGGATTATTTCGGGAAGGTTTGTGCAAGTGATGCTGTGTTGTTTGACACGAAAGAGCGTGCTAAAATGGCACTGAAACGCTTGATTTTTATGGGATATGGAACGCAATGGTATTTGCGGAAGTATGATGCTTGCATGAATAACGTGCTTCCGGCAGAGATGTAAAAGATATGTTTTAAGGAGAGTTTGATATGACCGCAAGAGAATATTGCAAGAGCCATCCTGTAACCGCTTATGATAGCAGCTATGGCCGTTGTGGCGGCTTTCAGATTCATGGCGATATCGAATACGGCATCGACGATTACCTTTATGGTATGTCTGGTGCGCTATGTGAAGATGAGAAATATCATAGTTACCATCACTTGAAGATCGTCTATGCACCGTCTGGCAGAGCATACGTCAAGTGTTTCGGTAAACGAATCTATCTTGATGAGTGCATGAGAGTGTAAAGGAGAATTAACTATGCGGAGAGGTCAGTATTTTATGAACGATGAAACCGGTGTTATCACCAACATTCATCGGGAAGCTGTCGAATGGTTTCGGCAGGGTGCGAATGTTTCTATCTGGATCAATGGTGTTTTTGTGTGCCGTTGGGGTCACTGATAAGAAAAGGAGAGTACAAAAAATGAAACTTACTCAGAATAAGCTGTCCGTTATCCTAGCTACTGTTGTGGCTGGTGTTTCCATTCTGGCAAACTGTATGACTGCAAACGCAGCAGAGCCTATGAAAACTCGCCTGGAGAATCGTTATGTCCTGGCCGGTAGCGTAGATGAAATCGAAGTATTCCGCAATGGAATCAAAACCATTCATGTTATTGATGAGAACGGCGAGGAATGGTTGTATTCTTATGCAAGCATGGAAGAAACTCCGTCAGATGGTCAGAAAGTGACCATGGTTATGAACAGTAACGGCACAGAAACCATCTATGACGATACCATTGAAGACGTTCTGTGGGAACGGCCTGATTAAGTGAATGTTGATTGATGTTCACAAAATGCTTACAAATAAGCAACGTATCAACGCGCTAAAATGCGACGTTAATAAAATCTACATTTTAGTGCTTGACAAAATCAGCAGTATCCTGTATTCTATAGCTAGAAAGGGCAGTCCATCAAAGGACTTTTATTTTTACCGTATAGCTATATAATACAGGATACGCAAGAAAAGGAGAGTCAACTGCTATGGCTATGTACAAAACTAAGAAGGATGCAGCTTACGCATGGGTTCAGGAATTTAATGCGATTCCTCAGAGTGTTATTGAAAAGCTCGCCAAGGTCGATTTGGAAGAGAATGGCGAAGGTATTACTGAAATCACGCCGCCGTCTTGTGGTGATCGTATCTATATCTTTAGCGGTGACCACTATGGTGAAAATGGTGAGATTCAGAGCTACAACAAAGATGATAACACTTACAAAATTTGTCTTGATGGCACTGGCGAGGAGGTTGATGTCAGAGAAGATGATTTTGAAGTCGAGCGTGACGACTTCTTTCCGATGTGGGGAACGATGTGGCAGTTTAGCGATCCGTGTGATAACTGGTGGCTCGAAAATCATCTTCAAGAAATGGCAGATTGTGGATTCCGCATCTACGAACAAGAGAATTTTGAGTACATTTTCGGTATTGATGGTTGTGGCTACGACTTTTATGAAGCTCATTGGATTCCGCTTTATGAAAAGCGTGGATTCCATTGGGATGATGAGACTGTAAAGGAGATGGAAGAAAATGCGTAAGTACACTCGGAAAGAACTGAAGAATATGGTTGCCCTTGGAATGGCAGAGGATGTTACTCGTGCAAACAATGAAGATTATGAAAAGATTATCAAAAGAGAAGGTTATCTTTCTCAGGTCGGATATTCCTCTGGCGTTTATGGTTGTGACGGAATGTTACTGAAAGGTTATAAAACAGGTGGTTATTATGCAGTGACTTCAAGAACGTCAGCCATTTATATTTTTGGTTAAGAGGTGAATGCTTTGATTATTGATAGCATTCTCGATCGTCGGGACGGAAGGCACTACAGCGCATACGACTTCTATCTTGAAGTTAGAAAGTATGAACGTCTTGGTGTTGGCACGCACGGTGACGATATTTCTATCGCCATGGATTACGGCGATAACCGTGATGTGCAGCGTGTGCTGTGTCAGTACGTTCAACGCAATGGCTACCCGGCAGACATCGAAAGTTACATAAGAAGTCAGATTTGGGTTGTATAAACAGCAGATGCTAGGTGATTAGCGGTACTAGGGCAGACATAACCGCTACCAGAATGCGAAAGCACAAAAATATTAAAAGGAGATGTGAGTATGTCATACATCAATGACAAGGAATTTGAGGTGCTCGGAAAAGTGTGGACTCAGTTGCGGGATAATAACGGTCATGTTTCTGAGGATGTATTTCTTGAGTTTTCAGATTTGATGCACAGTTTTGGCGAATACCGTCAGAAGCAAATTGAAAAGTCTATTGCTCGCATGAATAAAGCAAGAAGTGAAGATAAAGAATATGGCCGTCGAAAGAATAAGTTTATAAGAGCTTATAGATGGACGTATGGCAGTACAGCAAAGAAGGCACGAGAAATGTATGAAAAGTACAAAACAGAATCGCCTGATCAGATTGATATTGTCATCGAATATTACGAAGATGGAATGAAAGAAATCTAAAATCATGCTTTTATAGGAGATGAAAATATGAAAACTGTATATGTTATTGCCGTAAAGCATTTATTCGACTACGAAGGAAACACTCTTAATCGTTGGGAGTATGTTCAATTTGGTGAGTGTGGGTACACATTTTTTACTGAATCCGTTGATGGTGCGCAGCACTTTTATTCTATTGATAAGGCTCAAAAATGGTTTGATGAAATCGGTCATGGACTTATCTTTTACGGAAATTGTAAAGGTCAGTATGATTTAGAGTCTCTTTGTATTAAGAGCGTTGTTTTCCGAGACCCTATTGTAAATTTTGTAAGAGATTTGGATTTCAAAAACTGATAAAACAGATATTTTACAATGATTGAGGTGATAAATATGACTGAAAAAGATAAGCGTGTTTTGAAGTATGCGATTGATAATTTGATTGCAAGAGAAAATAACTTGTGCGAAGGATCTTGTAAAAACAATCCAGTACATAGAGCAGAACGTGAACGAGATCGTGATTTGATTATCTTTGGCATTCGTGATGTTTTGTGCGAGGTTGAGCGTCTTGAAGAACAAGAGAAAGAGATGCTGGAAAAGGCAAAACATGAAGTGGTTCAGTTTTGATTGAGGTAATAGAAAATGTATACTAGCGAAACTGTAAAACAAGTTACCGATTGGATGATTAACAGTATTTCTGACTGGATGGTCGAAAGTGGAACAAGAAGCACCACAGAAGGTAATTGGATCATCTATATTTACGAGATCACCAGAAAATTCAATGTAACAAAAAACTGGGTTACGGCATTCCGTGACGAGATTGTAGATGCTCTTTATAAACACGAAGCGGTTGCAGATGTGCTCTATGATTTTTCTCCTGATGGCACTGTGGAGGATTTCGACATTGATTTTTATTTAAGTTTTTGCCAGAACCTGAGCGATGAAAATTGAGGTGATAGAAATGGATACTAACATAAACCATCTTAACAGTAGAAAAGAATACATGGAGCTTGTTCATCACAATTCTAGTCCGTTTGATTTTTGGGAAGAAGTGCGAAAATTTCACAAGGAACGTGAGCAGGAGGAAAAAGAACATGACCAACATTGAAAAGAATATTATTCTCGCAGCTCTTTCTTCTTATCGGCGCAAGCTGATGGATCAGAGTGTTTCATTCCTTAGAGCTGGTAACCATGAGGATGCAAGAGCAAGCACGATTGAAGCGGCCAACGTGAATGCGTTGGTGATTAAGTTTACAAGAGAAAAGGAGCTTGCAATATGATTTCAATCACCGAAAATGACATGAAAGTTAAAATTCCAAACGGATATCTCGTGTGTGTTCCTACGGGTGGTGCTGATGAATATCCTGGTGTTGGTGTTTTCTTTTCAAAAGACGGAAAATATGCAAGCTGGGACGATTTAGTATCAATGACAGAATATAATTCGGCGTTTGAAAACATTCAAACAGTTGGATTTAAGAAAGGTAGCGACGATTATGTGGCCGCTATTCGATTTGAAGATGGCGATATTAGTACAGATTGAGGAGTTTGCAATATGAATAGCGAAAATAAGATTGTTGTTACTAGCTGGAATGGTAAGTCTTGGGAAATGACACCTGAACAGATTGAAGCAGCGTACCGTTACAAAGAGCATCAGTATCGTATTGAAGATGCAGAGAATCAGCTTGATGGCAATGCTGATTGGATTGAGGAAGAATACGGTTATTCTCACGATGAGATTATGGATTTTGCTGACGAATTAGCAGAACGATTCGAGGATAAATTTGATTGTAATGTATCAGAAAATGATGATTGGGTAGCACGTATCATAGAGATGTTTGACGCCGCAGGTAGAAAGGAGAGCAACGATGACTGATCCTTGCCGTTATTGTGTAGCACCGGAGCGTTATCCTGGTTGCCACGACCATTGCGAAAAGTTAAAAGCCCATCGTGAAAGTGATGAGTATAAAAAGCTGTGCGAATACAAAGAAAAGTATTTCAGAAACAATATGCCGAAAAATACGGTAGCAATCTATTATGATATGCGTCGTAAGAAGCATAAAGGTTTACATATGATGGGCTATAAAGGAATGGGTGTTTAATATGGACGAGAATATTTTCAATAATATAATGGATTTTTTCGATGAATGGGAAGATACGTTAAATCATCGTATCGACACTACCATTGAAATGACAAATGGGAAACCCGAATTAAACAACCATAAAGAAAGAGTTATTAACAAAATTACGGCGCAGAAAAAATTTCTCTGGGAACTAGAAAAATCTTTCTATAATAGATTTCAAAAGAGCAAATGAGGTAATAAAATGAGAGAATTTGAAGGTTTTATTTTTCCTAACGGAAGAATTGTAGCGATTCCTGAAGAGGAATATATGGCAGCTATCGAAGCAGGGAAAGAAATTCTTGTGTTCTGCGGTGGATGGGCTGGTGGATACGCTAGAGCGTTTGGAGCAGATAAGGAACAGGATATTTACGAGCCTGATAAAACTTGTTACATGGTCTATTCGTATGATGTCATGGATAAGACCTTTACGCCAGAAGATATGAAGCGGTTCGCTAAAGTGATTGTCACAGATGGTATCCGTGTGTACATGAAAACAGGTGAGTCGGCCAGTGATTATTATTCTGGAACCTTCTGTGACTGTGGTACGAAAGACAGGCTCGAAGAACATTACCCTGACACTTGTAGCAACGATATTGAACAATACGATTTCAGTGATTGTCAGACAGTTGATTTTGATATGACGGTTCGTATGCTTGGTGCAGATGATAAAGATTACGAAGGTATGGTAAAGATGCTCAAGGGGATTTTGAGGTGATAAAATGATAAAACGTGACTTTGAAAAGTATGGAGTCAAGTTTCATTTAAATGATTTCCGTCGTAATGAATTCGATGCTCGTTACACACTACTTTATTTTAATGATGCTATAGGATGCTGGGATGAGTGTTGTCATGTGTCCACTAAAAAAGAAGCCATTGACGCAGTTGACTATATGAAAAGATGGAAGATAAACGCATTCAGAGAATAACAAGAGGAGTATAAAATGTGGGATTTAGTTGAAAATGAATATTCTAAAAAATATGGAATTGGGTGCGCAACCTTTTTTCGTGACAAACAATTAAAAACAGCAATGGTTATGTATAAATATAATGGTCGTAGCGTTATGTTTTGCTATTCCGAGTACGATAATAAGATTCTATCTGACGGTGATAAAGACGAAATTGAGATGACAATCAAAAAGAAACTCAACTTTTGGAAGGATTAACTATGTGGGATTTAATTAAAGATGAATACTCTGAAGAATATAAAATCGGAAGAGCAAAGTTCAAGAACAAACAAACAGGTCATTACTTCACAATCATGTATATGGTATTTAGTTTTTATATTTCTTTTTATTATCCAGAGTATTCTTTCTTTTTTGTTCTTCCTACCGCAAGAGATAAATAAGAAATGAAAGAAATTATTATTTTAAGACATTCTAAAACTTTGGAGGATTAACTATGTGGGATCTGAGGGAAGTTCACGCTTGTTTTGATGGCCAAGGCTGGGTTTGGAATGAATCTTTTCATCACAAGAATGTGTTCGTAGGAGAGAATGAAGATCCGAAAGAAATCTTTTGGCAGGAATGTCAGATGTTCTTTCTTCAGGATTATCTAAGCAAGTGTGAGATTGTGGATGACGGCGACATTCTGGAACTTCAGCTGAAAGATTCCGGCGAACCAGTTCTCGCTATGATTGTGGCAGGGTAAAGGAGAATAGAGATGTTGCTTTTTAATGACGTTCTGGATGACTGCGTAGTAATTGTTAAGGATAATAATGGCAACAGTAGAGTTATTTCTGGCAGTGCTGATTCCATGCTTTATGACTGGTGGCACGAATGTAATTATGTGGCAAGTAATGACTCTTTGGTTGTTTATGCAGCTTGTTTTGGAGTGGAAGTGAAATGCAAAACATTCGGAGAGTATATGGAAATGATTGATAGAATTGCTGGAAGTTGCGACAGAATGGAAAGAGGAAAATGAATTATGACACGGTTTTATCTTAATACAGGCGCTCTTAATCGTTGGATGTATCAGAATAAAGCACAATGTACGGGTGCTTACATTGAGGGTGTTCTGGTTGATAGTTTTGTCGTTGAAACAAAGCGTGGAGTCGCAGCTATCTATGAACACTACCTGAACGAGTGGACAAGCAACTATTATGTTGAGTTCGCACCGTACAAAAGCGGGGCAGAGGTAAACGAACTCTGGAAAGAATGGAATGAATTTGAAGAAAAGGCTAGTGAATAAGAGGTGATGGAATATGAATGATGTTGAAAAGATTATCAATGCCTTGAAGGACGAATATTCTTATTGCCAAGATATTGCTTACACTGCACAAAAAGAAGGCGATGAAGAGAGAATGACATGGTATTATGGCAAAGCAACCGGAATTAAAAAGTCTATTGAAGCAATCGAAAAAATGAAGAATTACGGAATTATTTTATAAAAGTGAGATTTTAGATATGGAAAAACTGTATTGCTACGATAATGAAATCATAAAGTGGACTTACGGCGACAATCTATACTGTTTGCATATCCAACACGATGATGAGGCAGATAATAATCCTCGCTGGTGGGATGATCATGATTCTATAATGGCTTGTTTTCATTCTCGGTATCGTCTTGGTGATAAGATTGATGCGAGTACGGCAGAGGAGTTTTGGAACGATCTGGTTTACGAGATGTGCGAGCCAGAAGAAATTATCAATGCACTTATTAACAAGAAAACCATTGATGTAATTGCAGAAAAGAGTGTTCATGATGATACATATTATCTTTCTGTTCTTACTGATAATGGAGAGTATACTCATTTTTGTCAGGGTTTGAAGGAGAATGAAATCCCAGTATATGCTGAGGGAGAATTATCCATTAAGGATTGTCAAATTCTTCTTGATATGTATATCGCATGGCTTCCACTCTGGTTACATGACCACTCTGGCCTGTCTATGGATTGTAATACACAATTCAGAGGTTCGTGGGACGATAGCAATGTTGGTTGGATTATTACAAAAGTTCCTAGCGGTTCTGATGTTTACAAAACAGAAGCGGAACGAATCATGCGTGACGAGGTTAAGACCTATAGCGATTATCTTTCCGGTGAGAACTACGGCTATACGCTTTATCGAGAAGAACACGGAGAATGGAATGAGATTGACAGAGCATTCGGATTTATCGGTTCCGACGTGCTTGAAAATGGTATTGTATACAGCGCCGGTTGTGGTCTTGAAAAGGCATTAAAGGAAGATCGGTGCCGTATCGGTGATGCAAAGAAGGTCGTTACCGTCACTTATAACTTTGATAATATTTAAGGAGGCATGGATCATGAAGAAACTCACAGCAGAAGAGTTTGCCAAAAAGGTTATGGAGAACGGCACTGAAATTGATTACAGCGAATGGGCTTCTAAGAATCGCGGTTGCGAGGTCTGGGAAATCTATGCACACATCAATGAGAATGGTGAAGTAGCCCATGGAAATGGAATCGGAATCGAAAGTATCTGGACGTACCTAGAACTTGAAAATGAAGAACAGAGCAAGGCGTTTATGAACGGCGAGTTGGATGATATGGAAAAGAAAGTTATTATTGATGATCTTTACCCTGAATATCTTAAAATTTTGGAAAACTTATAATGATTTTATTTTTAGGAGAGGAAATATTATGGATAACAATATGATGGAAAGAATCAAGTATCTGAAGCGTGAGCTTTTTATGGATGGGCTTGATACTATTGAAAACTTTATTGGCTACAAACTGAACGAAGACGAGGATGATGATGTTATTGAACGCCGAGTGGATATTGCAATCGATTCGATGTCGGAAGATGAGTTGAATATTTGGTTTGTAAAATATAATATTATTTGAATCTTCGGACGAAAATATCTTTTATGAGGTGCGAATGTATGAAAATAAATATTGACATTGATATTGAACGTGTTGGAAGTGGTTTGTTTAACGTCTATATCAGTGATAATGGAAACTCTGGTGCTGAATACAAAAATGTAGATTGCGATCAGATTGGTGAGTATGTAGCAGATTTGATTGATTGTTTGGAAGAAAGTTATGAGGTTTAAAGTATGAGTTACAACAGTGGACCTTGTTGGTCATGCATTGAGAAATCTTGTAAGAATTGTCCGTGTGCTATTGCAGAATCTTTTGATGGAACTTATTTAACGGCACAATGGATGTTAAAACTAAGAGAAAATAAAGATGATTGCGATAAATTCGTTGAACGTCTTTGGAAAGAGAACACGGATTTTGCATGGGTTGAAAACGAACGTGGAGAATTAGTTCTTGATCAGAAGTGGAGAGGTTTTCCCGTTGGCAATTTCACACAGGATGAATGGTTTCATTTGGTAGATGAGTTCCATAGTAAAGGCGTTGGCTGGGTTTACGAGAATGTGAGTGTGTAAAAGTTAAAATTTAAGAGGAAAATACCATGAAAACTTACACAAAAGACGAACTTTATAATCTCCTGAAGAACGGCGCTATTCTTGATGAATTGCTTGATATGAGTGATGGGCAAGAGTGTACGATATTTAAAGCGGATTGCTTTCCTGAAGAGGACTGTTACAACAGCGTTATTTATATTCCTGATCTCGATATGAATGGTGTTGCCTATGACCATAAAATGACTTTGCAAGAACTTGCAGACGCATATACGAACTTTTACACTGCACAGGATATTATTGATATCTGTGAAGGTGATGAAAAGAAGGCAAAACGAGTGTTTTACAATTGTGATTGGCAGCATCCATCCACCGAACTTACAGAGATGGAAGCATTTGACGAAGATGATTGCGATGCTCGATATTATTATGCTGAAACTCGTTGGTGCATCGATGACGTTATCGATGCAGCGAAAAGAAAAGGTATTGTATTGAGCCAGCAGCAGGCTGAATTGTGGTGGGAAAAGAATGAAAATTGGTTCAAGGATACTCTTACTGAATATGGTAATGAGATTCTTTTTAATGCAAAATTTTAGTGAGGTGTAAATATGTGGTGTGTTATCGAATGTGGTTCTGAAGGTGAAATTTTTGAGCCTGAGTTTTTTCAAAACGAAAAAGAAGCTATGAAATATATCGTGGATGATTCGAAAGAATGCTATGCAATGTATTCTGACCTTCCTAATGTTCTGGCTTATTATGATAGTGACGAACTCGAAGCACAGGTTTGGACGGATGAATTTAGTTTCAGATGGAAAGCATTTGATATTTCTAACAAATTGATGTAAAAGGAGAGTTTTATTATGGAATATGACACTCAAGCGATGGCCGAGGTCCTTTGTAAAACAGCAGGCGTTGAATATAGCTCTGATTTGGAAAAATTGCTGTACCATTTAGATGTTCAAGCACAAAATCCTTACAATGCAGATTTTCGGCGTACAGGTTTGGCTATCATTGCAAAAGTGTGTGAGGAGTTGGAAAAACGATAATGTATTACCATCTTGAATATTCCGTTAGACACTTTATGTACGGTGATACATACAGAGGGCATGAAATCTATCCCACAAAAGAGCTGCGTGATGCGGAACTTAACTGGATAAAAACGTGCTACAGCAAGCCGACAGAGCTTGTCTATACAACGTATGAAACCGAAACACTTAATGAAGATAAGATAATAATATAATGAGGAATTAAGGGAGTGAGAGTTATGATTATCCAAAATTGCGGATGGGATCATTCAGTGGATGAAGTTAAGGAAGCTCTTGATACACTTTCATATTGGTTAAGAGAAGGTGTGAGAGTTGGGATTTTTAATAAAGAAACCAACAAATATGAGTTACTAAAACCTTTTGATTCAGAAAAAGCTTTTATTTTGGAGGACATTAACTTATGACGGCACGTGAGATTGCAGAAGATTTCGTCAGTACAATGAACCCGTCAGGTTGGGACGGTGTTGGGAAGAAACCTGATGATTTTAATGATAAGCAGCAGGTTACATATCATGTGTGTAAATATCCCGATATCGATGTTGATATCCATTACGAATATGACGACAACAAATGGTGGCACGTTTGCGAAGCATACGACAAAGAACTTAATGAAAGACTTTGTGGTGGTGCATGGGGCGATACCGTGAACAATATTGATGATATGATTAGAACTATTAAATGTCTTTTCGATATGTTAGGCATTAAACTTTAATAAAATCGAGGTTTTAGATATGTTTGAACTTGACAGAATTTATCTTCGTAGAGACTGCATTGTAATCGTCGAAGAAAATGATGAAAAGAGCGTGATTACTTCGAGTGTATCTGATTTGGTGAGACTGTATCACAATGGTGGATATCAGCGTCCTAATGATGATGCAAAAGTTCTTTATTGTTCTATCTGCGATTTGAAAATGAAATGCAAGACATTTGGAGAACTTATGAATATATTTAACAAGATTGTAGCAGAGTGCTGTTGAGGTTTTAGAAAATGGAACGAACTATGAATGATAAACTTATGGAAGCGGCACAAGTTCTTATTGAAAATGGAATGAACGCCGATGATGCGTATGTTGTTTTACAGACGCAATGTTATATCCTTTTGGACATAGAGATTGATGATTATCTCACAGATGAAGATTATGAAGAACTCGAAGAATACGAGCAACAATTGAATAAAAAGGGAATGTGACTATGATTACGGTTGTTTATGACGATACGATGTGTAATGGTCCTTACCGTGTAGAATATAAAACAATGGAAGATGCGGTAGAGTCTGTCAATAATGATTTTGAGAGACTGATGAAAGAACTGCGATATGAAGGTTATGAACCTGAATGGATTCGTGACTGCCACCATATGTTAGAGGTTTATGTTCCGAATACGTCTATTAACGCATGGTGGGATTTTGAGTAAGGAGAATTAAAATGAATACTAACGAAATCAAAATGTTTGAGCAGAAGATGATTGACAGCGCATTTATTGACGCTGTTGATTATGATCCGAAGGTTGCTGCACGAGCTGTTGGAGCACGTAGTATGAAAATGAATGGTGTGAGCTCCTTTAATGAATACATTAGCTACTTACAGACAATTACCGGCAATACAAAGTTGTTCTGGAAGTATCAGTTTTGAGGTGACGATTATGAGTGAATTTGAAAATCATGTTTTTGATGTTTGGAATCGCTTTGTAAGAAATATGCCTTGCTGTCCAGAAGATGGTTGTGATCGTTGGTGTGATGGTGAGAATATTCTATGCAAAACATATGAAGATGCACAGAAGGTCGCTGATTATATTGATGAAAAGGCTGGACGAGCAATATCTGCTACAGGTTTTTATGATCCAGAAGAAGATAAGAGAATGGGATGTGTAGATAAGTATACTGGATGGTATTATGTCACAATCTGATAAAACAGTTCTTCTAAAAAAATGAAATACAAAGGAGTAAAACAAAAATGACTACTAACAATTCTATGGCCGTAATAACATCTAAGCCCTTTGGCGCACTGAGTATGGATGTATACGAGGATAGTAAGCATCAGTATTACATGACTCGTGAACAGATTGGTAGAGCGCTAGAGTACAGTGATCCTGTAACGGCAATTTGTAAGATTCACAACCGAAACGCAGACCGTCTTGACCCACTTTCATCGACTACCAAGTTGGTAGTTGGTGAGAAGAACAGAACGAATACACGTGAATTTTATATGTACAGTTTACGTGGCGTCATGGAGATCTGTCGTCTGTCTCGTCAGCCGAAGGCTGATGCGTTTATGGATTTCTGCTGGGACATTATGGAATCTTTGATGCGTGGCGATACCGTTTTAGCTACTCCTAAAATGGATGCTGCATTGAGCAAGGAGTTTATTGATGTAAGACTTCACGCTCTGTTTGATAGCATGAAGAGTCTTCATAGTGAACTTAATTCCACCCGTAAAGATCTTAGTGAACAGATTGAGGAAGCTCGTGCCACTAGCAACGAAGCGCTGAATGTGATTAGTAGCGTATCTCAGTGTGTCCATCAGATTAAGGACAAGCAGATGGATGATGCGATTCGTTCTACCAGAAACTTTACTCCTCGTAAGGACGTGGTGAGTGACTGGCGTAAGAAGATGTATGAACGTATCAATGTGATTGCGAAAATCAATGAGATGAAGGTTCAAGATGTGTTTCGTGATGTTTACGAATACATGAATAGTGTTTATACCTTCGTTATCGAGGAAGAGCGTAGAAAGTATTGCGCAAGAACTGGTCGTACTGGTTACATCCCTACGATTGATGTGGTCGAAGCAAGCACAATGTATAAGTCTATCTTTGGTGCTCTGGTTGAGGATCTGTATACCGAAGCGGTCAGCAAGAAGAAGGAAGAAGCTACTGAACGGAAAGCTTTGCCTGAAGCAAAAACTATTGAAGCAGCTCCTGAAGTGGCTGTCTGTGATGCTCCTGTGATTGAGGTGGAAGTTAATGAAGTTGAGTCTGAGCCGGTTGCGGAAGAAAAGCCCAAGAAGCAGAGCGAAACGGCGAAGATTCTTATCCCGATTCTGTTACCTTTGGCAGAAAAGCTTAATGATAAGCCGCAATACAAGCACACTTATACTCTGATTTACGAGCATATTGGTTATAAGAAGATGAATAATTTATTTATTGCTTATGAAAAAGCTCACGGTAAAGCACCGAATCCGAAGACCAAGGTGTTTATTGAAAACGAAAAGAACCTCGCGTTGTTTAAGAAAGCCGTAAAGCAGCTGATGAAGGAGCAATTTGAAAAGAATTGAGGTACATAAAAATGAAGATTTATGTTTTACACGAATGTATTGATTCTAGCGATTTTTACGCAGAAGATAATGTGATTATGGTCACAAAGGATAAAATCAAAGCAATTGATAAAATGGTATTTCTGTTTAATGAAAGCAAGAATGATTTACAGCCGGTAAGCGATGACGAGACGTGGTGCGTTGCTACTGAAGCATCCGTTGTTAGTGGAGATTCTGGAAATTATTATCGCCATCACTGGAAAATTGATGAGTTTGAGGTATAAGAAAATGATGAAATATGGAAACATAACGTGTAAACGATGTGGGGTTACGTGGTATGGGCCAAAGTGTGGAAAGCTCTATTGTGATAATTGCAGAAGGATTGTGGATAGAGAAAAAGATATTAGATGTAAAAATAAAAAGAAACACAAACCGACATTTGTTGAAATTACAAGAATGGCAGATGCAGAAGGACTGTCCTATGGTAAGTATTGTTTAAAATATGGAATCTAAAGGAGACGCAAATATGAACGCAGTACCTGAAAAGAACGAAAATAACGCAGTTGAGTTTAATCCGCCAAAGGTTGATCCTGCTCCCAAAGTGAAACATAACCAGGCGAAGAACTATAATATCAAACGCAAGGAAGCTTGTAATGGAACGGTGCAGCCTATTAAAGATGTAGAGGATATTAAACGAATTTCGGAATATTTTTGGAATCGTGGGATGTACCGTGATTGGTGTTTGTTTAATGTTGGTGTATGTACTGGTTTTCGTGCAAGCGATTTGCTTCGTTTTAAGGTTTCAGATGTTACAACGCAGAGGGTAAATGGAAAGTTGCAAGTAAATGCAAATGCAAAAATACGAATGAAGGAAAAGAAGACTGGAAAATACCGTATTGTTTTTCTTCCAGAATCTGCTTTGGAAGTGATTTCTACTTATATCAATAAAGTTAAGCTCCATTATGACGATTGGCTTTTCCCGTCATGTAAAGGCAGCTCTCGCAATTCACTGAGGAGCACAGGTGGGACATCAATTAGTAAAAAGACTGGAATTATGTATACACACGAGGCAAATCCAAAGGTAGCCGGGGAGCCGCTTGATGTGGATAGTTTTGGACGAATTATGAAAAAGGTTCAAAAGGATATGGCTCTTCCATATAATCTTGGAACACATAGTTGCCGTAAGACATTCGGCTATCAGTTTATGGTACAGCACCGTGATGATGTTATGGCTCTGGCCTGGCTTCAGCACGCTTTGAATCATAGTAGTCAGGCAATCACTCTTCATTATATTGGTCTTGATTCAGAAGTGGATGAGAGATATTACTCTGGAATCAATTATGGTGTGAATACTCATAGTGAGAATTCTTGAGGTGTATGATGGCTGATACTTATATTAAAATCTGGGATACTTACGAGAGCTACTTTGAACCACTTAGTGCTGCTGAGGTGGGGCGTTTGGTACTGGCGATGATGAAATATAAATCGTCTGGAACGGAGCCTGAACTCAACGGAAATGAGCGGTATGTGTGGCCTGCTATAAAGAGAGATTTAATTAAAGATGCTGAATACATCGAAGGTAAGCGTATTTCTGGAAAAGCTGGTGGCGAAAGCAAACGCAAGCAAAGCGAAGCAAACGAAAGCAAAAGCAAGCTAGAAAAAGAAAAAGAGAAAGAAAAAGATAAGATATCGTCTTCGTCTTGTGATGGGACGACAACGACGAAACCTATCGAGGATGTTTTCCGAGAGAATATCGGGAAGCTTGGTGCTACTGGTCAAAAAGCTTTGGCAGAATATGTTGAACGCATGGGCGATGAACTTGTGCTTGCTGTGATTGGAAAGTGTTCTGATCTTGGTGGTAGTACATGGGCTTATGTGAGAAAAGCACTGGACGAAGCTGAATCACTTGGTTGTAAAACTGCTGATGATTACCGCCGGGCGTGTCCGATAGGGAGTGGTCGCAATACGAGAGTGGATAGACAAGCTTCCAGTGGAAATGATTGGTTAAAAAATGCAACGAAACGTCGTCAACTAGTTAAAAGAGAGCTAGAAACAGCATGAATGGAGGTTTGAATTATGGGATTGTTACTTGGTTTGGGTTTGCTTGGCGCAGCGTTTGGTATTGACGCAGTAAAGCAAGCGCCGTTTGATAGAGCGCATCGCCGTCTCGAAAACGAATGGGGCACTTGTACATCAGAAGAGAGTAAGCGATGTGATGCTCTGAAGTATGCCGTGCAGAACGGTTTGTGTTTTGAGGATGAGAAGAAGCCTGTGATTGAGTGGCAGAAGCTGAGAGACCTTCAGTGGAAGTATCAGCTGGCTGGTATCTCTTGGCCGAGAGAATCTGCGATTCGAGATGTGTGCCGTCTGGCAGCTCGTGACCGTGGATTTGAGTACAAGGGGTATCTTCGTAATACATTGACATTTGGCTACATCACTGATCCGAAAAACATTTGCAAGCTTGGCATCGTAGATTGAAAGGAGATTTGAAATGAATAACGCTCGTAGAAAAGCTATTAAGCAGACCATTAACCGTTTTGATTCCATCCGTGAGAAGCTGGAAGAGCTGGTGTCGGAGTTCGAAAGTGTAAAATCAGATGTTGAGGACATTCAGTTTGAGGAGGAGGAGTATCGTGATTACATGCCGGAGAATCTGCAGGGGAGTGAGCGGTATGATAAAGCAGATTATGCTTGCACGAATCTGTCTGATGCTGTGGATGCTCTGGATGATATGATTGATGCTCTGGATTTTGATTTTGGTGATGTGACTACCTATCTGGAGGAAGCGATGGAATGATTAACGCAACAAACCCATTGAGGAGAAATGCATGGGCTGTGTTCTTGTACAGAGGCAGACAAGTCTATTCGTATCTTTTGCGTAATAGCAATCTTGGGGACAAGGAACGCATGGTAGAACTGCTGGCACGAAGGTACATGACAGCGCCTGAAAACATTGTTGTAGACATTGAATTTAGAGATTGAGGTGATAAAGAATGACCGCGTTTATAATGTTTGTTTTGAATGTGGCACTGATAATAACGGTGAATAGTAATCCGTTTGTGTTTTGATTGAGAGGTGTGGATATGAGTATGTTGCAAGAAGAGTATAATTTGACGGATGAAGGACTTAAACAGTTGCTTTATGATATTCGACATCCGAGCATGGAAGCTGCTATACGTCGTGAAAAGATGTACAAAACATATTTATTGAATGTAGATGTTGAGTATGATGGTGAATCAGAAGTGGTTGATTTTAAAGACTTAGATATTCGACTGGAGGTGTAACTATGAATATTCTGAGTTTTAATGGAAATGAAAATCCAAAAGGGAGAGATGGTGATGTCGTTGTCAAGTTAAGTTATCAGGAACTGTTTAAGTTAAATAATATTTTGTATCACGCTCAAAAAGGCGGCGAGATAAAGGACGTAGTGGACTTTAATATTCGAAGGAATTTTTACATGGCGCTTAATTTGGTTCAACATGGTAGTCTGGATTCTATTTCGCTAGAAATCATGTTAAAACTTTATGAAAACAATAAAACCTAAATTCTTTGGAGGGAAAATTAAATGATTGTTACTATGTATCGAAGAAAATGGAAATTCTCTGTGATGAGCGCAGAAGATGCAGAAGACTTTATCCGACAGCCACATTTTGAACGGATTCGGTTTATCTCAATCACTGAAGCTAATGGTCATCATATTGATTTTCATAAGTGTGAGGGCAATATTACTTTTCTACCGCTGAAGTTTGATGATTGCACTACTGATTTAGAAGGCACCTGTATCACTGATATTCAAGCTAAAAATATTGTGAATTTTGTTCTGAATAACCATGAAGAAGATAAGACGGATTGGTTCTGTGTGAATTGTAGTGCTGGCGTATCAAGATCCGCAGCCGTGTGCGCTGCTGTTATGAGAATTCTGTGTAATGATGATATGCCGGTATTTACAAACAGCTACTTCTGCCCGAATATGACGGTGTACAGAGAGGTGTTGAATGCTTGGATTAACCGTCTGTCTGATGAAAATGAAAGCGTTTCGACCGAGATATGGAATACTGTAAATAAAGATATGGTAGAGGAGTAAAACATGAAATATACAAAGCGTGAAATCATTAGCGCATATCGAATTCTCACGAAGAATATTCAGCAGAATGATCTTGGCTGGCGTGGAAAGATAATTTTAAGTGATGTACTTGATGACTATTTCAGTCATATTGAAGGTGAAATAGTTGTCGTCGATCCGAAGTATGGAGGTTTTCGCTGTCCAAAATGCAATACGGTAATTACAAGTAGGTATGATCACTATTGCAGAGATTGTGGTCAGAAGTTTGATTGGAGAGAAACAAGATGAAGATTGATTTGACTCTCAATGAAGCACGAGTTATACAAGACGCACTTGATGCAACAAGCCTGTGCCGATCTGGATGCTATATGGGTTATAAGAGCGGCGACGAGGATCTGTGCTTTAGGCTTGATAAGGATGGAAATTATCGCTGTAAGCTGATGCGAGAAATTGATTCTATCAATAATAAGATTGAGGACGCAATGGATGGAAAGGGTAATGATGGAAAGAAATAACGAGAAAATCAATACATTGCGCAAAGGTATTAAGCGGTTAACAAACGAGCTTGATGAGCAATGGAAAGCGCTAGAACATTTTTCTGGAGATTTATATGAAATAAAACGTGTTGAGTATTTGGCAGAACTAAAGACTATAAAAATTCTTGGTGGATTTTATTTCCGTTATGATAACGGCAAGCATACGGTTTCCATTATGGGGCTTGATGGCCAATGATGTAAAAGTATGCAAGAATTGATAAAATCCGGGTTCTTGTGGATAATTAACAAAAGGATGTGCAGACCGATGATATAACTATTGATGACGTAGGATTATTAGTAAAATTTTGGTAATTTTGATAATTGTATTGTATTTGATCTTTGTGCGGTGTATGCTTGAGACAACCTCAATACAAACGGTTAAATCAAAAGACATGTGAGGTTAATATAATGTGGATTATGATAATGTCGTTTATTGCATTTTACTTTATACTGCTTGTTCCTTTTGGGATTTTTGTAATGGGACTACTGAAAGTGGCGTCTATTGCAGACGATCAAAGTGAGCAGTGGGCAGTGAGACATGGAAAGTGTGGGCGAAATGAATGATTTGAAACAATGCCCATGCTGCGGTGGTCCAGCAACGCTTTTTAAATGGAGGGCACAAGTCGTATGTGATTATTGCGGACTGAGAACAAAAGCGTATTACGATGATCTTGTTAATTGTGGAGCGCCAGATAATAATACGCTTTCGGATGCAGTAAATGCTTGGAATAAACGAGTTGATAAAAGTTAAGATTTAAGGAGAGATAGATATGAGAATTGTAGATATTGAACCTTTAATGGATGAGCTTTCCGAAGAAATTGATGCCGCACAGATTCGAGGTGATATAGAACGCATTCAAATTTTTACGGACGAATTAGATGATATAAGCTCCATCCCGGTTATTGACGATTTGAACACGAAACTTAAAATTAGTAGATGGGTCAGAACAAAGAAAATGATCGTCTCTTATCGCTGTGAAAAATGTGATTTTGAAATTGAAGGGACGCTTTTGTATAAATATTGTCCTGAATGCGGAGCAAAAATGCAGAATTCAAGAGACTGATAAAAGCTGAGATTTAAGGAGAATACCTATGAGAATAAAAGTTGGAGATAGAGTTTACGATAAAGTATCTCAACGATACGGTATCGTGGAAAGATTTATTGGCGAAGATTTTGTTGGAATGTACTATGTAAAAATTGACTGTTCCGAGGAAAGCGAATGTCGATTTCCAGAAGATATTGAATTGGCAGATTCTTCAGAAAAAGATGGCCGTGATTCTAATTCTATGAAAATAATCTATTGCAAGGATTGTGAACTTTGGAATACATGGGACAAACAAGGAGAATTGTGCAGCTGCGCTCATTTTACTCTTGATAATTCCAATGCTGTATATACCAAGCCAGAGGATTTTTGTAGTTATGCAGAACAACGATAAAAACTAAGTTTTAATATAGGTGATTCTATGACAAGAAATGAATTGCTTGGAGCATTGTGCTTTCCAGAATATAACTTCGTCCGAGATAATGAACATCTTGGAAAGCATATGATGTTTGTGACGGTTGGTGGTAGTCATGCTTATGGAACGAATGTTGAGGGTTCAGATCTTGACATCCGTGGTGTGGCATTAAATTCAAGAGAAGACCTTCTTGGTCTTGGCGAGTTTGAGCATTATGTGGATACTCAAACTGATACAACAATCTACAGCTTTAACAAGGCTGTGAAGCTGATGTGCAGTGGAAATCCTAATATGTTGGAACAGCTAGGAAATGCCGATGAACTCGTTATTAGCTATAATCCAATGACAAAGTTGCTTATGGATAATAAAAAATTGTTTCTGTCGAAGCGTGTAATCTATTCGTTTGGTGGCTTTGCAGGTAAGCTGATTCAGAAGGCTGATACGCTGGATAAAGATCCAATTTATCATGGTTCAAAGAAAATGCACAAGACGGTGATGAATGCAATTCGCTTATATAACATGCTATTTGACATTTTGGAAAAATGTGAAATCAAAACTTATCGCAGCGAAGAGCATGATATTCTAATGAGATTGCGAAATGGCGATTACGATTATGAAGAACTGCGTAACTATGTGCTCCCAGCTTATGAGACCAGACTGCAAAACGATAAGAAAGAAACTGAGCTGCCGGACAATGTTAATTGGAAGTTAGTCAACGAGCTTGTAATGACCGTTAATAAGGAATCTTTAGAGATTTGATAAAACCAATATTTTAGGAAAGAAGGTGTGAACTTATTATAAACAAATTATTGATAAATAATGAGCAAAAGATTGCTATTATATGTATGATGTGTCTGTTGGCCGGAAATATGGCATTGAAAGTGATGCCAAAAATAGAAACCGAAGGCTTACATACATATTATAATAGCCATATCAATCAAAGTGTTGCGCACGCAACAAAAGAAAGAGACGAAGAAAAGGACGACGAGCCTGTGATCTTCGTAAAGGAAATCGTTGAGACGAAGGTGGTGAACTTTAGCCAGGGAAAACATGAACTCACTGATGATGAGCGTGCTCTTGCAGAGCAGATTGTTGCTTGTGAAGCAGGTGCTGACAGTTTGGAAGGCCAGATGGCCGTTGCTCAATGTCTTTATGATTCCGCTGTACTTGATGATCTAACCATCCAGCAGGTCTTTAAGAAGTATGGTTATAATTCATTATATAATAGGAAGGTTACGGCAGAGAATGAGCTGGCTGTCTCTATGGTGTTTGACTATGGTGCTAAAATTTCAGACAAACCTATCCAATGGTTTGTAACCCCGACTGCAGCTCCCGGCAGTTGGCACGAGCGTGGAGCAACCTTTGCTGGACAATTTGGCGCACATAGGTTTTATTATGATTCGAAGTTGGTTGTGGATGATGCTGAGTGAATGGCGTCATCTAAAATTTTGATAAATAATACAACAAAAAGATGTGTAATATATTGACTAAAACAAAAGGCTGTGTATAATATATCTTGAAAGTTGTTTGTGTGAGCGGAAGGCGGTTATTCTTGATGAGCGATAGAAAGGTTTTGAAAGTTATACGGGTTGATGATTTTTTAAAGTACATAAGAAAAAAGCGAGTGTGGGTCTGCTTTGTTTGTAATGGTGTGGATATTCACATGATCTGCAAAAAGATTGACGACATTGGCGTAGAGACGGGTGGGATTGTTAATGGCGTGGGGTTCTTCGGAAATGAGAGTCACATCGAGTTGCGACAAAAATGCCATGAAGTAAGGAGAATTGAACTTAGGTCTGGCTGTGCAGAGAAAGCGTATGAGATGATCTTCGATAATACCAGCGTGTTCGTATCAGAGAATCCTGAGTTGTACGGGCACTAAAAATATTTTCAAAAACCTCTTGACTTCTGTGATTGTATCCTGTATAATGTAGCTATGGAACGGAGCTACATCATTGTAGAGGAGAATGACTATGGATAACAATATTGACCCAAAGGTCGGAGAGGTTTGGTTGGTTGATCTATCCAATGCGACAGGTCATCAGCAGCGCGGCATTCGACCGTTCGTTGTGACAAGTAACAACAAGCGTAACCTCTTCAGCCCAACAATCAAAGGGAATCCGTTATCTTCAAGAATATATAAGCGTTCTCCGGTTCATGTTCTACTCTCAAAGGAAGACTGCGAGTTCCTAGAGGTTGATAGTATCGTTCTCTGCGAAGAGACTGATACACTTAACAAAGGACAGTTCATCAAGAAACTTGGTGCCTTGTCGGAGCGTCAGATGAATATGATTGCAATGGCAAGATGCAAAGATGAACCATTTTTGCTCGCAGCATTTCTGAGCGGTGTACAACATACTATGGAATTTCAGAATTTTGCCGCATTTGCTTGATTTGTTCTCAGGTTTAATGGTACACTACATAATAAGAAGGAGTGTGCCACTATGCTTACTGAAGAAAAAATCAAATCTTTTGCCGAAAAGTATTCTGATAGAAGCGGTGAGTTTGTTATATCGACGCTTAACCATGTTATGGATTACGAGGCCGAGCGTGGATATGAGTTGTTTGACTTCACAAAAGATGATTTTGTAAGGATGTTTGCTAAATACAATTGGGTGAACTCAAGTCGGTCGTTCAGAAATGTAAAGTCGATAATTACAGGGTACATCAAAAGTGAGGATCGAGCGAGTATGTATGACTTAGCTGAATTCTCGGAGAGCGATGTGAGTTCAGACAATATGTACGAGGACAAGTATTTTGCGTCAGTTGATGAGTTTGTTGATTTCTTGGACAAGTATGAAGAACCATATCAGATTCGTATGAATGTGATTGCCGTGCTGTACTGGATTGGTCTTACTTCTGAAGAAGTTTCCAATCTGACGATTAACGATGTTGACTTTGAATCATGTACTGTTTTGAATAAGACCAGTGTTGACGCGAGACTGATGAAAATCATCAAGCAGTGTTATGAAATGAAACAATATGATGCCCCAAATATGGGAGGATACAGAACGTTTTATGTCATAAATGGTGATTACATTCTTCGCAAAACAGAGGATAGAACTGGTGCAGACAGTGATTCAAGAATGTCTACGAATACGATTCATAGTTATTTCACGCGCTTGAATGATATTCTCGAAAGAAGATATCATTCAAAGGCTTTAGACCGAAGACATCTGACCAGAAACGGCGAGTATGTCAAGGTTTATAACTATTGTAAAACTCATCCAGAATTTAATCTTGCAGAACTTAGTTTCGGAAATGGTAAAGATCCTCTTGCGGACATTATCGGAAGAAAGTGCAGCAAGGTTGCCTACATTAGTTTCCGGCAAGGATACAAGGGCTGGATCGAATACTTCCACAAAAATTAAAAACAGGGGGCTTCGGCCCCTTGATTTTAACATGGTAACTATATAACACAGGATACTTATTAGAAAGGGAAATGTAGATGAGAACGCTTTTGTTGTTCCGTGGAGCACCAGGTTGTGGGAAGTCCACCTATATTAAAGAGCATAATCTTGAGCAGTACGTATTGAGTGCTGATACACTTCGCCTTATGTGCCAGAGCGCACAGGAAACACCTGCCGGGCAGATGGAGATTTCTCCGCAGAATGATGATGTTGTATGGGAGATGCTTTTCAAACTGCTTGAGGTGCGTATGAGTCATGGCGAGTTTACCGTGATTGATGCAACGAATTCCAAGACGGTCGAAATGAATCGTTATAAGAATCTTGCAAAACAGTATCGTTATCGGATGTATGTTATTGACATGACTGACCTTCCGATTGAGGAATGCAAACGAAGAAACGCTCAGAGAGAATGGCTGAAGCGAGTTCCTGAAGCGGCCATTGATAAGATGTACGCTCGGTTTGCTACTCAAAAAGTTCCTTCTGGCGTGACAGTTCTTCCTTCTACTACGGATGTGATGTCCGATTTGAATTACTGTCCGAATGACTTCAACCAGTGGAAGAAGATCCATGTCATCGGTGATGTTCATGGCTGTTATACTTGTTTAAGTGAATACCTTGGCGAGATGAAGGACGACGAACTTTATATTTTCGTTGGTGATTATCTCGATCATGGCATCGAAAACGTTGAGGTATTCAAGTTCTTGTGTGATGTTGTAAATAACAACCGCAAGAATGTGATCCTTTTGGAAGGGAATCACGAGCGTTGGCTGAACAAGTGGGGGCATGATGAACCGGTTCAGAGTGAAGAGTTTGCAAACTACACTCGTCCGCAGCTCTTTAAAGCTGGTATTGATAAGAATACTGCTCGTAAGATCTATTCCAGAGTTGGCCAGTGTGCCTACTTTGAGTATGATGGTAAGCGGTATTTCGTGAGCCACGGTGGTTTGAGTTATCTGCCTTATTTTCTTCCTTTCGTATCTGCTGATCAGATGATCAAAGGTGTAGGTCGCTATCCTGATATGCTAACCGTGGCTGAGTCTTGGGAAAAATCGATGCCTGATAGCTATATTCAGATCTTCGGTCATCGAAATGTGCAGGATGTTCCTATTGATATGGGACATCGGTGCTACAACCTCGAAGGAAAAATCGAGTTTGGTGGATATCTCCGTTGCGTGGAACTTGAACACGGTCAGCCCGTCAAGTGTGTAGAAACCAAGAATGATGTATTCCGAAAAGAGGAACCAAAGACCGAATCTGCCGTTGAAATGAAAACTGAGTTCGATAACGCAGAACTTGTTAGTAGGATGCGTCAAAGCAAATATGTGTTTGAGAAGCGATTCGGAGATATTTCTTCTTTCAACTTCTCTCGTGAAGCATTTTATAAGAAGCACTGGGATGAGGTTTCTACCAAAGCGAGGGGATTGTTCATTAACACAAAGACGAATAAGATTGTAGCTCGAAGCTATGATAAGTTCTTTGCGGTTGATGAGCGGAATGAAACGAGAATTGGAAACCTACAGAACACTTTGAAGTTCCCGGTGACTGCGTATCTAAAAGAGAACGGATTTCTTGGTATCATTTCGTATGATACAGAACAGGATGGCCTGTTCATTGCAAGTAAATCCACTCCTGAAGGGCCTTTTGCAGATATGTTCCGAAAGATTCTCATGGATACGACTTCTGATGAAGATCGTAAGAATCTGAAAGAAGTTGCAAAAGAGAATGGCTCCATCATCTTCGAGGTGATTGATCCTGTGAATGATGCTCATATCATTGAATACAAGAAACCACACATTGTTTTGCTGGATATTATTGCGAATGATATGAACTTCAGTGTGATGGATTACGATGATCTGAAGCGTGTTGCTGAAAAGTGTCATTTGCAGATTAAGGAGAAGGTTAAGACTTTTGAGAACTGGAGTGAATTCTATCCTTGGTACGAGGAAGTCATGAACGAGAACTATCTGCATCATGGCTTTGAACACGTTGAAGGCTTTGTTTTGCGAGACAGCAACAATTTCATGCTTAAGATGAAGCTTCCTTATTATAAGCACTGGAAGTTCTTGCGTGGTGTTATGCAGAGCGTTCAGAAGCGTGGCTATTACGAAAACACTGCCAAGCTGTTTACTGCTGAAGATAATTTGTTCTATGGTTGGATGCGTGAACAAAGAGAGAAAGATCAAGAATCTTTCTGCAAAAAAGGTATTATTCAGTTACGGAATGAATTCCATGCAAGTCAGCAGAAGAGTTGAATTAAAATAGACATTTTATCGTGATTTTCGTTAGAATAATTAACGAAGTATCGTGATGTTTCTTCCTCCAAAAATGCTCTGCGCGGGGCTGACAGCCGGGAAAGACCGGCAATTATATGCCCAAGTGATGGAATGAGGTAGACATGAAGCTCCCAAACAGCTTTGCGTGAGATATCGCGTGCGGTTTCGAATACCGCCTTGGGCACCAACTCATGTATAGATGAGTGGATGCGAAGTTCTGACAAATCGGAAAGACGGTTGACTGCTGGACAGACAGTCTTATATGCCGCAGTGATGGAATTGGTATACATTGAGCTCTTAAAAAGCTCTGCCTGAAATATGGATTGCTGAGTTCGAATCTCGCCTGCGGCATGATATCGAGAACGTAGTGTAATGGTAACACGCCTGCTTTGGGAGCAGGAATCGCAGTTCAAATCTGACGTTTTCGACCAGTGGAGTATTCCACTTGCTTTTTATGAATACCTTCCTATTATTCTTGGCTCTCCAAAAAAAGGAGCAGTAGGACGCAGTAAGCCAAGTAGATGATGAGGGTTCACCAAGCGGTAAGGTACTTGACTTTGACTCAAGCAGCGAGCTTTATGCCGATCATCGGTTCGAATCCGATACCCTCAATTTATGGACACGTGATGGAATCGCAGACATGAAAGATTTAGGCTCTTTTGCCGTTAACAGCGGTGTGCCCGTTCAAATCGGGTCGTGTCCACCATTATCAACTTATGGTTGCGTACCGTTTGTTGAACTCCTTTGACCACTATTATTCCCAGCTCGCTCGTAAGAGTGCAGTAGTGCTTTGTAAGCTGGGTTTATATGCGACTGTAGTTCAATTGGCAGAGCGTCAGATTTCCAATCTGAATGTTGCGGGATCGTGCCCCGTCAGTCGCTCCATATGTGGCGTTAGTTCAAAGGAAGAACACTGACCTCATAAGTCAGCAGTTGGGATGTCAGGACTCCCACGCCGCACCAGCCCGAAAGGGCGTACATAAAACTTGCTAGAACTTTTGTTTTATAAGCGAATGAATAATACGACGTTAATACGTCTATTATTTTTCGCTAATTTTTAAAGTTTTAGCTATATAATACAGGATACGAAAAGGAGGTGGTTTGGTGAAACATTATGGAAGTATTTGCGAGATTGATGGTTCTAAGATTGAGCCTGTCTCGTGTATCACTGGTGGTTCACCTTGTTAGCCAAGACCTTTCTATTGCCGGTAAACGAGCGGGTCTGGCTGGTGAACGGTCTGGTTTGTTTATAGAAATGATTCGTGTGATAAAGGAGATGAGGGAAGCCACCAATGGAAAATATCCAAAATTTGCAATCTGGGAGAACGTCCCAGGAGCCTTCTCTTCAAACAAAGGAGAAGACTTTAGATGTGTCTTGGAAGAATTTGCACGCATTATCGAACCAAGTGTTTCAATTCCTAGACCTTCGGGAAAAGAAGGAAAATGGGCAAAAGCTGGAGCAATCGCCGGAAACGGATGGTCCTTGGCGTGGAGATTATTCGACGCTAGTGGTTGGGGCGTTCCCCAGCGTAGAAAACGTCTCGCGCTTGTCATGGATCTTACAGGACAACGTGCCGGAGAAGTATTATTTGAGCAAACGGGCGTGTCAGGGGATCTTGACAAGAGCGTCAAGACGTGGAAAACCATTGCCCGACCTTCTGAAGGATGCACTGCAGGAGATGATTCATTGGTGGGAGATGAAAGATCCTACACTTTGAAGATTCGTTCTGGCTGCGCAGGGGGGGGTAAAGGAGCACTCGTGCAGAATGAATTGAGTGCGACTCTCTCCACTTTGCAAGATCAGACTTTGTTCTGTGTAAAGCATTAAGGAGGGACCGGATTGGAAAAAGAAACCAGTTTACATAATTTAAAACAAAATATTTCCACAGCGGTATTTGAAAGCCATAGTCAGGATGCTCGATACACTCAGCAAGGTAATACAAGCCCAGCTTGTACAGCTCAATGGGGTACTGGTGGTAATAATATGCCGCTTGTCGCTGAAAAGAAAGCCTTTGCTATGCAGCGTATTGGTGAATATAAGGAAAGCGAACAGGCCAGCACAATGAAATCTCGTGATTATAAAGATGCAACTGATCTTGTAGTTGAAGAGAAAGAGGTGAAATGTGCTGGATTTCCACTTGGATTTAGAGCAGAAAATACGAAATGCTACGATGAAGTGGCTACTACGCTTTGTAATGGTACGCGGCCTGGATTTACTACTGGATGTGTTCTCAATTGGATTGTTCGCCGCTTGACTCCTGTCGAGTGTGAACGGTTACAGGGTTTTCCTGATGGATGGACCGATATTGGCGAGTGGGTTGACGAGAATGGTAAAAAGCACAAGCCAGCCGATTCTCCTCGGTACAAGGCGCTCGGCAATTCGATTGCTTTGCCTCAGTGGTATTGGATTTGCCAGAAGATGGAACCGTATATTGGTGAAAATCCTACGCTTGGCAGTCTTTTTGATGGAATTGGTGGCTTTCCGCTTGTCTTTGAAAGTACGTATGGTAATGATACTGCTATCTGGGGATCTGAAATTGAACCGTTTTGCGTTGCGGTGACAAAGAAGCATTTTCCAGAAGACTAAATGAGTTCTCAGAGTACATTGAAAATGAGGTGAATTGATGCCAGAAAACAAAGGATATCTAACAGCTGACCGATCTGCGGCAGGCGATGAGCGATACACACCGGTTTACGCGGTTATTCCATTGCTTGAATTTGCCCCCCGTCGAGCGAAGCAGTGATTTGGTGTCCGTTTGATAAAGAGTGGTCTGCCTTTGTGAAGGTGTTCAGAGATGCCGGGTATAAAGTAGAATGTAGCCACATTGATAACGGGCAAGATTTCTTTACATATGAACCGGAACATTGGGATGTTATGATTTCAAACCCTCCTTTTAGTAGGAAGGATGAAGTATTGCGTAGAGCCTATGAGCTTGAAAAGCCGTTTGCTCTACTACTTCCTGCAAATAGTATTCAGGGTAAAACACGATTTGACATCTTTAGAAATGATGTACAGATGCTGTGTTTTGATTCTCGAATCGGATTTATGGACCCTGAACATACTGACAGCCCTGTTGAGGGGGTATCGTTTGGAAGTGCGTACTTCTGTAGAAATTTTCTTCCCAGTAAGTTAGAGTTGCGGAAACTCGATAAGAAAATCTCATAAAAGGCTAATTTTAGCAAGAAAATAACGAAAAATTATAACGTAAATACGTTAAATTATCGTGAGAAGAAAGTGATAAATCAATGAATCCGGTTGAATTTCTTAGTAACGGACAATTTAAGGCAAAGAATGGGGAAGATAAGTATTCTGTTAGAATCGCAAGGAAAGGAATGCCATACAAGACTCTTTTTGTTTATTATAAAAATGGTTTTAATTCCGAACTGGTGTTTTCTAGTGAGGTCATTTCTGATGGAACACTTTACTTTACTTACGGGGCTATTAGAGACGTTATTTTGAATGCACTTTCTTTAGCCTATGATGAAAACAAGGCTGTTATATTAGGAGATGTTTTAATTAGTTCTGAAACTGGAAATTTTGGAACAAAAGAAAAGCCGTGGTTATGTGATAAAACCGTTGTACGATTACCATACCAATTAGTTGAGGAGTGACACGATGAACAGCAAAATTCCTATCAATGTAACAATTGATTCCGGTTCCTTGAGTCTTCCAGCGAGTCCAATCTTCCAAAAGGAAAAGAACACATATCTTTGTCCGTTTTGTGTGACGAAATTAGAGAAGCTTGATCCGAAGTGTCCAGAGTGTCATCACAAGATGGATTGGAGCAGGTTTATTGAAAAGAAGGAGGAGATGTTCAGTTGAATATAGATTTCTTCCAACGGCGCAAGACACAGCTTGAAGATACTCTTCTTTTGAAAAATCAGGCAGTTGATATGCTTGATTATCTAAAGATGCATTGTATCAATAGTGACCAGTATTGTGCCATTCGGGATTACATTGAAGAAGCTGCTAAGATTTTGGAGAGTGATCTCGAATACGCAAACAACAAGCTGCAGTCAGCATTCAGACCTAAGTATGGTCGGAACAACAGATTGACTCGTGCTCAATCTAAGATGTTCCGTGATAGAGAATATTAAAAATGGGGTGATGCCGTATGAACACATGTAAAAAAATATGTAACTGGTGTGGTCGTGAAATTAAGCCGATAGGTAGCGAGCAGGGAATCAGTTTTGAGCATCAATACTCTTATGGTAGCCAACTCGACGGTTCGCTTTTGAGTTTTGATTTGTGTCCTGAGTGTTCAGAACGGTTCCCAGTAGTGCTCGGCGCAATGTTCATACATAATCCATTAAAGGACGATTTCTAACGGCGGGTGCCGTATGAAATATAAGCCATCAATAAGCCAGACGGAGGATAATACATAAAATGAATAGTGCATGAATTGATTCGAGACAATAAAAAGAAACATAAGTGATTATCAATGAAACAAAATTACATAAAGGAGACTTGATATGGCAGATAGAATTTTTAATCTTCCTCAGACCCGTGGTTCTTTTGAGATGGCTGGTAAGGTCACCGGCACCCAGCGTAGCAACTTCTATAACGAGAAGGAGACCAAGAGTGGTGCTATGCGCCGTGTTCTAAGTTTTGGCGTTCAGACCTCCAATGAAAATACTTTCTATGTTGATCTGGCTGGTATGCCTCGTGATAAGGTTTACTTCTTCCGCCGTGCCGATAAGGACAAGGGTATCGAGAAGGATAAGAAGGAAGTCGCTTGGAAGGATCGTCTGACTTATGTTGCGCCGGAAGGATATGACATGATTGGCGTTAAGGTCGGTGTTACCAAGAAGACGAATGAGTCTGGTAAGGTCGTCAATGACAACAAGACTCTGACTGATTTCGATGCAGCCAAGGAGATCTCTGAGAACCTGCATGACGGTGATAACGTGTATGTCCGTGGTAACATCGAGTACAGCACTTACAACGGAAAGCACCAGATTCGCTTCGTTCCTACTCAGGTGTCTCTGAGTTCTAAGGAAATTGACTTTGATGCAGATGGTTTCGAGGGGCTGGCTCTGTTTACTCAGACCATTGTTTACACTGGTTGCCGCAAGAGCGATGAGTGCGATGAGGTAGTTGTCGATGCGAAGATCGTAAACTATAACACCATCGAGGATGCAGAGTTCTTCATTGATTATAAGGCAAACGCTCAGAATAAGGTCCTGGCTGATTCTATTCGTAAGCGTCTGAAGCCTTATACTAGCTTCGAGTGTTTTGGTCCCATCGTTAATCAGCAGAAGGTTGAGGAAGTTGAGACTGAGAATATCTGGGGTGGTCCTAACAAGATGAAGCGTCAGGGCACTCCGGCAGTTCGCAAGCTGTATATCGAGGGTGTTAATCCTGATTCCTTTGATCCGAATCCTGGTGATAAGGATGCGGAGCCCACTTACACGGAGGATAATATCTCTGAAGCTAATGCAAAAATTGCAGCCAACGCTCAGGCTAAGAAGGACTTTGACGGCAAGGCTGCTGAGAACGACACTTCTTGGTGGGGTGGTTCTAATAAGTCTACTGTAACTCCTGAAGATGAGGAAGATATCAACTGGGGCTAAAAATTTTTTGCTTTTAACTAAGTAACACAGGATACCAATAAAAGAAAAGATTTAGAGAGGAATTTACATATATGGCTATTGTTTGTGATGCATCTGCTATTCGTAAGAAGCTTCGTATGCTTGTGTATGGCGAGCAGGGAACTGGTAAGTCTCGATTTGCTATGCAGTTCTGCTACATGAAGACTCCTGAAGGTCGTCCGTTCCGTGTTCTGTATCTGGATACTGAGTCTGGTTCTATCGACGATTATCGTGAGGAACTGATGGAGAATGGGCTCGACCCGATGAATCTCCGTATCGTTTACACTCAGTCTCTCGCAGAGGTACAGGATTTCATTCATACCGTTGCTGACAACGAGGACTTCGAAGATGAGGATGGTAATGTTTGGCTGGACGCTGACGGTAAGCCTTTCCGTGCCGATGCTATCGTTGTTGACTCCGCAACCATTCTTAATCTGACTACGAAACAGGGCTTGACCAATTTCTCGCAGAAGCGTGCAAAAGTTAAGGCTGCAGCACAGGGTCTGACCGGTGATGAGAAGTCGGTGAAGATTGAGGGTGCTGGTATGGAGTTGAAGGATTATCAGCAGCTGAACTTTAAGGGTCAGTCCCTGATTCTTGATCTGAATGCAACTGGCGTGAGCTACATCGTTATTTGCCGTGAGAAGGATGAGACTGAAACCAAGCTGGTGAATGGTTCTTCTGTGAGCGTTTCTACTGGCCGCAAGATTCCTGATGGCTTCAAGGGCCAGGAGTACAATGTCGGCACCGAGTTCCGTATGTACCATCCCGGCGATGATAAGTCTATCAACTTTGCTTATTTTGATAAGGATCGTACAGGTGTTCATAATGGCGGTGAGGTTGTCGAAGACCTGACTCTGCTTGAGTATCAGGAGTATCTTGACCGCTCTGCAAAGAACCGTGAGGTCATTATCAAGAATGGTCTGAATGATGCAGTTAAGACCGAGATGAAGCTTCGTGCTCGTGAACTTGGTCTTGATGACAATGACATCAGTGATGATGCTCCTGCAGAGAACGCCTCCGAATCCAAGGCGCCTTCTCTGGACGACATCAAGGCAAAGCTGAACGATCTGATTGCTTCCGCTTCTCCTGTGAAGAAGAGTGCAGCACAGAAGGCAGTTAAGGCGGCTGGTCTGTCTACCGCATTCCGTTCTATGACTGATATCGAGGAACTGAAGAAGGTTGCCGCAATCATGGAGAAGGAACTGGCTTAATGGAACTAACCCGTAAATGCAAGATTTGCGGGAAGAACATTTTCATCGAGCGAGACCGTAGCACTTTTTTTTACGACAAGACTGGTTTTTACCACAAGGATTGTTTTGTAGAAAAAAAGAAAAATCAAAAACGCCCTTGGACAGATGACCTACTAAGGGCATTTTTTGACAAAATGAAAGATACTACGGATAAAAAAGTCGATGATCTTCTTTCCAAAAAGAGAGAGCAAGACCACAATCGTGAGCTTGCGCATATCAAACAGGAAGAAAAAAAGATTCTTTTCGACCATATTCGAGATACATACGCCCCAGCGGTTGTTCCTGGCAGCTTCTACTCGAAACTTACGCAGTTAATTTCCGGTAATTATTACAAATATAGAGGTTCTATTCCTCCGCTAGAACTTTACGATATGTGGGTTCTAGCGAAACCCCGACTAGATAAAATAATTGCCGAGAAAGAAGCAAAGGGCTGTGATATGAGTCAGCGATGGAATTACGACTTGGCTGTTTTATTGGCTCAATACCCTAGTTATCTCGAACGAAAAGAAAGACTTGCTTCGATTCGCAGTGAAAGCGAAGACAAAACGAAGGAAAATCTGACTGAAACGGTACTGAAACGGATGAAAACAGCACCGAAACAGAGTAAAAACGAGAATGAAATTGATATAAATGCAATTCTCGATGAGATATAAAAGAGGGAGGTGGATGAGTGGAACTCATTTCAAATATCCCGAACGAAATTTTATTTGTTGGCGCAATTTACAAGCATCCTGACTATTTGGTCGAGTATGGGCATTATGTCAAGAGCAAGTACGATTTTGCCGATGAAGCAACAAAATTTTTCTACGATGCAGCGTTGATTATTTACGAAACTAGGACTCAAGAATTTAATAAAACGTCTGTTTTAACGTTTATGGCTGAAGACGAGTCCAGATTGTCTCAATATAAGCGTCTGAAGGGCTGGTCAACCATTGAATACTACATGAGCCTTGCGAATGACGATGATATCAAGGGATATTTCAATATCCTGAAGAAATATTCGCTACTTCGTGAGTATCAGAGAAACGGTTTTAACATTGAAGGAATCTTGAAGCATCGACAGTTTGAAATGTTTGGTGCTCAGGACATTTACAAATTGATTCGTGGCAAGGCCGACAAGATCAATACGGTTATCATTACAAATGATGATGCTGAGATTTTGAATAATGGTCTGCTGCCGATGGTTAATGAACGTTTGAGTGTTCCTGATATGGGCTTGCCGTTCCAGTATCCTATCATGAACGATTTGTTCCGAGGATTGAAGCTGGGCACCGTGATGTTCAATGGTATGCCATCTAATGCTGGTAAGACTAGATACATGATGGCGATTGTTGCATACGTCACATTGGTTCAAAAGCAGAAAGCTCTTCTGCTGCTGAATGAGATGGATCTTGAATCAGTCCGGTATTGCTTACTGGTCACCGCCATCAATAATCCTGAGTTTCAAGAGTTGCATGGTCATCGTTTCCATAAGGACGAGCGAGAAATCACCCTTGGAATGTACCGGGACGCGAATGGAAATTTCATCTTCAGAAAACAAAACGAAGACGGAGAATACATAGAAAGTATTGACGAGTTCACCGCTCGTGTCTACGAGGAAAGCGAAGAGTATCGCAATGTTCTTGATGTTTGCCAGTGGATTGAGAGCGAATCACAAGGTTTGATTATCGCAAAGGATGTTTCTGCTGATTATAGTGATAAGTCCCTGCGATTTGAAATCCAGAAGGCAGCTCTTACTCAGGGAGTTAAGTATGTGTTCTACGATACTCTAAAGAACGACATTGCATCTATTGGTGAATGGGCAGCGTTTAAAGTTACGGCCACAGAGCTTGAAGAGATTGCGAAAAACCTGAAGATCTTTATCTATGGCAGTATCCAGTTGGCCGAAAACGCTCATGAGTATCTTCCTGATGAGCTGAATTCAAACAACATTGCTGAGTCAAAAATGATTAAGCATGTTGCTTGGACGATGGTTCTGTTCAAGGAGATTCCAAAAGATAAGTTCGCGAAGTATCAATACATCTCTCATGATCCTGAGTGGGGCGGCGACTGTGCCCATCGGCTAAATCCAGATAAACGGTATTATGTTGGAAACATCGACAAGAACCGTTTTGGCGAGAAGAAAAAAATAATGTTTGAAGTGAATTTGAACCAGAATGTCTGGAAAGAGGTCGGTGTCTGCACCAGAAAGTAAGGAACTACAATGGTAAATATCGCAGATCTGAAAAATTACATTCTTGAAGAACAACAGATTGAGCCGATTCTGGAGGAACTTGGTTGTCATCACATCAGTCACAAGACTGGTTATTACCAGTGTGCAAATCCAGATGGTGACAATAGAACGGCACTCTGTATCTACGAGAATGAAAATCTTACTGCGGTAGATTACACACGAGATATTGCCAATGGAAAGACCGGTTATGATTTGATTTCTGTCGTCCAGTTCTTTCTGGAACTGTCTTTCCCAAAAGCTATTAAGCAAATCTGCGAATGGGTTGGACTTGACTACTATCACAACTTCGAGGAAGATCTTCCTAAAAGTATGTTGATTCTAAAAGAGCTCATTGCCATGCAAAATGAAGGTGAAGAACACGAGGATGACCGTCCGATAGTCCCCATCTCCGAAGCCATCCTCGGTTATTACAAACCTTATGTGAACCAGATCTTTGCTGACGATGGAATATCTTATGAGACGCAGCAGGAATTCGAGATTGGCTTTGATGAGCTGACAAATAGAATCACGATTCCAATTAGAGATGAAATTGGTACTCTGGTTGGTGTAAAGGGAAGATACTTTGGTAAGCCGCCTGAAGGTGAATTAAAGTATCTGTATCTTGAGCCGTGTGCCAGAAACCGTATTCTGTATGGCCTGTATAAGACAGAGCCGTACATTAAGAATAAAGGTCTGGTATATGTTGGTGAAGCTGAAAAGTCTGTCATGCAGATGTGGAATATGGATGTTTGCAACTGTGTGGCGACTGGCGGCAAGAAGGTTTCACAGAATCAAATTGAAATTTTAACACGTCTTTGCGTTGATATTTGTTTTGTCTTTGATAAAGACGTTCAGCTTAGTGAGCTTATGGTTCTCGCCAATCGATTCGTCGATGGCGTAAGTGTGTATGCTGTAGTAGATGATAAAGGGATTCTGGATGAAAAGGAAGCCCCGACTGATAATCCTGAAAAATTTAAGGCATTGATTGAGAATTGTGTTAGGAGAATTAAATGAATGTAAAACTCTGGAAGGGGAGTAGGAATGACCTATCCGACCCGATTGGAACGATTATGGAGAACAGAGGGGTCAAGGATTATAAGACCTACATGAACCTAGATGATTCTTGTCTGAATTCTCCGTGGGAACTGGACAACATGGAAGATGCTGTCCGGCTGTTGAACAAACATATCTGGAATAAGTCTATTATCTCTATCCTTGTAGACTGTGATGTGGATGGATTCACAAGTGCTTCAATGATGTTTCAGTATTTGAAAGCGATTGATTTTCATGGCAAAATCAATGTCCTGCATCATAGTGGTAAGGAGCATGGACTCTCAAAGGAAATTGAGATTCCACCGGAAACCACTCTGCTAATTATTCCTGACGCTGGCAGCAACGATGTCGAGCAGTGTAAGGAGCTTCGTGATAATGGCATCGATATTCTGATTCTTGACCATCATATCTGTGATAAAGAGAATCCTTACGCAGTAATCGTCAACAATCAGAATGGTACATACCCTAATAAGGAACTGTCTGGTGCTGGCGTGGTGTATAAGTTCCTTCAGGCTGTTGATGAAGATAATTGGACTGATGTTGCAGACCGGTATCTTGATCTGGTGGCTGTCGGAAATATCGGTGACGTCATGGATATGCACTCACACGAGACAAAGCGCCTTTGCACGAAAGGTCTTGCGAGAATTGTGAATCCGATGATTTGCGCTCTGGTTGAAACGAATAGTTTCAATATCAAGGGTGATCCAACCATCAATGATGTTCAGTTCTACATCGTTCCGATGATGAACGCACTGATTCGTGTTGGTTCATCTGAGCAAAAGAAGCGGATGTTCCGTGCGATGGTCGGTGAGGAACAGACGTTCCAGTACACTCCGACTCGTGGCAAGAATGCCGGTATCACGATTGATGAGACTCTGGCGCAGCATGTAGCTCGTGAGTGTTCGTCTTGTAAATATCAGCAAAACAAGACCAAAGACAAGGCTGTCGCAGAGCTTCAGAAACTGATTGAAAAGCATGGTGCAGACCAGAATAAGATTCTCTTCTGTAACTCTACTGGCATTCTTGATAACACTCTGACTGGTGTTGTGGCAATCAAGCTGGCTGAAATGTATGCGAAACCGTGCGTACTACTTCGTACCTTCGCTGATGAACCGGACTATTACGGTGGCTCAATGAGAAATCCTGACGGTTCTCCGATTGAAAGTTTAAAGGAGTTCTTGATGAGTACCGGAGATTTTGAGTCAGTTCTTGGTCATGATAACGCTGCTGGTGTGAAAATCAAGAAAGAAAATGTTCCAAAGGCGATTGCGGATTGCAATGAGTTGCTTAAAGATGTCACTATGAGTAAGGCAATCGTAGTTGATTTTGATTTTGACTATAGTAGGCTGACCGTTGCATTGCCGAAGACCATGTACGAAATGCACAAAGTCTGGGCACAGGGTATTTCCGAGCCGTATTTCTACATTAAAAACATTCCGCTGATTCATAGTGGATGTGCTCCGATGGGCAAGAACGGAAATATGTGGCGGTTCAGCGACGAAGAGAAGGGCATTGATTTTGTGTGCTTTGCTGATAATGGCCGAATGATTAGCTGGATTAACAATGACTTTTATGGTGGTCAGGAAGAAAAATACATCAATGCTGTATGCCGGTTGTCTTTAAATCAGTATGGAAATAAAGTAACTCCGCAGGCACAGATTGTTGATTTTGAGGTGATTTGATATGGGAAATCGGAAGCGTGCTATCGCAATCGACTTTGATGGCACTCTCTGTGAGAATAATTATCCTGATATCGGTGAGCCAAACTGGAATGTCATTTATCAAGCAATTCAGGAACAGAAACACGGTGCTGGTCTGATTCTCTGGACTTGTCGTGAAGGAAAGCTTTTGTATGATGCAATGGAGGCTTGCTTTGATTGGGGCATTCAGTTTGATGCAATCAATGAGAGCCTTCCTGAGTGGAAAGAGCATTTTGGCACTGCTCCTAGAAAGGTTGGGGCTGATGAATATTGGGATGATAAGGCTAAGGTTGTAAAAAATGGAGAGCTGATTGACAATGCTGATGCCTGAACAGTTTGAAGCAGACGTTAAAGAATTTATCGCAGAATGCCAAAGCCATCCAGTGATAGTTTTATCAAAAGATGATCCATGCGAAGGATGTCGCTTTGAGGACTTTTGCGATAGGTTTTATCCGGGCGATGGTAGCACATGGCATTGGCGAGTTTATGAGAGGGGTGAATGAATGGTTTACATTACAGGCGATATTCATGGTGATTACAATCGGTTTTTAGAATTGGAAAAGTTTTGCCATAAACACAATCTTGGAATGAATGACTGGATTGTCTGCCTTGGCGATGTCGGTTTGAACTACTACGGCAAGGATGACCCTCGTGAATGGAGTATCAAGACTATCGCCGCAGATATTCCTGCAAATCTGTTTTGTATTTATGGCAACCACGAGCGCCGCCCGTCTCGTAAGGATGGTTATAGGACAAAGGAAATCAGTGGAGATATTTGTGGTAAGGTGTGGTATGACTCACATTATCAAAATCAGTATTTCGCTATTGATGGTGAGGTCTATCAGATTCTTGCTGACAGGGAAGTGTTAAACTGTCTTGTTTGCGGCGGAGCATATTCTGTGGACAAGTATTATCGGCTAGAGTGGGGATATAATTGGTGGCTGAACGAACAGCCGAATGATAAGACTAAGAAAAAGATCTGGAATATTACACATGACCCTCAAATCGATGATATTGATGTTATGCTCACGCATACCTGTCCATTCCGGTTCATTCCAACTGAATTGTTTATTGGTGGTATTGATCAAAGCACAGTAGACCAGTCAACTGAAATATTCTTTGATAATATATACGAATGCTATCCTAACGATTGTAAACCATTCTGGTACTTCGGCCACTTCCATGGTAACAAGTACGCTGACGACTATGTGATGCTTTTTGATGACATTATTAAGTTTGGAGATAAGAGGAAAACGGATGATTAAAGATAAAAATTTACGAGTGCTTGATTATATTGATGGCAAGGAAATCCTCATTCAGATGGGTGAGGAAGGTTCTGAGTTGTCGAAAGCTGCGATAAAGTTTTATCGTGCAATCGATATGAAGAACCCAACGCCTGTAAGCATTAACGAGGCTTATGAAAACCTCGTAGAAGAATTCGGTGATGTGCTGAACTGTATCTACGCATACTATGATGATGACGAGGATTGCATCTTGGCGTTTACATCGAAAGCGAATGAGATTGCTAACGAGAAGCGCAAGCGTTGGATTAAGCGCTTGAAGGAACGTAATCAGTTTTAATGGCGGAAGGAGAATAGATGTCAGATAATTTTGTAAATCTTCATGTACATACAGCGCAGGGTTCGTTACTTGACTCTATTCTTACCGTCAAGGAACTTGTAAACTTTGCCAAAGAAAACGGCCAGAAAGCAATCGCGGTTACAGACCACGGAAAAATGCACTCTTTTGTTGACCAAGTTAAGGCTTGCAAGGAAGCAGGCATTAAGCCAATCATCGGCTGTGAGGTCTACGAAGTAGATAATCAGAGCGAAAAAGCTGATACGAAAGACTATAAACAACCTCGTTATCATCTTGTTCTGCTGGCAAAAAACGAGATCGGTTTGAAAAATCTGTTCAAGGTTGTTTCAAATGCTTGCGTTGATGGCATGTATAAAAAGCCTCGAACTTCTTTGAACATCATTGAACAGAACGAGTGGGGTAAAGGTATCATCTGTCTTACGGCCTGCCAAGTTGGTCGAATGAGTAGATTGATTGTTGATGGAAACGAGACTGAGGCATGGCAGTTATGGAACAAACTGAAATGGATCTTTGATGACGTGTTTATGGAAATTCAGTCTCATGATACGCCAGATCAGGCTGAAGCTAATGCAAAAATTGCAGCTTTTATCAAAAAGTACAATCTTCCGTATACCATTACAACCGATGCTCATATGCTTTCCAAGGAAGATGTTGATGCACATTCAGTTTTTGTAGAAATTGGAGAAGGACGAGAAGTTGGAGAAAGTTATGTTGACTGCTATCTTCAAACTGAAAACGATGTTTTGAAAACATTGTCAAACCAGTTTGATGAAGACTTCATTCGAGAGGGCTGCTCAATGTCTGTGAAAATCGCAGACATGATTGATGATATCGATATCGGTCTTGGACAGCCGAACCAGATGCCAGAAGTGAAAATTGAGGGAAAATTTGATTCTCATTTTGATTATCTTCGGCACCTTGTATATGCCACTTTTAATAAAAAATTCGGGTGGATGAGTGAAGTGGAACAGCAAACCCGGCGGAATCGTATTGAGATGGAACTGGATGTTTTGAAGTATGTTGATTATATTGACTATTTCATTATGCTGTATATGCTTTGCAAAAAGGCTGATGAACGCAAAATTCCTCGTGGGTACTCTCGTGGTTCTGGCGCAAATTGTCTTTGCCTTTTTATGGAGAATGTTACTCAGATTGACTCTGTTCGTTGGGATCTTGACTTCTCTCGCTTTGCAAACAAAGGTAGAAAGAGCCTGGCAGACTTCGACTTCGATGTCTCTAAACGTCGTCGAAAGGAACTTATTGCTATTGCAGAAGAACTTTTCGGCAAAGAAAATGTTGCTCCTATCGCTACGTTTAACTCTTTGTCTACAAAAGTTGCCATCAAAGATATTGGCAAAGTTCTGAACGAAGACCCAGAAAGCCCGTATTATATGCAGATTCCGTATGAATTACGTAATGAGGTCGCCAAGTTAATTCCGACTGTAAAAACGCTGGATGACCTTGGCGAAGAAGTTGAAAAGGAAGTTCTACTAAAGGATATCCTCGGAAAGAGTGAACAGCTTTCTAATGTATATGACAAGTTTCCTCTATGGTTCAAATACGTTATGCGTCTTGAGGGTCTGCCTAAGAGTATGGGTCGCCATGCTGCCGGTACATTGATTACGCCCAAGCCTGTCATTGAATATTGTCCTCTTTGTATGGACAGAGAAGGCAATCAGATGTGCCAACTTGAGATGCACAATGCCATGGATGATTTGTCGCTGGTCAAGATGGACTTCCTTGGTCTTGAGAATCTGGACATTATTGACGATACGTTAAAGATGGCTGGATTAACATGGGAAGATGTCGATATCAACCATCTTGATCTAAGTGATAAGGCTGTCTATGATACCGTCTACAAGTCGGGCAACACAATTGGCATTTTCCAGATGGAATCTGCAGAAGCACGAAAGATGTGTGTTGAAGCAAAGTGCGATAATGCTGAGGATATCATTGTTGTGAACGCAGCGAATCGTCCTGGTACTAAGGACAGCTTCCCGACGTATTGCTCCAATAAACTTCATCCAGAGACTATCAAACTACTCCATCCTGACATCAAACAGCTTTTTGCTAAGACGCAATACATTCTTCTTTATCAGGAACAGGCACTAGCGGTATTCCGCTATGCAGGATTCCCTGAAACTGAGGTTGACAATGCTCGTCGTGCTATCGGCAAGAAAAAGAAAGATGTTATGGCATCCTTGGAAGTTCAGTTCCGAGATGGTCTTCACAAGAAAGGATGGAATGATTACCAGATTTCTGAGATGTGGGCATTGATCTTGAAACAGGCTTCTTATTCCTTCAACCGGGGCCACGCAGTTGCTTATGGGCTTCTTTCTTACCTGACAGCATACCTGAAGACTCATTATACTGAGTATTTCATGGCTGCGTGTATGATTACTAAAGAAGATGATTCTGGCAAAATGGGTGTGTTTATCAATGAATGTGACCGTTTACATATTCGGGTCCTTCCTCCAAGTGTTAACAAGTCTGATATGGAATTTAAGGCCGATGCAGAGAAGCACACAATTCTGTTTGGCTTGAAAGCCATTAAGGGAATGGGCGAGAGTGTCGCATCAGGAGTGATTGCAGATCGTCCATATTCTGGATTGGCAGACTTTGTTCAGAGAGCAAACGGTGGCAAGATTGGCACTTCAAACGTTGTCAAGTTGATTAAGGCGGGAGCTATTCCAACAAAGGACAAGAGAAAAATCTTAATCACTTTTGCGAATATGGTTTTTGAGAACGAGTATAAAGAGAAGAGTTTCCACGAAATGGCATCTCTCCCCAAGATCTCTATTCTCAAAGACGAATACGGAATTGACACAGATTCTATTAAAGACAAACCTACCAGACTCGCCTTATATAATAAGGTAAGAAGGGAGCGCTGGGAAGCGGACACATGGAATCGAAAGAAAGAAAAAGACAAAAAGCGGAATGCCTTTATGCAGGCGTTTGCTGAAAAGTATATGCAAGACGAGCACATGTGGGAATTTGAAACTCTTTCAATGTTCTTGACTAGCAATCCCATTAAGGATGCTTGCACCTATATTGATGCTGGTCTTGATACTGTAGAGGATGGCGGTGAGGCAACTGCTATTTGTGTCATCGTAGACATCCAAAAAAAGAAGGATAAACGTGGCAACCAGTTTGCATACTTACATGTTTACACGACAGGTGGTATTGTTGAAATGATTTGTTGGGCATATCAGTATGCACGATATTCAAGTCTAATTTCAAAGGGCAGCGATCTTGCAATCCTTTGCAAGAGAAAAGAAAATTCGTACATTGTTGAGAAGATGAAGCCTTACAAACAGTGGCTGCATGATAGAGAGATAAAGCAATGAATGATGTTTTATATAATGGTGTTTTATATACTATTGACGGAGAGGTTCTTTGTGAATTTCCTGAGTTTAAAATTGATTGTTACAAAGATAAAACTGTAATTAAGATACATTGTACGAATTGTTGCGTCGTTAGAAAAGTTCAGAAGTGGAAGTTTGACTGCGCAGAACAATGCGAGCTTACCACAAAATGGTTTTATTGCAGAGTGTGCGGAGGACTGACAGAATTTAGATTAGGTACATAATAAGAGGGCTATAAAGTGGCAGATAAAAAATTTAATGAAAATATGATCCGTTGCTACATCAGGATAAAACGAGTCTTTTATCCGAAAGATGGGAGGGAGGTGGTGCCCGGCGGCTTCGCCACTTTCTCTGCCGAGGTGGTAAAAGTCAAGCAGGGGAATCCTATCATGAGCCGATACAGCGACCTCCGGCTAAAAGGCAACGTTCCTAGCCTCGATATGAATAAAACTTATTCGTTCTGTGGTGAATATGTTCATCATGAAAAGTTTGGTGATCAGTATAAAATTATCTACATGAATGAGTTTCAAGAGATTACTGACCCGGAAGAACAAAAAAGCTTTCTCCGTTTTATCTTGACTGACCATCAGTTTGAGATGCTTTACGAAGCATTCAAGAATCCGTATGAAATCATCAAGAATGGTGACATCAAGTCTCTTTGTACTGTTAACGGCATTACGGAAGGTCGAGCACAAAAGATCATTGACTCTTTTGAAAACAACATTGATAACAGTGAAGCGTACACAAAACTGATTGAGTACGGTTTGACTCCCAGTGCTATTGAAAAGCTTGTTCGTCAGTATCACGGTGCAGACATTCTGGTAAAAAAGATTGAGGAGAATCCTTACGTCCTGATTGATGATGTGTATGGCATCGGCTGGAAAAAAGCTGACGCTCTTGCTTTGAATATGGGCTTAAAGCACAATTCGCAATTCAGAATCGAAGCTTACGTCATGCACTTTCTTGCTGGCCGTGCCGAAGAAGGCAACTCTATCATCTCGGCAAACCAGACAATCAATAGCTGTATTAAGGAACTTGATTTGAATGAGGGTGACCAAGAAGTCATCAAAAGGGCACTTTTCCATTTGCATGATGCTCGTGAAACGCTTTGGTGGAGCGATGACCGTCAGGAATTTGCTTTAACTAGAGTGTGGAATCTGGAAGATAGTATTGCGAAGGAAATCAAGCGTCTGGCGGATGCTCCTGTTGAGCCGATTGGTCGAAATATGGATGCAGCAATCAATGAGGCCGAGGATGAACTTGGTATCGAGTACACTGAAGAGCAGAGAGATGCTATTAAAAAGGTATGCTCTAGCAACGTCTGTATCTTAACAGGCTACGGCGGAACTGGCAAAAGTACCGTTGTCGCTGGTGTTCTAAAGGTTCTTCGTGGTAAGTCTTTTGCCCAGACTGCACTTTCTGGTCGTGCCGCTGCTCGTATGCAGGAGATTACTGGTCAGGACGGTAAGACTATTCACCGTCTTCTTGGATATGACATCGAGAACGGTGGGTTTGTTCACGATAAGGACAATCCTCTGGATGAGGACATTATCATTCTGGATGAGACATCTATGGTTGGAGCTCAGTTATTTTATGACTTGATTCAGGCAATCGAGACCGGCAAGCGATTCATCATGATTGGTGATGACGGACAGCTTGAGAGCATCGGTATGTGTAACATTTTCAAGGATATGCTTGCATCTAAGGTCGTTCCTGTGGCTCGTTTGACTAAGATCCATCGTCAGGCAGCTAAGTCTGCAATTATCACGGAGAGCATTAAGGTTCGTAACGCTACACAGTTGGTTCCTTATGGCTGGGCTGGCAATGAGGTTCGTGGTGAACTTCGTGATCTGGAACTTGATATCTATAAGGACGCAAGTGAGTCGTTCAACCACATTATCAATCAGTACCGTACCTTATATAATAAGGTAGGGAATGATAGTGCGAAGATTCAGATTGTACTTCCACAAAAGCTGCGTGGTAGTATCTGTACTTATGAAGTCAATAATGCTATTCAGGAAATTGTGAATCCGAGTCGTGGTCAAGCAGAAGCAAAGGTCACAATCTATGGTGATGGCAAGGATAGGGTGTATACTCTGCGTGAAGGTGATCAGGTCATCATCAACAAGAACAACTATGAGCTTCACACATACAATCTCAAGACAAAGAAAAAAGAAGAGAAGTGTCCGGTGTTCAACGGAAACCGTGGCATTATCCGAAAGATTGAGAGTAGTTTTATCCTGGTTGATTTTGACCAGTGGGGAACGATTTTCATTCCTCATTACTTTGGTGGGAATAACATTTGGGCAACGCTTGAACTTGCTTATGCTTTAAGTTGTCATAAGTTGCAGGGCAGTGAGGCTCCGTATGTGATTGTTGGCATGGACAACTCTGCGTACCTGATGCTAACGAGAGAATGGCTCTATACGGCCATCACTCGTGCCAAGAAGTATTGTGTGATTTGTGCCGAAACTCATGCTCTTGATCGGGCTGTAAAGACTTCGAGAGTGCCATATAAGCGGACGTTTCTGAAGGAATTTTTACGGAAAGAATTTTCAGAAAAGCATTGACAATCATATTAGTATCCTGTATAATGTAGCTATAAGAAGTCTCTATCCCAGAGGCTTAAAATTTTCCCTATAGCTACGTGACACAGGATACAATGAAAGAACGGCTTGCTCATAACGACAAGCCTTTCTTTATTAAGTATAGCTAAGTAACACAGGATACGCAAGGAGGCTTTATGACAGATAAAGAGCTCATAGGTAAGCTTGATACAATGGTTAAGGCGTTGCAGAAAGCGAAGAAGAAGACGGATAAGACCCGCATTTTGCTGGATGCACGTAAGGATTTTGGAGACGAAGCTGACGAGCTGATGGCGTTTTTCCGATTCTTGCTTGACCCGGCAATTGTTACTGGCCTATCTGATGCAAAGATCAACAAGAAGGTAACTGCAAAGCAGGATATCGAAATTCAATATCTCAGCTGTGGATACCTTTATATTACGGGTGCTGGGCACAATACCGGCTCTGATGCATCCATCGCAACAATCCAGAATTATTTACATAAAAATCCTGAGTATGAAGAGTTTCTGAAGCGACTATTCACTAAGAACTTGCCGATTGGAGTCGAGGCAGCGACCATCAATAAAGTGTACGGCGAAGAAATTATTCCTGTCTGGGAGGGAGAATGCTATGGAAGTTCGAATAGGTGATAAGTTTAACCGACTTACTGTAATAGGTTTCACACATCGGCATGGAATAAAAGTATATGAGTGCACATGTGAATGCGGAAGTGAGAAACATGTTTTTGGAACTGCATCTGCTTTGACTCACGATAAATTAAAATCGTGTGGTTGCCTCAGAGCCGAAGCAAAAGAAAAGGTAAAACCGGGAATGAGATTCGGAAGGCTTACAGTTCTTGAAAAAAGCAAAGAAAGAATTGGAAAGAAAAAAGTTATTGGGTGGGTCTGCAAGTGCGATTGTGGGAATATAAAAATTATTCCATCGCCTACTCTTTTATCTGGAGAGAGTCGTTCGTGTGGATGTTTAAATAATGAAACTCGTTCAAGACTCACAAAGGAACGTTGGAAGAATGTGTGGAACGAACGGAGACATATAAACGAATATAAATTTGTTGACTCTTATGTAGACGTTTCAGACGTCAAAGAAAATCATTTCTTTATTGACTGTTGCGATTATGAAAAAATTAAAGATTCGTACTGGTTTGTTATGAGTAATGGTTATGTAAGAAATGCAGATGGAATTTTACTTCACAGATTTATAATGGATGCGCCAGAAAAAATGGTTGTTGACCACATAGATCATAACCCACTTAACAACAGACGTGATAATTTGCGTGTATGCACAAACAGTGAAAATTCGCGGAATAGAGCTCTTACAAATTTCGAGTCTGGATGTAATGGTGTCTGCAAAAATAATAGGAAAACAAGATGGGTAGCTACCATAAGCGTTGATGGAAAGTCGAAGAATCTTGGAGCGTTTGAAAACATTGATGATGCAATTAAAACTCGAAAAGTTGCAGAAGAAAAATATTACGGAGAATTCAAATATGACAAAAATCAAGACTATCGATTCCGAAACGATAAGAATGAAGTGAGTTACGGCTAAGGAGGAGCTATGAATCTTTCTAAGAAGTCCATTAAACACATTCTTCGGATTCTTGATAACAAATGCGTCGAGGTTCCTCCAAAGACATCCGCTTATAACAGCAGTGGATGTAGAATTTTGACTCGTGATTTTGAGCCAAAGGAGTCACACGGAATGAATGGCTGGCAACGGATCGTCTATGTACCGTCCGAAGGATATTTCTACGGAATTTATAACGGAAAATCGGAAGAAGATTGGGATATTCCAGATATCTGGTCTCCTGCACAGCTTGCTGATTTGTGAGGTTTTATAATGTTTATTTTGACGCAGCATCGAGCCGAAATTGTTGATACCAGTAAATGTTTTGGAATTTGCATTGTAGACGATACGACAGTTATTAGAGCGTATTGCAATGATACAAGTAACTGGATAATGCTTGGTTTCTACAAAACAAGAGAACGAGCAAAAGAAGTAATTCAAGAGATTAACGTTGCTCTTTGTGAGAACCGTGTTAGTTTTGATATGCCGGAGGATTAAAATGCTACTTTTAACGCTAGATGGAGAGATTATAAATCTTGACCGCATGGCAATCATTGATACCGCAAGCCTTAATGTTTATGCAAGGCAGGGCATGGGTGAGCGTGGAATTGTTCTTGGCAGCTATAACTCCGAAAGTAGATGCTATGACGTTATTGCAAATATTTTTGACTGCTATCGAAAAAATGAGAAAGCATACATAATGCCAAAATGAATGATTTTAAAAAACTAGCTATCCCAAAGAAAGAACGACTTGAAGTTCAACTTACGGATGGCACAGAAGAGCACAATATATTGTACATAATTACATCTCTAGCCACTATTAAAGGTGCTGAGATTTTTAAAAATTTTCGTTTGTATTCTGTAGGCTCCGCCGGGGAGCTCAACTTATTAGAGAAGCGAGACGGCGATCCCTACTTTGATAAGCTGAAAGGAACAGAATATGAGTAATTCGATGAATCGAGAAGACCGGCGCAGAGAGCAGCGTAAGGCACGAATCCTCGCCAGGCGAATCAAGAAAGCTGGTGGTCCCAACTTTCTGGCTGGAATGCCCGCAGAGGAATGGGAACCAAAGATTGGTGATGAGGTCACTATTAAGGTAAAGAGGATTCAGGGCAAGAAAGACTTCTTTAAGATGAGTCCTCAGTATCAGGACTTTATCAATAGCCTTGAGGACGGAAAGCCTTACAAAATCACCAGTACCGGTATGAAGGGTCAGGTTTACGGCATTGACGCACATCCTTATTTCCAGATTTGGAAGGGTGATATGGAACCCTACAAGGAGCCCTAATGAAGCAGATGTACTTCAGGACGGACTACAAAGATACGCTTCTTCCATCTGGTGCATTGCTTATGAAAGGCCATTGGTATGATGTGCTTGATGATTATGATGAAGGTTATCTGATCTGTAATATACCAGAGTGTACGAAGAAGGGATTTCGTCCGTCTGAGATGACTGTGATTCTAAAAGAAGATCTTGAGGATGACGTCTATGTCGTGACCGGTAAGAGTGAAGAATTTAAGGAAGGAGGTGGGGCGATATGATTGGTATTGACCATCGTGAGCAGGGTCGTAAGGAACGAGCCCTTGCAGAATATTACAGAACCTTGGCTCGATATCCGACTGAGTGTGGAGAGCCGATTACATATCAGTTGTCAGAAGAGCAGCTTAAACAGGTTCTCTGTGGAGAGGTTACTGTTGATGAATTGATTGAAAGAGGTGAGGTAAATGAGAGACAGGATTAAGATGTGGATCGCTTTCATTAAGATTTTTAAGGATTATCTTATTGCGGTCGGAATCATGATTGTACTGTGGCTGCTGTCTTGCCTTATCAAGTATGGGATTTCAGTATCCAATTTTCCAGATTGGTTTAAGTTTGCACTTCTAAAGTAATGGAGGATTAAATGGTAACCGATATTCTTAATAGAGAGATTCATGTTGGCGATACGGTTCTTAGAGCTAGAACTCGAAAAGGTCGCGGAGTTCTTTGGAGTATTCATAAAGTCGTAGGCATTATGAACGTAATGATTAAAGTTCAAGATGAAAAGTACACAATGAATGTTGCACCCAAAAATTGTATCGTAATTGACGAGAGTGACATTCCTGAAAACTGGCAGGACGAATATTGAGGAGAGTTGAATGACTGTTGATTTGATCGCGTATACACAGCGAGTTGTTCCTACAAGTGATAAGAATCCTTTAGATATTGTGGAGGAAGCTGCGAGTATTTGTTACGATTCTTCAATGACTGATGATTATAAGATTGCCAAGGGATGTAAGGCAAGCGGTCATTATTCTGTGCTTGAGCACATCAATTTTACGTTTTACGTTAAAGATGTAAGCCGAGCACTTCTGGCACAGATTAGTCGTCATCGACATATTAGCATGTCTGTAATGAGTCAGAGGTATGTCCCGTATGGGAATACTGTTATCCCTGATTTGAAAATTGATGCATTAAATACAAAAAGCTACAATGATTTGTCGGAGTATCAAAAAAATAACATTATAAAACTATATAACGACGGGTATTCGACTGCTGATATTGGTGATTTTTATGGGATCGCCAAAAGAGTCGTTCAAGGATGCATTAAACAACAACAAAAGCTGAGAACTTTATCCGAATCAAAACAGATTCACAAAGATTATTTTAAAAATATTGATACGCCAATTAAAGCGTACATTCTTGGCCTTATTGCAACCGATGGAAATATCGCAACGCACAAAGATGGTCGTCATAATTTGAATATTACTCAACATGTCGAGCAACGTTATTTATTGCAGAATATTATTTCTCAAATTAAAGATAACGGAAAACTCAACAAAGATGGACATGGTAATAAGGGGATTAAAATTCAAGTCCAAGATGAGACTATTTGTAATGACTTAATTAACATGGGAATCACTCCAAGAAAAACATGTAAACTGAATATCGACAAGATTGTCGAGATGCTTAGTAGCGATGAAAATTTGTTAAGAAATTTTATTCGTGGAATTGTTGATGGCGATGGTCATATTAGCTACAGACCTAATGACAAGTGTGGAAAATATTATACGTTTGATGTGTCTGGAAGTGAAGATGTTGTTCGTGCTGTTAGGGATGTGTTTTCAAAATACTGTAAAACTCCTTATGATAAAAAGGTTCTGAATAATTGTGATAATGGACATAGAGTAACATATTCCGCAGAACGAGATGTAAAAAGTATTTGCGAATGGCTTTACTCAAATATCGATTATCGTTTTGTTCATTTAAGAAAGCTGTGCGCAGTTGTCTCTTTGGACGAAAATCTAAAAAACGAGTTTAATAAAAAATTTAAGGATTTTATTGAAAAAGAATTTAAGATGGTTATTCCAGATTCTTTTTTAAAAAATCCATATACTGCCGTTGAGTTTTTGAGAGCTGCATTTGATGTAAGACAATCGTATAATCGGTTTGTTTATTCTCAAGCAAAACAAGGGAAGACTGGAGAAAAAGCATACGAAGACGCTCGTGCTGTTCTGCCGAATGCCTGCTGCACTGAGTTCTATGTCACCATCAATGCTCGGTCGCTGATTGAAATGAGTCACCTGCGACTTTGTACTCGCGCCCAAGCAGAAATCCGATCCATGTTTACCATGATGAAGAAAGCTGTCGCCACAATTTGTCCTGAACTTGCCGCATGGATGGTTCCTTCCTGCGAGGCTAATCCGAAGTATCCGTTCTGCCCAGAGGGTCGTGGTTGCTGTGGCCGTCATCCGAAGCTGGCAGATGTTTATAAGCCTATTGAAAAAAACAAGGAGGTTATTGATGCAAACACTTGATGAAATTAAGAAGAACGTAGATCATCCAGCCCATTACGGCGGTGCAGACAATCCCTACGAAGCCATTAAAGTGCTGCGAGAGTGGCAGCTGGATAAAGATGCTTATCTTTGGAATGTTGGCAAGTATCTGAGCCGGGCAGGTCATAAAGACGGCAATTCTCAACTTCAAGATTTGACGAAGGCACGTTGGTATTTGGATTATAAAATCCGGCTTTTAGAGGAACAGCAAAAGATTGCTGAAAGTGTAGTAGATACGCTCAAGAAAGTTCCTAATGAGGTCGCTGATAAGTTGACTACGATGCCGAAAAAAGACAGTCAAGGAAATTTTTACGATCCTAGACTTAATTGTTGGGTAAACGATTGCGTTTATCGTCCCAACGCATACGAGCAGAACATCGAAACTGCCGTAGTTCCTGATTGTGCCGATGAGGTCAAGTTTTAAGAGGTTTACATAAATGAGATACAACTGGGAATATCCGCTGGTAGCGTTGATGCTCCTAGCTATGATAATTACATTTTGGTTTTCTAAGGTCGTCCTTGGAATTTAAAGGAGTGATTGCATGGAATATGTGATTAAACGCGATGGAACGAAAGTTCCTTTTGATAAGAGTAAGATTGTAAATGCGATTGAGAAGGCGATGACCTGTACGCCGGGTGGTATCGACGCTCGTGTGTCGAATGCGATTGCTGACTATATCGCAGACATGCCGGACATTCTTTCTGTTGAGCAGATTCAGGATATCGTAGTGGACAGTCTAGCAAATAGTCCGTTCATTGATGTTGCAGATGCATATAGTCAGTGGCGGCAGTATCGTCAGGAAATTCGAGATAAAGAGAAAACCAACGCAAGTATTCTTGAAATTCTAGATGCCCAGAATGACGCAATCAATCAGGAAAATAGTAATAAGAACGCAACCATCAATAGCACGCAACGTGATTACATGGCCGGAGAGGTATCTAAGGAACTAACTGACAGACTTCTACTTCCAAAGGATATCCGAGATGCACACAAAAATGGTTTAATTCATGTGCATGATAAAGATTATTTTGTGATGCACTGCCATAATTGCGATCTGGTCAATCTGGATGATATGCTGCAGAACGGCACCGTCATCTCTGGCACCTATATCGAGAAGCCCCACAGCTTCTCCACGGCCTGCAACATCGCCACCCAGATCATCGCCCAGGTGGCTTCGATGCAATTTGGAGGTCAGAGTATTACACTTTCGCATCTGGCTCCATTCGTAGATGTTTCCCGCAAGAAGATTACAAGTGAAGTACACCAAGAATTTTACGAGATGGTTCAGAATAATGAAATCGATAAGATGCCGGAGTCTGAAACTATCAATCGAATTGTAGAAGAGCGTTTACATAAAGAAATTGCTCGTGGCGTCCAGACCATCCAGTATCAGGTCGTCACCCTGATGACCACCAACGGTCAGGCCCCTTTTATCACCGTGTTTATGTACCTCGATGAGGTTCCAGAAGGTCAGACTCGTGATGATTTAGCTCTAATTGTTGAAGAAGTGTTAAAACAGCGCATTCAGGGTGTAAAGAATGAAGTTGGTGTATGGGTTACTCCGGCCTTCCCAAAGCTCATTTATGCTCTTGATGAGGATAACATTCATCCTGATTCTAAGTATTATTACCTGACTGAGCTGGCGGCTAAGTGTACTGCCAAGCGAATGGTTCCTGATTATATTTCCGCAAAGGTTATGAAGGAGCTTAAAGGCGGTGTGTGGCCTAGCATGGGCTGTAGATCCTTCCTTACTCCTGACCGCACCACTGAGAACGTAGCTAATGCTAAGAATTGGGTTAAGGGGCATAAGTATTATGGCCGCTTTAACCAGGGTGTGGTCACTATCAATCTGGTAGATGTAGCTTGCAGTTCAGAAGGGGACAAGGATAAATTCTGGAAAATCTTCGATGAACGACTCGAATTGTGTCATCGAGCTCTACAGATTCGTCACAAGCGTCTACTTGGCACTCCTTCTGATATGGCCCCTATCCTGTGGCAGTACGGTGCATTAGCTCGTCTAAAGAAGGGCGAGAAGATCGACAAGTTGCTCTTCGGCGGCTACTCCACCATCAGCCTGGGTTATGCCGGTCTGTATGAGTGTGTGAAGTATATGACGGGCAAGAGCCACACCGATCCTGATGCTAAACCTTTCGCTCTCGAAATTATGCAGCACATGAATGATAAGTGTAACGAGTGGAAGGCCGCTGAAAACATCGATTACTCCCTGTATGGTACTCCTTTGGAGTCCACTACATATGAATTTGCACGTTGCTTGCAGAAGCGGTTCGGTATGATTCCAGATGTTACTGACCATGACTACGTAACAAATTCTTATCATGTCGTTGTCCGTGAACATATCGATGCTTTCACTAAGCTAAAGTTTGAGAGCGAGTTTCAGAAGCTTTCTCCCGGAGGGGCGATTAGCTATATCGAGGTGCCAAATCTGCAGCAGAACATTCCTGCGGTGCTTAGTGTTATGCAGTTCATTTACGACAACATCATGTATGCGGAGCTGAACACCAAGTCCGACTACTGCCAATGCTGTGGTTACGACGGCGAAATTAAAATTGTAGAAGATGAGAAAAACCACAAGCTTGTATGGGAGTGCCCGAATTGTGGCAACCGTGACCAGAACAAAATGAATGTCGTAAGACGTACCTGCGGTTACCTGGGAACCAATTTTTGGAATCAAGGGCGCACTCAGGAAATTCGAGATCGTGTAGTTCATTTGAGCGACAACTAAATAATGTATAAGTGGTGGGTTGGTGGGATTATATATGAAAGAAATCATTGTTTTCTTCGTGATTGTATGGGTTATCGCCTATTACATTCTGAAAGACAACTATAAAGATTAAGGAGATATTTATGAAGAAATTTATGGCAATTTTTGTTGCATTCCTCATTGCAGTTGGGGCAGTGCTTTGCACCGAGCGAGTACATACTGGTTATGTTGGTGTTGTTTATTCCGCAAAGGGTATTGAACAGCAGACTATCTCTCAGGGCTGGCATTTTATGAGTCCTCTGAAGCATGTGTCTGAGTTTCCGATTACTCAGCAGCGAGTGGTATTTTCTAACGCTCCATCCGATTATGGCGCAAAGAAACATGCAGACTGGCACATCGACGCTCCTGCAAATGGCGGTACGATTGCAATCAACCTGACTGTCAATTATAACTTCCTGCCGGAGCATGTTGTTGAACTGTATACCAAGTTTGGCGGCATGGATGGAGAGAGCCTGATGGAGAGTAAGATCCAGAACGATATTATTGCTTATGTCAAGGAAGTTACTCCTCAGTTCAGTGTCATGCAGATTTACTCTGATGATCGTGCAGGTGTTAATACTGCAATCACCGACTATCTGAATGAGAAGCTGACCGCAGAATATGGTATCAATGTTTCTTCCGCACTGATTGTTGACGCACAGCCTGATGATACCCTGATGCAGAAGATTCGTGCCAAGGAGCAGGCAAAGCAGGATGCAGAGATTGCAGAGCTGAATAAGCAGACCGCTCTGGCTCAGGCAGAGACTGATAAGGTTAAGGCACAGACGGAAGCTGACGTTAAGATGATTGAAGCACAGGCCGAGGCTGATGCGAATAAGGTACTTTCCGAGTCTATCACTCCTGAGCTGATTCAGATGAAGGAAGCAGAAGCTCGTCTGAAGCATGGTTGGATCACCGTTCAGGGTGCAGATACAGTCGTCACCAAGGGTGAGTAAATAAGAATTACGATAAAGATTGGAGCCTATAAAATGAAACGAATGTTTGGCATGATGCCCAGTAGTGAAGTTGAATTGCGTGAAAGTTACAAAGATAATTTTGGACTGACCGTAAGAATTGAAGCTGGCAAGCATGGATGGACTATTATGTGGGCAGATGGTGGTTCTGATTACAAGGATGTCGATGCAGAATCCGCTATTGAAAATTTTAATGAAGCATTTGAGACTGCACAGAATAGGATTGGAAAACTCGTAAAAGTGCGTTGTTGTGGTGAATGTTGCGGCGAGTGCTAAGAGGTCTTATAAAATGAAAATTTTCGCAAATATCTTAGGATTTATTTTATCCTGGTTTATCACAGTCCTTATTCTCTACGGTGTTTGGAAAATGCTTGGGCCAAATTTTAGACTGTGGGTTGCAAGTGGAATCTGGTTAATTCTACTTGTGTTTGGAGGTTTTAAAACTAACAAGAGTCAATAAATAAATTAGTAGGGTGGGTGTGGTGGCATGAAAGGAGCTATATGGATTATTGGTCTGTTGAAGTAATGTACTACGATGATGGACATCAGGAACTAAATACATATATGGTCAAAGCGCAGGATCAAAATGATGCCATGAACAAAGCACACCATCGCTTTGAAAAATCTCATCCCGGTATGAGTTGTATGGTCCAGAACACAGAAAAGGTAGGTGGCTGAGATGGACTTCAAATGTAAGTGTGGCAGTAAATCTTTTTTTATCCAGAGCAAAGGTAGCCAGATTGGATTATATTGTTCTGTTTGTGGCAAGTGGCAGAAATGGCTTACTAAGAATGAAGTGAGACAGTTTGAGTACGAGACGAATACGTTGGACTCAAAAGAAAACAATCCTGATGATGATTTTTATGAAAAATTCTCCTTAACTCCATGGGGCTGCCTACACTGTGCTTTTAGAGATTTTGGATTAGATCTTCCTGAAATACCTGGTAAGATGGCTGATGCCATTATGGAAGATTTCTTCGAGACTATGGAAAGAGCTGATATTATTGAGAAGAAGGAGTAAAGATGATTAAGTTCTTGAAACGTCTACTCCGTTGGTTTCTTCCTGAATGCAGCCGATGTGGTGGAACGATGCTTTACGATGACATTCATAGCTGGCATGATAGATGGAACTTTGTATGTGATACATGTGGTAGAGAAAAGTGGGGTGCATTATGAAAAAAATCACAGGAGTTCTAAAAGCAAAAGGATTTGAAGACTGTAATTTTGAATTCTATGTTGATGACAATATGACAGAAAAACAAATTGAGATGGAAGTCTACAAACGTGCTGGTTTTAGTTTGGACTGGACGGAAGAAAATGGTTATGAACCGTATACTGTTACAATGTATCGTAAAAAGAGGGACGAGTAATGAATTACGGGCAAACACGTGTATATGGCGTAAGCCTATCGTACTTGATGGCTAATGGTTGCCGTGGTCTTTCATACTATGAGGTGCCCGCCGACAGCGAGTATGAAGCAATCCAGTATGTACGCGGTCAATGGCATCGTGAGCATCTGTTTGCTACTTACGAACCAGACGCAAGTGCTCAACTTTTATATACTGATTATTGGAGTGCTTTATAAAAGTGCCGTTTTATCGTGAAATTCTATCAAATTTATAACGTAGATACGTTAAATAACAGGAGACAAAATGAAGAAGTGGACAGAAAAGCTGCTTGAAGCTGAAGGATACGAGATCCGAAATGCACAAATCAAGAATGTTAGCCTTAGCATTGCCGATCATGGAGTTTTGACTTCTGATTTGACGTTGGATGGTCATGGATGGGGCGTTTGCTATGGAGGATATGTTCTTGGTAAAGGATATGTAGGAGCAAAAACTTTCAAAGGATATGCTTCTGGTATGGAAGTCATCATGCGAATCATGGACACTGTTGGCTGCGATAAGTACGAGAACATGAAAGGCAAGTATATCCGTGTGGCAACTAAAGGCTGGGGCAGTACAGTAAAAATTATCGGCAATATTCTTGAGGATAAGTGGTTTGATTATGAATCTTTCTTTGATGATATGAAAAACGACACTTACAATGATAAGGCTACTGAGGTAGATTGACATGGAAAAGAAATACGTAAAAATCTTTAAATGCCGTGGATGCAATCGCGATATCATTAAAAATGATGTTGATTTATCTATTGCTGAGAAACGGACTCTTTCAGGAATGTTTGAAGATGGGTGTAAACCCGTTGAAGTGTCTGGCGGGTCTAGGCTTTCTGGACAGAACAAATTCCTGCTTCATCGGTGTGATCCAGAGAAGCTTTGTATTTGTGATTTCATTGGATGGAAAGAAATCGAGGCTAAAAATGATTAACAATCCTTTTGCAGAAGATGGTATTATCGCTTGCCAATGCTGTGGCAGTGGTGAGTACCTTTATAACGAAGATGGTAACCGTAATGGTTACTGTGGTAACTGCGGAGCTAGAATCGACTGGCCAGAGGATAACGATGAAAAAAGTGACTCTTGAACTTCTGGCTGATGAAATCGACAATGAGAATACCAAGTCTATCGAAGACGATATTCGTATAGAGCTTTCTAATTGTTACCACAATATCGAAATCTCGTCTTACAAAGAGGTTGATTATGACCCACGATGGATTCGAGTAAAAGACAGAGAGCCGGTTGTCAGCAACAAACTCCGCTCCGAAAATGTCTATATCCGATATGGTAACGACGGTCCAGTAGAGATTGCCTTTATGGCGTGGAATACGCAGTGGTATGACTTGAATTGTGATGTAATCGACAAGCCAGACTTCTGGCGATACATAACCGAGAATGAGAAGCATGAATAACAAAAATAGAATTCCGCTTTTAACAGAAAGGAAAAGACCATGATTGATATTTCCAGTTGGCACGCTACCGCCGACAATCCACCCGATAGGGTCCCACTGCTTTGCTATTGTGACGCAGATGGCAGTATGTTTCTTGGATTTGCTATTCATCCGTATTTGTCTCTTGATAGAACAGTGAGCCTCGTGAACTGGTACAAGCAAACTGGTTTGCACGAATGGCAGCGTGCAGAACACATTGTAACAAGATGGAAAGAAGTGACGTAAATGTTGACTGAGATTGCTTGGCTTATGATCAAAGCTTATATTATTTTGATTTTCTCCGCAGCGGTAATTCGCTCTGAGCAGATTTTGTATGACACATCTACATATATTTTCCGAGGCGACAAGAAGAATGGAATGTATGGCTGTATTGCGCTGAATATTTTTATTATCGTATGTGCAAGTATGTGGACGAGGTTTATTTGAGATGAGAACACTAGAACAAGTAGATCGCGACATTGAGATTGTAAGATACGACATGCACGAACTCATGAGGATGCGTCAGCCAATTTCTATCGTCGGAGAGGAATTAGTGGATCTTTATGAAGAACGAAATAAAATCTTGAAATCGATGGGTGATACAAAATGAACTACGCTAAAATCGTTCCATGTGATATAGCGAATGGCGAAGGGGTGCGCGTCACACTTTTCGTACAAGGTTGCAATCACCATTGCCCCGGTTGCCAGAATCCTACCACATGGAACCCGAATGATGGTCAGCCATTCACAGATGAAACACTTGATAAAATTGTAGATTTACTTCGACCTGATTATATTCAGGGGCTTACGCTTACTGGTGGAGACCCACTGTATCCAGAGAACAGGGAGATGATTTGCAAAATTCTAATAAGAGTCAGACACGAGTTTGAAGGAAGCAAAGACATTTGGATGTGGACTGGATATACATGGGAAGAATTGATTCAACAAGCGGCAGAAGAATTGAAATATCAAACTATTCCGACAACGGTAACAATTATTCGAAATATAAACGTGCTAGTCGATGGCCCATATATCGAATCCAAACGAGATATCTCTTTGCCGTACATGGGGAGTTCCAATCAACGTGTAATCGGCTGTAATAAGAGTTTTGCTTTACGAAGACCAGTCCTTTGGTGGACTCCAGAAGATAAGAAAGGAAAATAATATGGATTTAGGAAACGCAACTAAGTATTTTGGACGTAACGGAACTATTGAGGCTTGTTCTCGTGCTTATCGCCCTAACATTAAAATCAATAAACTGCACGACGATGCTCATCTGCCGACTTACGGTTCTAAAAACGCTGCTTGCGCAGACCTGTACGCTTATATTGGTTTTGATGACGCAACGATGGTGAACAAGAATGGCGACCGTTGTATTATGATTCAGCCGCATGAGACAGTTAAGGTGCATACTGGTCTGCGAATGGCTCCGCCGGAAGGTTGGTATGTCGCTATCTATGCTCGCAGTGGTCTAGCAACCAAGCTGGGTTTAGCCCCTGCAAACAAAACAGGGATTTGCGATCAGGATTACCGTGGAGAGTACATCGTAGCACTACATAATCATTCTAATATCCCTCAAATGATTACTCACGGTGATCGCATTGCTCAGATGGCAGTTGTTCCGTTCTGGCAGGCTGATTTTGAAGAAGTTTCCGAATTGGACGAAACTGAGCGTGGAGCCGGTGGGTTTGGGAGTACCGGAAAGCAGTAAGAAAAGATAAAAGGAGAAATGATTATGGCTAAGTATTTTTATGTTTATCACGTTAACGATGGCACCACTGATTGCATCGTAAAGATGTTCAACACAGACTCTGTTGTCAATGGCAAGAAGAGTACTTATATCGCTGAGAAAAAGGTTGCATCTAGTGATCTGCAGGGCTTTACCAGTGGTATCAAGGCGGCAGGTTTTCAGCTGAATCAGGAACTCGCAAATGCTGATACTGCCGAACAGGAAGCAAAACGAATTCTGGCAGCTAAGATGGCCGATTATCATGCCGCACGCGACGCATATGCTGAGACTGCCGATAATCTGAAAAAGGTAAACGCCAAGTTTGGTATCTAATACATAATCGCAGTGGTGGGTGGGAGGAATAAATATATGAAACGGAATGTTACAATAAATCAGACTTGCAATTGTAATGGTGATAACTGTACTCAAATTGGAATCATTCGCAACGATGAAGTATATGTCATGCAAACAAGTTCTCCGAAAAGAGAAGGCCCAGCGGAATTTACATGCAGTATGCCTGAACAGAAACATTATTTAAAAAATATCCTTTATAAGATTATAGAAAAACTAAATAGTCTTATTGGATGGACTATAGATGCGTTTAACGATATTTGATCAAGGAGATTGTATGAAAGCACATATTCGAGAAGAAAAGAAAACAACTCCATTAAAACTTGGTGAGGGAACATTACTTCAAGAGAAAGACGGCAAAATTTACAAGGTTTGCGACACAGAAGAATACAACAAGACGTATACTGACGATGAGATTATCAAAGTTGCTCTATCAGAAGAAAATATGATTCATGCGACGAACTTTTTTAACACACAGTTTGTATTTGCAGATTGAGGTGAAATGCTATGATTATGGTTGTTCAACACAAAGGAACTCCAAAGAAAAAGAGATACGCCGCAAAATTTTCGTGCCAATGTGGATGTATATTTTGGGCTGATGACAAAGATATTAAATTTCCGAGTTATTCCGTTATACGAGAATATGCACCAGGCGTAAAACTAGCAAAATGTCCAGAATGCGGAGAACAAGTCGTTTCTTGTTTTCCAGCAGTTCCAAGAGAAAAGATTTTTGTGGATTGAGGTGTACGATGGCTGTACGAATTGAAGTTCATGGTAAAGAAAGAGAAAAAATAAAATACTCAGTAGAGTTTAGATGCTCTAGCTGCGGTTGCGAGTTTTGGGTGGATGCAGATTCTCTTGGAGAGTTTAAGCCAGCCAATTATTGTGATTTAAAGTATAACTGCCCTGAATGTGGTTCTAGTTCTTATCCGGTTGATATTATGGAGAACAGCCGTATCTTTAGTGAGCACGAGTGGGAACCTGTGTTTTGGCAGATTATCGAATCTCCGTTTCATCGGTATTGCAGAATTTGCGATAAAGAAAAATAATATGCCAAAGCAAGCTTATTTTCAAGAATGTATGTTTTAGAAAGGAGCCTCAGATGGCAGTCTGTGACAACTGTTTGCATAAAGATGTGTGCTCGTACAAAAAAATCTATGACAAAAAGAGCATCATCACCTGCAAAGACTTCCTTGGCTGGGTAAAAGTTATGGATGAGCGGCCACCTATTTTGCAAGACAATCTTGTAATAAGTGATTGTGGCCTATCGTTCATCGGATATTATGATTACAACAAGAGAGATCGAGAGTATTTTTATGATGTAAATGCACTCGAAAAAATTTATGAATGTCCATCTTATTGGCTGAAAGGACTTGGGCTGCATGAGCAAGAACGAATCGCAAACAAAGAATATGAGCAAAAATTGGTGGCTCGCAAAGAAACGGAGAGTATACTTCAAGCTATTTCTAATGCAGACGAGAGTTGATTTCTTTGATGCAGTTTGCAGAGTGTGTGAGAAGATTGAGGGGTGGTGCAAAAGATGAGTGAATACTGGTACGATAAGTATGAGATCGTTGGGTGCTCGTTTGACACATCCAATAACCAAAATAAAAAGTTCTTCAAGCCAGTTTACATAATGCCAGACGGAGATATTGTTGCTTGCGATGGAACTCACGACTTCAACTACGATCCTAAGAAAGAAGTTCAGATTGTCCCGAAAGAATCCATTCCATTTTATGGTAAGCCCTTGGAGCCTGTTGTTTATCATGACGATGATGGTAACTGCGTAGATGTTGACGGTAATCCTCTTGGTATGAAATGGGACGATTTCATGGAAGAAGAGCTTCGTGGAGGAGAGGAGACTTGCACAAAGATGAAAGCTCATATCAGTGACTGCCAATATGGCAAACCGACTAACGCAAAAGAAAACAAAAGAATGAGCATGAGCCATGGCATGTTTGGTTATATTCCAGATCTCATTGGGTTTAACCCATATGAGTGCAGTCCACTTGACATTCTTCGCAAAATGGCTCCGTGGCATAATGCAGAATATGATATGCCAGACCTTTTTGGAGTATATGGATATACGACTTGCGGTATCATTGAAACGTGGATTTGGCACCTTGAAGAAACGCTTACAGAAAAGGGTAGAGCACGTGGGTTGAAGCCTATTGAAGAAGCGTCCGAACTTGAATTGTGGAAAATGATTGCTCTTATGTCCATTTTTGATGACCGAATGCGAATCAAGGAACTTATGGAGCATAAAGAGCAAAATAAATAACGAATTATCGTTATAAAAACAAGTGAAATTTACGATATAACTAGACTTTTATGAGGTAGATTGAATGGACGATAGATTTTCAATCGAAAAGAATCACTGGGAAATACAAAATCCAGAATGGGAAAGCTATTCTCATTTCATCTGCACTAAAGACCATTATTGGACTGGTGTACACGGTATCAGCAACTATTTTCTTCAATATAAGAATTTTGGCAGAAGTAAACCAGTCGAACGATTTTCTGTAGAATGGCCGAACTTCGTAGAGCACATGTGGTTTATCCATTGGCGTGGCCCATGGGATTATATTTTTGCTTCATATAAATTATCCGAAATCAAACGATTTTTAGAACTTGATATTGATGCTATTAAAAAGAACCATTGGCCGGATGGCCGCTGCACTTGCTACAGTGTTTATGACTACGTGACGAAAAAATGGTACTATTTTAAAATCGAAAATTTGGGAACATTTTATGGATGCACGTGGCCGTTGGGTGATGATACAGGGGAGGTGATTAATTGTGACTAAACAAATAGGCTATTATAAATCCGACTGGTATATTATGGGCATCGACGGTAAATACAACAACGCCTGTATCTCACATACAGAATCGCAGCTTCGATATACAGTTCCAAGGTCGCCAGAATGGACCATCAATGGATTGGGTTTTGCTTACCTTAGAGAACATGGATTTGAAGATTATCCTGAACTCTATGGTATTGTATTCTATGATATGGAGTGGTGGCGACGAAAACGCTATCCGGGTGACTTTTATGTAGAGATACCAATTTGCGATTTATGTGCAGATACCTTTCATTTAAAATGGCGTTGTAAGGAATTTCGTGTACATCAGTGGTCTAACTTGAGAAAAGAAACAAAGTGGGTGAAAGGCAGAAATAACTACACTATCTGTGAGCTCGCCCATAAATTACCACATGAAGAGTTTATTGAGTATTTGAAAGACAACGGCATCTATATTGTAAACGAAAGTGGTGTTGAACTTGGATGGTAAAGAATTAGGGTTTTACAAAAACAAGGCAAAATACTATAAAAAATCATTAGAGGATTTGATGCAGCATTACATAGATGGCTGTAGTATGTGTACCTCTGATTTAGATTGTAGTAAGTGCGCGGTCGATGATTTTATCAATCAGCTACGAAATATTCTGTATAGTAGTAGTGAGTATAAAGGAGAACATCGATGAAAGAGCTTGGATATTATATTATCTCTGCAGACTTATGTGACATTGCTCCATACCGTAGAGAAATCTTTTATAAAAAAACTTTGCTACGATACGTTGAGAAGAATTCAATTGAAGAATATTCAGTAAAATTTTATAACAGAGATGGAGCTGAACGTCCAAGTTGGATAGGGGAGACAATTAAAAATCATTTTTATGTTGACATCCCGAATGTCGGTGAGCACTCTGAAACAGTAAAAATTAAAAGAAATAGTGACAGTTATATCGAACTGAAGAAGCAGTTTCGATACGTCTCTCCGAATAAAGTATCTACTTCGGAAATTATGCACGACTTGTCTTTTGAGGATTTTTTAGAGCTTGCACGAGATATTGGTTGCGATATTACTAAGCGACCTTGATAAAACTTGGATTCTATATAGGAGGTTCATAATGATTATTGATTGTAAATCTATTGCACAAGATATCAAAAATAAAATCAAGAATATTATCGCAGAAGATGACTATGCTCCTATTTTACATATTTATCAAGTAGGGGACAACCCTGCATCCAACGCTTATATTAAAGGTAAATTACGTGACTGTGAAGAGGTGGGAATCGAAGCAAACCTTATCAAACTGCCAGAAAATATTACGGAGGATGAATTAAATAATAGGATACTGGAAGATTATAATTGGGAAGATGTGGACGGTATCATTGTCCAGCTCCCGCTGCCAAAACATATCGATCCTAAAAATATTTGTATTCCAGATGAACTTGATGTTGATGGCTTTAATTCCACATCCAAATTTCAGCCGTGCACTCCGCTTGGTGTTATGAAGATTTTTGATTCCATCGGTTACAATCTGGATGGCAAGAATGTGCTTGTATGTGGTCAGTCTGATATCGTAGGTCGTCCGTTGGTCGATATGCTGATTAAGCGCCACTGTAATGTGATCTCTGTGAATAGTACAGGGAGCTACATGAAGAATACTGCTTACGTTACAAAACTAGCAAATGTTGTCATCTCTGCGGTTGGAAAACGCAATTTTATTTCTCGTATAGATCTATTCAACACAGACATCTGCATTGACGTTGGCATCAACTACGACGAGAATGGCAAACAACATGGAGACTGCGCTGATGAAGTTTACGACATGAAAGATATTATGGTGACCCCTCGTATCGGTGGCGTTGGTCTGATGACCAGGGCGATGCTGCTTTACAATGTATGTGTGGCAAAGTATGGGGAAGAGAAGATGGAGAAGGTGATTGAATGAAAGAAGTCCCAATCTGGGAAAAAGCCACCCTGACAATAGAAGAAGCTGCAGCATATTCGAATATTGGTCAATGCAAACTTCGAGAAATGGCGGAAGAACAAAACTGTCCATTTGTGCTTTTTGTAGGCCGAAAACGTCTTATTAAACGCAAAGCTCTTGAAAAGTACATAGATCAGTCTTATTCGATTTGAAATTTGAGCCTTGATGTGGTATACTCATGTCGTCACATCAAGGCTCTTTATTATAATGTAAGGAGTCTAATATTATGGAAAGACGTAAAGATAACAAAGGTAGAGTTTTAAAAGAAGGTGAGAGCCAAAGAAAAGATGGCCTGTATCAATACCGCTGGACAGATAAATTTGGAAAACGGCATACTATGTACGCAAATGATTTAAAAGCACTTCGAGATAAAAAGAAACAAGCTTTAGAGTCTGACGTGGAACAAGCCGATGTGATAATAACAATGTATGAGTTGATAAAACGATATGAAACTATTCACAAAAAATCACTTAAAGAAACTTCTGCTTATACACGAGGGCAATATCTTAGAAAAATAAAAAACGATTCATTTGGAGAAAAAAATATATCATCAATATCGACATTAGATGCGAAAGAATGGTTCTTATCTCTTAACGAAAATGGAATGAGCCAATGTGCTATCGGAAATATGAAAAATATAATTTCTCCTGCTTTTCAAATGGCCGTTGACGAGAATATGATTTCTTATAATCCGTTTTCATTTAGCTTGAATAAACTTATAAAGCCTACGAAAAAGAAAAAAATTTTATTGTCAGAAGAGCAGTATAAAAAACTTATTGACTTTTCTAAAACGAGTAAAGTCTATAAGAAATATACAGATATGCTTATTATACTGCATGAAACAGGAGTTCGTGTTGGTGAGTTATGCGGAATAACAATTGATGACGTTGATTTAAAAAATAATTGTTTAAACATAACACATCAAATATCATATGTCCCAGGAATTGGAACATTTGTGCAAGAGCCAAAAAGTGAAAGCGGGAAAAGGAAAATCCCCCTTACTGATAGCGCAAGAGAAAGTTTCGAAAGGCTTATTTGTCAAAGAGAAGCATTAAATGATCCTGGTCCAGAGATGGATGGATATACGTCGTTCCTATTTTTGAAAAGAGGAACCCTTTCTCCAAAAGACAAAGATTCCGTCAAGTCAATTATTGAAAGTATGATTGGAGCATACCATAGAGAAACAGGCGACACTCTACCAAAGACGACACCACATACTTTTCGGCACATGTTCTGCACAAGACTGATTTCTGCTGGTATGAACGTTAAATCTGTTCAGTATTTAATGGGTCACGCTAATATACGAATGACGTTGGATGTATATGCGGAGTACAATCTACCTGTTACAGTTGACGATTTTTTAAGAATAGCAAATGGGTGAGCACTACACCAATTACTACACCAATTTTTCAAAAAATATATAAATGGGTATTACTTGGCATAAAAATGTAGAAACTTCGGTTAAGAAAAGTGAACGACGCATCGTGAAATATATCCATATATGAATTTATATTGTAATTTACACGCCGTTCCCTTATTTTGAACACATTTCCGGACTAAAATAAACCAGTATCTTCAAAAAGCGCTTTGCGCTGCCTTAGAAAGGAGCGTTGTGAAC